TGTGGTGGAACTTGTGAAGCTACTACTATATCTAATCCGGACACTTGTACATCTAGTAATTGTTATAATAATTGTAATTTTGGTTGTACAACGGCTATATGTTCATATTCTGGTTCTTCGTGCTCTGCTACTAATTGCCATAATTCATGTAATGAAGGTTCTTGTATTGATCTGTGTTATAAAATATGTTCTAGTTGGGTAGAAAATAAACCTGGTAGCCATTGTTCATCTTCTTCTTGTTCGGCCACAGGCCGATAATAAAAAATTAGCACGAGGTCAATGCCCCGCACTAATTTAAGTTGATTCTTATCATTGTATTTCCAAAAATTTCTCAGGATCAATTCTGTCCTCATATTCGCTATACATATTTAAACCAGGATGAATTTCCCAATGCAAATGTGCACCACGAGAACCTATAGGAACACAATAACCTGCTGCTCCGACATATCCTATAATATCGCCTTTTGATACTCTAATTTTTTCAGTATACACAGCGAATATAGGAAATCTATTATCTTCTTTTTGTTCTACATAATATTTATAACGTCTATCAAATATCTTATTCAATATCTGATTTGCATATGAATGACAAAATAAATGAGTTCTAGTACCATCTATTGATTCTAAAAATGTTACTCCGCCATACATATCGTAAAAATAATTAGAAAACGCGAAATTTTTATGATCGTGTACATTAGGTAAATTTGGCCAATATTGCTGATCTTTAGGTCTTACGCTTTGCCAACCAAAAATATACCCGTCTTCTGGGGCTAAAATAGGTGTACCAACCTTAGCTCCAAAATCCAATGCTCCATGAATATGAGAAGAATCGTGTGCAGATTTTTCATTAAATCTAAGTGTAATCTCACAGTTTTCTACAGGAAAAGAGTATCTCACATCCTACCTCCAAGAATCTTCTTCTTTAGCTGGATCAAATTCATCTGTAACAGATGAAACTGGTCTTCCTAACAAATCTTCAACATATTTTTTCATCTCACCATTCAATATTATCAAAGTAGCATCAATGTCATTAAGAATGAGCGCAAATACTATGTCATAAATGTCAAGTATTTCTTTAACATGATTAAACCAATCGCTTGCTGTAGTAGAATATATTACAACATTCAATGATGAACTGACTACATTTATATTTTTCATACTCCAATCATTAAGAATATCTATAAATTTATCAGGAATACCTTTAACCATTTTATCCATAAATTCAAAGTTTATACTCTTTGCTAATTTGGTAGTTTCTTCTTTATAATTTAAAAAAGATTCTAAACAAGAATAATATGAAACTGGAATAAAATCGTCCAAGTCTTCATCATCACCGTTAGCAAGTTTCTCGTCACAATCCCTTTTCATATTTTCAATCCATTCAGTTAATGAATCACAAAAATACTTAAAAAGACATTCGTGAAGATATTTTCCAGCAACCAATTTTTTAAAGTTTATTACTTCTTGACTTTCATTCTTAACATGCTTAGCACAAAGTTTGTTATAAATTGAAAATTCGTGAAATGTTCTAGTGTATCTATTTGTAGTTAATGTAAAGAATTTGTGGGTTCTTAATAATTCAGATTTCAAAAACTCTCTAGTTTGATTTTTAGTCATGCTATATGGTTTGTTGTCACTTTTCTTATTTTTTCGTTTACTCTTTGTATCATCGTCATTCTCTAAAGTAAATGAAACAGAATGTTTACCATCAGAAACACTACCTGAAGCTTTCCCTCCAGAACGTTTAACGTGGACAATAAGCAAAATAAAAAATACAATTATAACCGTTCCCAATATTGAAACTGCGACTATTGAAACTGATGTTAAATTTGTCAGATTCATATTTAGTCTCCATATAATATTAAAATTATGATAATAATCAATATGATGTTCTATGTAAAAAAAAATCAGCCGAGCAATAAGCTCGGCTGATTTAAATATCATTTATCGCACATTTCTATATCGTAGATTTTAGTCATAAGCATATTATTTAACTTGTCTAATGAAATTGGACTCGGACATATTACCTTATAATGGCCTTTACTAATCGTCTCAAGTAACAATTCCATAAAATTAGCCAATTCAGTTGTACTCAAACTTCCATCAAATCTATCCAACAGAGTCTGTATTTGTTTGTCGCTAAATCGAGTAACGTTATTTTTGATATAATTTTCAAAATCATCCATTTGATTTACGATAAAATTGACAGCATTATCTGTTTTCAATTCAAATATAATCATAGGATCTACTGTATTATTTGACAAAGCTATTATACATACTCTTATATCCTGAATATTCAATTGGCGTATTATTTCGTTAGATTTGTCAACGGCTTCTTGTTCAGCTAGAAACAATCCTTTATCAGAGGAGTTGTGACATGACATAACGATCTTAGAATATTGCTTGTTAAATATGAAAGATGAAAACATTTTTGCTACAAAAAGTTTAAATTTTTCAGCAATCACATCTACATCAACAGGTATAATTTTTTCACTTGGCATTAGATCCGTTATCAGCATTTTGAATTCCTCCTTCTCCTGGACCTGTATCTATTTCTTCAATAGTGCCGACCTCATCATATAGAGATAAGCTATAATGTAAGCCAAATCTTCTACATAAATCAGTAAATCTGTCCCACGATAGTTTGTCTTCGTTCTCTATTCTCCATAGAGCATTGTGCATATCAGAATCCTTATCATAAGAATTCTTAAAATCTCCTCTTGTAACACCCTTGTGTTTAAGACCTGTTTTGATCATGACCATCAAAGAATTATCCGTATCTTTGATATCCGTATTAATAGGATTATCATCATCTGGTCTATTTCTGCGTATTACCTTTTGCACTGGGACATTAAAATTCGGAACAGAATGTCTTACCCTAAACTCGTCACCAATAGTAAAGCAACAAATCATACGTGGCACATCTTCCATTTTTTGAAAATCACCGGCATATGTATAAAAGTTTCCATTTACTTGATATACTTGTCCTACGATAAGCATGTTTCCATTCCAAGATTTAATCCATGGATTTCCCATATATTTTACCTCTCATTATTATTAGAAACATCATTACTTTTCATTTTGCTATATATACTGTAACTTATAGCTTGATTAACTAACGCTGTACTAGCAGTATATAAATTAGGTAATAGATTTTTCATTTGATCTCTAAATGAAGCAAACTCAACAGCTGTAAAATTTGTCAGTTCTCCTTCAGGTGTAAGCATCAATATTCCTTCATATCTAACATTAGATGAATCTCTAACTATAGACGGTTTAATTGCAACGTATGATGTTTGACTGAGTGGACACGTTTCGCGTTTTAATGGATCTTTTATTTTCAATGGTCTATTAGACTCATCAAGAATAAATGTATTCCTGTATTCTTCACCGGCTAACCAATCATATCCTCTATCAAGCATCGCTAAAAATGGAACAAAATTGTTAGATTGTAATTCACATTTTATTTGCTTGGGTTTTGTATTTTTGGTTTCATCATAATTTGCTGCTTGCTGACCTGTACCGACTAACTGTATAGAACCTGTTCCATTTAGATATAAACCACACATTCCAGAATCATTGAATCTACCATTAGGTTGAGATTCCCATTTATATGCATATGGCAGTTTCTGTTGTTGCTGTCGCCTATATCCTCCACCATTATTATTTTGTGGGATTGGAACTGTTCTAGTCAATTTAACAATGTGCTTTATTGTTAAAGTAGGAGTAGGTTTACTAACAAGATTTACAACTCTATCTAGAGAATCAAAATCGACTGTATCTCCCATACATTTTCCTCTTGTTAAAATCTATCTAGATCAATATAGTCGTTAAAAATTTCTCCTTTTGCTCTATCATTAAATATTTTTCCTCGTCTAAACCTCATGTTTAAAGTGTCTGGTATAGATCTATCACTTATGTCAAAGTAGAAAACATCTTTATCAGGTATTCGTCTAAGACGACCTAATAATTGTTGTGCCACGATACTAGATGAAAACTGAGTAAATGCGAATATGGCTCTAAGATTTTCTATATCTCTACCATTCTGCATAGAACCTATTGTTCCAAATATAATTCTTTTATCTAGTTCTTGTTGTCGTTCCATCTTATCTTTAATTATATTACAATAAACGCCACATGAATATTCAGGATAATTCTCACACAAATATTGTTTAGCGCTATCTATGTATTTTAGCCAATCTACAACTACAAGAACTTTACCTTTTTTATCTTCATCAAGTATAGATTTGGCATAAGTCATAACCATTTCCAAAACTTCATTATGATATTTTGTAAACAAGTAATCTGTATATCTCAATGACGAAAAACCTCTGGCACTTTTTAACACAATTCTATCTTCTGCTGTACTATGGCTGTCAATTGTAAGATATCTGATTATATAATAATCGTTTAATTTTTGTGTAAAAGAACCAAATGTTTCTACATGAGAATAGATTTTCTTAAACATCTTATCTTCATTATATTGACTTCTACCAGGAGTAGCACTAAGATATACAGTTTTAGCTACTTGCATATTTAGGTCAATATCGTTAAACTGAAGATATCTAACGTGTGCCTCATCAAATACCTTTAATCCTATTCCTAATACATCTGCTATTTTTTGAATAGAGTCTTTCCCATATTTATTCATGTATAGCATTAATGTAGAAATAGATACAAGATATATAGATGCGTTAGGTCTTGTTTTACCTTTTACAATATCTTCAAGATAAGCAGTAGAAGAAATCATTATTACACTTTTACCATTAATAGCGTTGGTATATTCAAATATTCGTTTATACCATTGTTCAGATAACCCATAAGATATAACCATTGTTGTAACTCGCGTTGAACACGCTAAATTTACACAACAATATGTTTTACCCATACCAACATCCAATGCTAGAAACAATTGCATTTGTTCTTTATTTAAGTATTGAATTGCGTCTTCTTGTACTTTAGTTTTAGGTTGTTTCAATAATTCAAGATTTATTTTCTTTGGTATAGGATAATTAGAGGTATCATCGATTACATTATATACTGCTCCATTTTGTCGGAGGATATTTTCAATGACATCTAATCCATAGCCTTTAGGTATTTTCAATACACCATATTCGTCTTTAGGATCATCTTTCTCAAACGAATACAGATAATTAACGTACCTATTAGCCATTGGATCCCACACACTAAGTCCTTTTTCCAAAGCTGGAATAGAATATTTTTTGTATGGTGTGATCCATATAGCTGTCGGTTTAACGTATACTCTTAACATCCGAAGTCCTCGTTAATACAAACCAGATATTGTGAAGAAAGGATCATATAAGCTTTTTCCATATCTTTCTTTCATTGAAATATCTTTAAATAAACGTCTCAAACCTTGGAAAGACAACGCGGTATACATATCTTTCTTTTCAATAGCACTTGAAACTTTTAGCAACTGATACTTTGCGTTAGGTTTTGTGAAATCGGCTGGAATAAGATCATTATCGCCATCTCTAACCATAATTTTAATTATAGATTCAAAATGGATTATTTTATTAATAAATCCTGAATCATAAATGATTCTATTCATTTCAGCCATCAATTCATCTATTGTAGAAAATCTAGAAATTGAGGTTCTATCAATTGCTCCAATAAACGTGTTAAGATATTTTGTAATTTCCTCTGTATCAAGAATTACACTAAATATAGAAGAATCACTTTCTAATTTGTGTATTGGAATCAATGTGTAATCTGGGTTTTCAGGATCCTGAACAAAAATATTCTTATTCATAACTACATCGTCTGATAAAGTTAAATTCATACCTTCGTTTTCAATAATATGAGTAAAACCATTATCTTTAAGTGCAACATAATTTAATTGTACTCTTGCATCAACTGATGAATCGTCTGTATCAAGAACGGAAGAACTCAATAATTCTTCAACATCATCTGTTAAAACTACGATGTATATTTTCTTTGATGTAGAATACTCTGGTTTAAGATAAAGATCTGTTCCACTATTTATAAAGTATTTAAGCAAAGCTTCATTTGTAACAGTGATAGATTTTGTACCTAACATGTGTTTTGCTGACAAAGCTTTCTGAGATAGAGGGTTAATTGATTTAATTGGCGGAAGTGTTCCTAAACGAGTTCCTCTAAGTCTATTTGCTGCTGCTCCTACACATGCTTTACACACCATACCATCTTCACAATTACAATATATAGTAGATCTCATCTTTATAGTTTTACCAACAAGATGCTTGTCTGTCAATTTAACTTCTTTAAGCTTCCCAGATGTTTCATCTACATAATATTTTCCTTCTGCCATTTTAAGATAATCTTCGTTTTCAACTGTGAAATTCAATAAATATTTTGTTCCACAATCGTTAACTTTATAGTTTATAGCAATATTAGATGTAAGACGATTGATTTCTCTAGACAAGAATCCAGAACGAGGTAAACTATCATTTTTAGTCAACATTGCATCTCTTGCTGTTACAGATTCCATGAAATATTCTGCTGTATTCTGGAAACCTCTAACATAACTTCGTCTAATAGGTAAAGGAAGAATAGTTTTATCAATATCTGGACGAGTTCCTACTGCACATAACATCTGTGTTAACTGGCCTGTTTTAACACGACCAGATCTAATATATGGAGCAAAACAATTATTACCATCTTCTTTAATAACTTTAACTAGATCTTTTTCACATTGTTTTAATTCGATTTCAAGATCCTTAATCGTTTTACTTGTATCTAGATTTGTATCTGTTAATCTTCTAAACTCTTTATTTCGTTTTCTAAATTGAATCATGTCGTACAAACTTATTGTATTACATGTTACTGCTGAAAAACCTTCAGCAATAGTTGAGAATTCTTCTTTTATCGCAGACACACAATCACAAATACCAGGAGTAATTCCATCTTTATGGTCAATCAAACGTTTTGCTGCATACTCCATAAGTTTTTCAAACGTCTTATTTGTCGGATTAGTTAAATTATGAAAATCTTGTTCTATAATTGGAATGTCAAATGTTACATTTGCTCTCCACAATACAAGATGAATCAAAAACTCACTAACTTTCATAATTTTATATTTATTTTTATCATATTTTACAAGAACTTTATTATTTCTTCTAGAAGGTTCATCGAAGATATATGCGAAAGTTCCTTTATATAATGAATAATATGTAACACCTTTATCTTTAAGTAGATCCTTAGCATCTACTTCTAAAACTACAGAAGTTCCATACATACTAGCGTTGGTAACCTTAATCTTTTTAGGTTGATTCTGAGTTTCATTTGTTTTAATTAACATATTTTTCTCCTCTTAAAATGATATCTAAAAAGTTAACAATCATTCGTCAATTGTATTGTCATTGTTATAATATATTATTAAAAATAAGATAAAGAATTTCCATAGGGATAAACTCCCTATGGATTATTTTTTAAGATTAATCTAATATGGAACCATCCATATTATTGGACAATATTAATTCATCATAATGAGTATGTTGTTCAACTGCTTTAAATAACTTAAAGAAATTAGAGAACTTAATTTTACCAATTTTTACTTTAGCAATATGTTTATAATTAGGCAACGGTACACATATTGTAACTATATCTAACGCATTAACAAATTGTTTAGATCTGTTATCTAATGTCTTTTTAATGTATTTCATACTTTTTATGCTTCCTACAATTTTTGGTGCACCAAAAGTAAAAACCACCGCTTTCTTTCCATTATCAACATCGTTGCATATATTATTGGTTTTTTGTTCTCTTGTTCTAAAGTTAAAATCTTCAGCAGCCAGTATAGACATTGCACCACCATAAGACCAACCAGATATAACTGGTGTATAATCTGGATGTTCCTTTACTTTAGATATAAATTCTAACATTATATCATCGTTGCATGATAAATATGCTCTTGCATATCCTCGATGAATTCTCATTAGTTTATTTTTATACATTGTGCATGTAAAAGAAAAGTTGTTCTGCCAATCTCGTTTACTATCAGATTGTTTAAATAGCAAGTATACGATTTTGTCATTATCGTCGACAACTATCTTATAATCTACATCATCTCCGATCTCAATCCAATCACCAGAATTCTTGATAACTTTAAATAGTTCGCTATATTTCATAGTTAACCTCCAATCACATACTTTTTGAAATGAATAAAACTTTTTTAAATCTTATGTGTTTAACGTTGTGAAATAAACCTTTCTTTTTGTTGTAAAGGGCCAAAACCAGGAGTAAAACTAGTTTGTAATTCTACATCACACTGCTTTACACTGAATTCATCATATGTTACTATCTTAGATCCATTAATTATTAATTTACTTAACGATTCTCTTATCGATGGGACAGTTTTATTCACATTCTTACTATAATAAGAATATGCTAAATTCGAATTATTAGAATTTGTTACATACGATATATACATATTTTTATTAATATAAATATGTGTAGCATAAACTAAAATTTCATCAGATTCTTTTCCATCTTGAACCATATATTCGTTATACATAAAAGTATTAAATACAAATAATCTAGAATTTTCAAATGCAAGAATAACTTGTTGATTATCTTTAATTTTAAAGATAGATGATACTCTAGAGTGTTTAGTAAATTTAACTGTCTTAAACAATGAAATCAATGAATTATCAGTTATTTTAAATATCTGTATATCTCCTTCACGATTAGTTACAGTTATATAATCGAGTCGTTGTGTAACATTTGATGAATTATTTATAGAGAAATCTTCATTTATAAATACTTTGTCGAAATTGTTTAATATTGGTTGAGTTGAAAGTTCATATGAAGAATATCCATCAGTATCCGTTTCATCTAGACAAATATAATCATTACTAGCATAAATGTGCGACAATTCTTCGCCAGTTGTAGACAAGATACTAATTTTATCAGATGTTGCTACAACAAATGTATCAGTCTCATCGTTAAAATCAGCATCAACTATATTGTCAAAAAATAATGTTCCGTCTTCACCAATATCAGATCGCCACTCAGCATGTATAAAATCAAATATCTTAATACAATTTTCAAATACAAATACTAATTCATTGTTTCTATTAATTATTTTTATGAATTTACCGAAACTAGAATCATAATTTATATCAAATATATTGTGATCAGAATGATCGAACCATTTGTTATCATTGAACGAATACATTTCTATACCGAAATCTTCATCAACCATTATATAATAGTTGTCATATAATGTAACTCCTCCATTATACACTTTAGGAATCTCCGGTATAAAACAGGTATCAACTATTCGTTTTCCATGATTTTTATTTATAAAAATACTATCTGGATTAGAAGCTGATGAAACATTTCCATTTATAACTAATTCACTAGATATACCACCCATATCATCTGAACTTACAACGAACAATTTTGGATAAACTAAATACAATATAAATATAGACAAAAACTCTACAGGTAAAACGTATTTATCGTGCAATTGCATAAGTTCATTTACAATATATTCTTTACGCTCATTGTAATCTTGTAAAGACATTTCATTTGTAGGGGCTACGTCGCGATATTTTTTCTGGAATAAAATAAAATCATTAACCAATCTAATCAATTCTATTTTTTCATCATCGGTTAATTCTTTTTGCATTTTTGATATAGTTTTTATTTCATCAGGAGTTAATATCAAATCAAACTGTCTTGTTATAGAAGAATATAACGATTTTCTAAAAGTACAGTATAATATATTTTTATACACATCAATATATTCAGGTACAGTCTTAACAAATCTGTATTCAAAATCGAATCTATATGTTCTAGGAAATCCTATACCTGAACCTCTTTTCTTCAACGTTAGTATACTATTTTTATACGAATAATCGTAATCATAATCATCAAGTGAAAAACCTGTTACTGGAACATAACCTACTGTAATCTGGTCTAACTTAGGTACATTAGCATTATAATTAAAATATTGCCATCTAGTTTTCTTAAAAAATCTTAATTGTAAATAACAATTTTTATTATCACAATATGCAAATCTACTGGAATCATACAATCCATTATTTATACCATTTAAATCTTTACTTGTTATTACAAGTGTATTATCGCCTGGTATAAAACAAGATTTGTCAATTATAGCTGTATATGGATCGTTATCTCCGACAATAGCTTGTGCTGTTCCTAAATCAACACCATTCAAATTAAAAGTAAAAGAATAGAATCTTATATCATCTCCATACGCTTCACTAGGTATAGTGATCAATACCCTATCAGGCAAAGATTCATATTCTTCTTCTGAATAGATTATATTAAGCGTTGTTGTTAAAGTTGGTTTAGGTTCAAATAAGTTTACTTTAAGAGGTTTACCACAATATTTACAGAACTTATTTTCATCAACAGACAACGTATTTACGTCTCTGATATCTGTGTCAGATACGTCTGAATCCATATATGCACATTTAGTTTGGATATATGCTTGTCTATATAGATTTAAATATCTTAAAGTTCGTTCATACTTTATATCTAATCCGTGATCATAATTATACATTCGTCTGTCTAGTTCATCATAAACTTCTAGCTTTCCCCACGTTTCATATATCTTTCTACAGTTATAAATGACAACATCAGGCACATCTAATGTATCTATACATTCGAATCTTTTAAAATTCTTTGCCATTTGTAACCTCCATTCATATTTTCAATCATAAATATGTCAAAAAAGAACAGTCCCACTCATGCACAGGACTGTTACGGCTTTTACTGTAATTAGGTGTTTTCTTCAAAGCACGGTGTATATAAAACATTTATAACCTTTTTAGTGAACAACATAGGTCCAAATGCTAAATATATGTACGATAAATCTTAATTTATGTTAATAGACTAGTAAAAATTATAACTAATCTATTAACGAATGTCTTTTTATATACACATTCTATGACTAAACCGAAATCTAAGCTTCCTCTTCAACCGGTGTAGTATCACACAATTCCTCTACTGCATCGAATTCTCCACTAATATTTAATGGCAAGAACATCCACGCATCTTCTTCTGTAAAAACAGAATCATTTTCATCATTAAATAAATTCATGATTATCTTTCCTATTTTTATATACGGACAGATAAGATTCGTTTGTTTTTTATTTTTGTGCCCAATATAATTTGTATTTTAATATTCATTATATATATGAGTGTGTCGTTATCTTTTTAGATACATATCATACTTTAGTTTGTTATCTTTTGCTTTTCGATACACTGATTTCATTCGCGTGTAATTTATTATAACGGGGTTCATTGTGTTCTATAGTGTGCAATTCCCTATCACGATTCACTTTTTATATCGTTTGTTATCTGGCTACAAAGATAATTTTAAATTATTTTTTGAAGAAAGCATTTATTGCAGATACAATTCCTTTTGTAGCTATTGCTCCTATCATAAAACCTATAAAACTACCAGGAATATTTATATCTGTTCCACCTGCTGTTTTGATTCTAAACCTGAATTCGTTGTAGTTCAAGTCATCTTGTTCTTTTTCGTCACTGCCGGCAATAGATTTAATTTTATTTGTAACATCATCTACCGCTTTACTTATATCTATCTCGTGTTTCAATACCATTTAATACCTCCTATCTTTCATCACACATTTTAATAATATATGATTAATTTATCGTATAAAATAAAATACCGGGATTTTACTCCCGGTATCAATTATTATACTTTATTATCGTGTGCTACGTGTACACTTAGAATCTGATTTGATGAAATGAACATTCCGACAATCACAAATGCACTTTTCAACACTTCAATATCAGTATTTCCTGGTACAATAAGTGTTGGAGGAACAGACAAAGATCTTACAGAAGTATCAAAGAACCAATCCATATTAACATATTTATTTTTGATGATGTCATATGTTTCTGGTCCAACTGATTTTCTAAGGTGTTTAAAGATCTTATGTTTCCATACAAATGAATTAGATGCATTTCTAAATACAGCTTTGAATCCTGCTTTAGAAGCTTCAGAAATAATGTCCAAAATCTGACCAATAATTTTAATCATTCGTTTTGGTTTAGTATTTACCATTACATTGTATGTATTTTCAGGATCAGTTACAATCTTATAGATTTCTTCTACAATTTCGTTTCTGTGTTCTGATATACATTTTGAAACAGATACATTTCCACCCAATGTTACACCATTAGAAATACATGCTTTTACAGCCTGAATAGCATCGTCAAAGATCATCTTACGATTTTGCTTTTCTTTATACGAATCACCACCTACTTTAATACAATGCATTTCTCCTTGTAACATTCCGGCTCTCTTTTGAAGAGTTGTCAATCGCATCATTTCATTCATACCATGTTGAGCAGCATCTTTATTATATTTGATAAGATCTTCAATTTCTTTAATGCGACCTTCTCGGATAGCTCTATTTCCTGCTCCACCTCTAATTCTAGTATAGTGAGGAACAGATTTAATACTATCAGCTCTACCAACTAACAACAAGAATTCTTCTTCTGTTTCTGGACAGTTCTGTAATCTACCTGTATTAGTCTGTAAACATCTTGCTCCTAAACATGCTTCGAGGTCTTGGATTCTTTCTACACCATATTCAGATGCGGTGTTTAACATAACTCCAATAACAGGAAGTTTAAATAACTGCGTTTTACCATTTTTATCAACAAGTGGGTAACCGGTGCAACATCTTACAAACAAATCACACACATCTTTACAGAATTCACTAGCAAAGATTACAAGAGGTCTTTGACAATTTACACATGACCATTTAATGAATTTTTCGATTTCTCCAACATCATTCTTAAGAATAGGACCATCGATCAATAAGAAGAATGGATTTTCATATTCTGCTGTGATTCCATCTGGTTTGTTTGCCATGTGTCTAAGAATATAACCAGTTGTCAATTCAAATCCTAAGTTTGTTTCAACTATATCTTTTTCATTTGGCGACTCTTGTACATCAATGTATGCGTAATCAGAATTAGATCTTTCATATGCACTAACCACTTTATCAGCAATATCTGAATCATTATTTGCTGAAATTGTTGCTATATTTCTATATATCTCGATCTTATCTTTTGTGTCAAAGTCAAAAGCACCTTTCAAATTATCAAAAGAAGCAATATATTTATTTGCTGGATCTTTAAGATATTTAGTAAGAACTTCTAGAGAAACATCCATAATCTTTTTTGCACCATAAGGTGTAATATTTTTATGATTATGAATATATTTATCAATTCTATTATAAAGATCATCTGCGATAACAACTGAACTTGTTGTGGAATCTCCCAAATATTCGTTTGTTCTACCTGATACGTCTCTAATAATACGGTAGATTGATTCATAATATAGATCATCATAGTTATGATTATTCATAACTTTAAAACCATCTTTTGTTGGGAAAATAGGAACTGAACCGAAAGGTTCTGTAACTAAAGTGTTTCCAGCACATGGCCCAATTGTACATTGAATCATACGAGACAAATCATCAAATACATTTTTAATGATTTTTCTCATAGCTTTTCCATCTATAATATTTTCTTTTGCTCTTTTAACTTCAATTTTAGATTCTTTCATTTATAATTCTCCTAATTATTGCTGAATGCTAGTGGCACATAAACTTCCAATATAGTGCAAGTTGAGAATGATTCAACATTTACGGAATCTGTATAACCTAGGTTATGTATAATTTGTCCTAACAAAGATAAATCTAAATTATCTTCTGAACTAAATTTCAAAGATGCGAAATTTAAACCGTCTTCAGATGCACCGTCATTGTTTTTTCCAACTACAGCAAAAGGCGTTGGGACTGTTTTTAAATTCTTATTAGACGCATAAGAGCTCATTATATTGAAACATTTAATTATCGCATCTGACACGTTTGAATTAAAAACGTCCGAACTATTACCACCATAGGCCATTATTTTTTCAGCAATGTTATTTACATAATTGCAAATATTCATTGTCTAACTCCATTGGTTTATTTTAAAAATAGTCTTTTGCATTCATAGAATTACTTCTATCAATTATATCTTTTCCCTGACCTGTGTTCGATTCTGAACTAGGAGAAGAAGCACTGTACGAAATAGAAGTAGAAGATCCCCCTCCAACTCCCATAGTAGAAGCATATCGTCTAGAATAAGCATCGACTTTTCCATTTTCAAATGCCTCTTGTGATCTTCTAAGATTAGTTAAACGTGCCTGTACCATTGCTCGTTGAGATGGAACATCAAATGCTAACAATTCGGTTAGCGATATGTCGCCGTCAAAAAGACGAAGTATCATATCCATTTTCTCAACAAATGCTACAGACATATCAGTTTTATACTCATCTTCTTGACTTCTAATTTCTATACCGTCAGTACTTTGCTTTAACTCAGATTTGCTCTGACTTCCCCAATCTTGAAAAACACTGCCTTCTTAGGATTAAATAACAAATGTTTAATTACATGACCACATTTGTTATCATTACATTTAGCATCTGCTATATAATAATCACATGCAGATTTTGTAATGAATTCTGAAATTTCATTATCATTTATCAGTTGAGACCAGTCGTTAATATCAAGGTTATTCAAGAACTCAATAATATCAGCTTTAGATGTTAAACCTATGAACTTGATTTTATTAGTTCCTTGAACGATACTTGGAACACCAATACGTTTAATATACATATAATGATAAATACGTAATGCTGTTTCTGGATCACTGAAACTTTCAACTGATGATAAATCGATATCAATTTCTTTATTAGCCGCAATTCTTCTCATCGTAGCTATTGTTGTTAGATAATCATACAATGTAGGTACACCATAATCGATGATATACTTTGTATTTCTTAACTGTTTACGAATAGTTGTATCTCTAGCCCATTTATACATTGGTGAGTTATCGCGTTTCATGATATCTTTATATGTGATAAATGTAGTAAGTTCATCTTTCTTAAACACATTTGATACAGCAACTGCTAAGTCTTTATTTTCTCTAGGAATTACCATTTGCTTTCCGCACATTGGACACTCTGCTAGATAATTGTTGACACCAACTGAGTTAGCATCGTATACACCAAAGAATAGAGAATTAGCATCAGGATAATAGATATTTTTACACCATGTATCGAAATCTGGAACGGATTTAGCATAAGAACAATACATAACGTGAGAGTAAATAGAGTTATACAAGAATACTTCTCTATCTACAAAATCTAAACCATCATCGGTCAAGCGTCTTGAAATTGTACCGAAGTCAAAACTACCATATGCTGAAATTTCTTCATAGTGTCCGCTCATAAGAAGAGCTATACGTGAAACCCTAGGAGCAGCCATCATGTTATTTCTAGAAAGAATATATTCCTTTCTAAACTGTTCATCTGATCCATCGTAATCAAACACTGATACTTTTGCTAGATCATATTTTGTGTTATCAAGTTTAGCCAATGTTTTAAACATTGGGTTTTCTCTTTTACGGGATATAATCTTACTTGTTTCATAATATGTTTTATCAGCATCAATAGTGTTTGATCCATCGTCAGTGTTATCATCAATATTTTCTTCAGAATCTTTATCAAAGATCTCTACATTGTCTAATTCTTCCTTTGATAATTCCATGTCAACATCATCGTTAACAATAGGTCCATCAGATAGATAATCGTCTTCATCAATTTCAGTTTCTTCTTCTTCAGAAGGTTTATCTTCTGCGATTATAATTTTAGCAGTATCTTCAGATTCAATTTCAATTCCATCTTCTTCAACAATCTCGTCTTTTTTACCAACATTTGCTTCTTCTTTTGGTTGTGGAAGTTTAGGTTCAGATTCAACAGTTTCTTTTGGTTCTTCGATCTGTGCTTTTGGTATAGATGTAATATGTGCTGGTCTTACTAAATCGTCAGTATGAACTGCTTCTTTAATTTCAGGTTTATCTGATTTGTAAATTTCATTGGAGTTTGTTTCATTTCTTACTTCATCGTAAGTAAACTCTCCAGCAGATGAAACAGCTTGTACTTCTTTTTGTTGTGTAAGTTTAGGTTCAGTTTTTACTGGTTCTGGTTCATTGACATCATCGTTAAACTCTATAGCACTTTCAACTTCTACAACAGGACGTTTTTTCTTAGTTCTTCTTGCTGGCAAAACTTCAGATTCAATTTTAACATTATCACCGTCTTCATTAATCATTTCATTAGAAACAGGAGCTGTAACGTTTAAATCATCTGGTGTCATTGTAATTGTATTGATTCTTTTAAGTGTATCATTGTATCTCTTGGAATACAAATCATAACCGTCTGATGAACTTAAACCACTCACTTCAAGTTCATTTAAAATTTTAGTACAATGTTGTGAAATCTTATGTAAAGTATCTTTTATAGCATCAATATATAATTTAGATTCATCAGCATCAGAACAATTTTTATAATTATTGTAATTATCTTGTATATTCTTCTCAAACACTTTGATAACGTTATCAAAGCTTGTATCTTTTATGACAATATCTTCCTCAATAAACATTTATTTTATCTCCTTACAATAACAAATCACGCAAATAATTATCGTCTAAATATTTGTTAATAAAATCAAGTTCAATTTGATACATTTGATGTATACGTTGTCTTGTTTTACCTTTCATATTAGCAAATTCTTCAAACGTTATGATATCCGCTATCTTGCAATAATTGTCATTACATTCATCATATATATATCCGCAACGAGTAATTATAGCATCTACGCCATCAGAATGACGTTTATACAATCTGTTATACGCTTTTTCATCATAATCATCATATTCTCTTACTACCCAATAATGGATATCTGTTAATTTCTTTTTAAGAACTTTAATCTTATGAGAAAAATTAACATCTATTTCATGATTATAATAATTTTTATCTTCTAATAAATTTACAATTTCAATTTCTTCATCTAGTAAAGAAGGCACATTTAACGATGTAGTAAATATGTATGATTTTATCATATCTATAAACTTTGAACAACTTATAGAATCACTACAATTTATATTTAAAATGCGTTTTAGATCGATAGCTGTATTATACTTATATATCGGGTCTTCACCATTATTTATTTGAGCATATTTAAATACCTCAAAAGCCATATAAATAGTTCTACTACTCAATGTACCAATACTATCAGCACAATATCTTGGTCTATTATTTTTCACAGCAGCAATATAATATGTATAAAAATTAACATCTTGTTTTGGATCGAAACCATTTACACAATTTATTAGAGTTATTTGTAAATAACTATATGCTTCGTCTTCTGTCATAAATTTAGAATTATCAGTACCATATTGCAAATAATGCAATAATCTGATTGCCAACCATAGATACCGCTCAACTATCAAATTTCTATATACATTTTTAGCATCTTCACTTTGTGCGGTTGTGAAATTTTCCCACGTTATCCTTTCTTCTTTTTCAGATAAAAAAGGTCTACACAAATTTATACGTTTATTATAAAACCAATTATTTCTACCATTAAATTGTATAAATTTAATATTGAATTTATCAGCATTTTGTGTATTTATATATTCATAAAAAGAAACAAATTTCATAACGCATCACCGATTATCACTTTTTACACAATTTTTATCATTTGTTTCTGAAAAATCTATTGGATTATCTTTATCTTCTTTTTCCAACTTATTAGATATAGCTTCAAGCGTACTATTTGATTCTTTATATAGTTTATCTGCTTTACGAGAAGAATATACGTATAAAATCAAATAATACAAGAATTCTATAAAATTGAAGATCACCAGTGCAATCGCGATAAACAATATTGTCACAACCAATGGTTTAAATAAAACTACGATATAATCAAAAAACAATGAAAATATTTCGGAGAACGTTCTATCTGATACAATATATAAATTATATTTAAAATATGACACAGACTCAATTACAGAATATGTAATTAAAGCTATAAATGGAATTAACACTGCTATCCATTTACATGCTGCTAAAATAGTAGTAAAAATATTCGCAACAAAAGCTGATGTATCTTTTTTTCTATCTCTATTTCCTGTGATAGTGACTTTATCGCCTTTTTGCTCTCCCAACAATTCTTTATACATATTTGCTCTTTCTTGTGGGATCTTAGTTTTATTTCCCATATAGATTCCTCCTCAAATAAAAAAATAACCACTCTATTATAAGAGTGGTTATATTGCTATGCTAAAATATTAGAATGGTTCATCTCCTGGAAAATCTCCACCAGCAGATGCAGGTTCAGGTTCGGGTGCAGGAGGCAACTGTCTCTCATTATTGTTTCCTCCTCTATTGCTTCTGTAATTACTGTCGTTATAATTACCCCCATTTCCGTTGCCATATCCGATTCCAAGTTTTTCAGCAATAGCTGTCAATCTATTTAAGTTATATCTTGCTAAGATATCTTGCTGAACCAATACAGGCCAATTCTTAATTACATTTGACATAAGGTATGCAAATGCATATAGTCTTTGGTCAAATATATCAATTTCGGCTTTAATAAATGCGTCTTCTTCACCAAATGAGAATGAGTCCTCAAGCCAAGGTGAACTTAGCATAATTTTAAACTCTTCTTTACCGTCGTTATATTTAATAACAACTGCATTCTTACCTGAATCGGCTAACTGTTCAGAGTAGATAATAAGATTTCCAAGAGTTCTTAACTGATTGCTATCTGAATCCATATATCTGATAGAATATCCACAGTTAAATAACTTATATGGATCACCAGCTCTATATGAACCAACTCTATCTCTGATAATTGAATCTAATACATTTGATAACGCACATGACGTTTCATAATCAAAATGTACAAACGATTCAATCATTTTACTTGCTCCACCTGATTTTCCTTTACAAAAATTGAGTGTCATTTTGCTATCATAGAATCCAATCTTAACGAACTGATATTCAGCTCCATTCTTTTCACTAGAAAACAATGTACCCAATGTGTAAGAAATTCTTTTTGGTTTGTTGCTATTACCATATTTAGCCATATTTAAACTCCTTATAACTAACCTATTTGTTTACCACGATGTGATACTCGATAATTATCATTATCGTGATACGAATAAAAATCTATTGTATCTAAATCCATATCATGCTTGAATTGTTTTACGTCTTTGCTATGAATGGATTCCAGTATATAATCGTGAAGAGAATCTGAATTAGTCATTCTTTTTGTCTCTTCACACTTACTTTTTAATAACTTAACCTTACAAATTGTTTCAATTTCATTTACATAATAAATTACGTCTATAGGTTCATCGAATTTAGATTCTAAGATTTTACATTTTCTAATAAAATCATTTCGCATCTTATCCATATTATCAACTGTGAATCCGTCTATCATTTTATTTATAGGACTAATAGCTGATCTATATCCGGATTTATAATCTGTTCTATAAACTAATGTAAACTCTTTAAAACAACTTGTATAATAAGTTTTGACCATATCAACTATCATATTTCTAATAGATAGTCTTATTTCCAATGTCTTTAATAGATTTCCTAAAACCGGATCATTAGAATCGTAACAAGGCAACGACGATCGTATCTGTCGTTTATACTCTTCATCATCCATTTTATCAAGTATAGGATTCTCTATTACTCTAAATTTTGTCAATTTAGTCCCTCCGCCAACACCATTAACAAGAGATTCACCTAATACATAATATGGTGTTCTACCATGCTCCACTCTCCAATCCATGTCAGAAAGTAAAGATATCACATCGGTCTCACAAATCTCATTAACTTTAAAATCTGTTGGTTTAGGAATATCTAATCTAACGTGTGACAATTCAGATATAGGATTTCCTATAGTTGTAATTAAACTTTGGTCAGATGTAAATACAGATGTTGAAAAAGAATGAACTTTTTTGTTAGATTTTTCAACACCAAAAGTATAATAATCTGGTAAAGGTTTAGCATCTGTAAACCCTGATGCGACTGCATTTAAAAGATGAAATGTACCATGTGATATTCTATCTTTTAAATCTTTATATGCACTACTCATAAATACCATGTAATTATAAACATATCTTACATAAGATCGTCTATTTACAGATGCTGTCATGTAATCGCTAACGTTTGTATCTCTAGGAAACCCTACTACCACCGAATCTATTATTTGTGTAGCTTTAGCAAATATATCATAATAACCACCATGTGTATAAGCTCCATTGAATGAAGATACATCATGGATCATCAATTCGTTTGAGATTTGATTTAAGCTAGCTGCGTTGGTAGAAATATCTTTATCTTTAATAGCAGGTCGTATTAACATTGATTTCCTCCAATATCTCTTTCTAATAATACAATATTATAATATATAAATAAAAGTTAGAATGAGATTAGTGGAGAATATGTACTTTTATTACCAGAGAATTTACTTGTCTTAAATTCGATAGATGGCAACAAAGATATCAATGGTTGAAGATGAGTATTCGTTAATGTTTTATAATCGATATATGGAATAATCCAATCAGGAATCTTATTGACAGAAGCCGATATTGGTATAGCTATACTCTTAAGACCATACTTAGCTAATTCTGGCATTTTTGAGTTTTCAAAAACTTCAGAAATCAACTTATCATATATTTCAGGATAAGTATTTCTAAGAGGCTCAATAGAAGCTTTGTTATATAATACTGTGTTAAATATATAACAATAATCTCCAGTATTAATTTTACTTAGAGGGTTCAAAAGATTCCATATCAAACAAGACCTACCAGCATTATTCTGATACACACTTGTTTTATACCCTTTCATACCAGAGAATCTAGCTTTCTTACCAAATGTAAAATCACCAGACTTTACCTGTTGAATTATAAAACGTTCAAGATCCTTATGTTTTCTAAATACATTTATAGGATCAACATGCTCACATTTCAAGATATCATTTTCTATAATATCTATCATCTTATCTTTAATCATAGGATTAATTGTAGATGAATTCATCTTGATACCTGTTGTAGAAATGTCATCTTTGAATTTTCCTTCTCGAAGTCTAACGTGACAAACATAATTCTTTTTAACGCCTTTATACATGATAACACGTTTAAACAAGAACTCGTTTTTCATATTACACCAACTTCTAAGTTCTTCTGGACAATTTGCATTTTTAATTAACAAATCTCCAACAACGTCTGTAACGTGACCACACAAGTTACAAACAAGATTGATTATTTTAAAATCCATCTTTTCATCTTCAAATGCTGCTGACCTACCTGTCATAGGTAAACCATTATACATCTTATGCATTTTATAGATATTTTGAACTATAGGATTCAAGTTCATAATAACAGAGTCTGTATCCGATATAATAATTCCTCTACGTCGTTTGTTTTGATATTTAAATACTCTGTTTGGTGTAGTTATATTCATGATAACAAATTCATCAAGAATCTTGTATAATTCATCGAAAATTGGGAGATATATTTTTGGCGTATCATCTCCAGAAGCCATGAATTCAGTTGGATCAGATAATATTTGTTCTATCAATGCAAATATCTTAGGATTCTTTGTCAATAGATTAAATAGATTGTTTTTATAATAGAAATAAATCCTTTCTGTTGAATTCATAGAATCTACAAATTTATACAATGATAATTCCACTTTATCAAGAATTTTATCCACAGCAGTTATTCTATTTATTTGATTTGCCATAATATCTATACAGTCTTTTCTGCTTGGCACATAAGTTATATACTTGAGTAACGGGGAATCATAATGCACATTTTCAGATATATTTGTTATAAACGATGCATATTCTCCAAAGCTAGAAAAGTGTAAAGTACCATATAAGAAACGTTCAAATGCCCACAACATTTCAGATATCAACTGACGCCCTTGTGAAGTTACACCAGTCGCTGTATCAGGATTATAAATCATGGATCCTTTCTGTCCTTGAACGCCATAAATTGAATTCATAAACTGCTTAACTTTAAGTTGTAATGCTTCTTCAAGCAAATATTTAAGTTGAAGTTCACATCCTTCAACAAAAGTTCCTTCTGACTTTTGTTTAGATATTTGTGAGTCAAACTCTTTTGCTTTATCTTTATGAACATTTCGTTCTTTTTTACTTTCCATAAGAATAGTTGGAATAGGAGATTTAACTTTTCTATAAGAATAAGTTAACGTATTATTTGCAAGTATACAAAGATCCTCTTGTTTAACTATATCCAACAAATCATCCAATGGAACCGATATATTTTTACCCGTGTAAAGATTTCTCATAAATAATTCAGGGAATTGATCTTGTTTTTCTAAAATTATTCGATCTAATTCTTTTTCTAGTGCCTGAATATTTAGTGATGATGCACCATAAAATGCAGTCAAAGTTGATATCATTTTTTCTTTCCACATTTGTGAAATTTTCATAAATACCTCCAAAAATCAACTCAAATATTTGTTAATTGATATATTAAAACATAGATATAGATAACAAATTTAATTACTATAAGGAGTTCGACTATGTCTAAATCCAACGTATTGTCATATATCTCTAAAAAGATGCCAGGAGTTCTCTCAAGAGAATCTGTTGAAGAACTTGTTTCTAAAAACGAACTTTCTTGGGAAGCAGCTTCTGCTATTATTAGTGATGCTGACGCATTTGCTAGATCAACTGAATCAATGGCTCATAAAGACATCGCAGATGTTAATAACATGGGAATTGCACAAGATGCTATTAAACGTCACTTTGCAAATGTAAAATTCGAAGCATTGCTTAACAAAATCCAAGACGATGATACTTTAATGTATGACGAATTCGTTAATATTGATAATGCTAGAAATGAAATCATGTCTAAAATTATCGCTAAACACGAAAATGATCTAAACATCCTCTTAAACGAAGTTAAAACTACAGGTGGAGCTAATGCTGAAATTTTAGATACACTTGTTTGTACTAAACTCGGCGTTGCTTCAATAGATTAATATATAATCTATTACAAAATTAAAAACACGGAGGATAAAACCTCCGTGTTTATTTTTTATTTACCATTTACAACTTCGTCGTAAAGTTCATCAAATGTAGGGAATGATTCAGGAGAATATTCTCCATCCCTAATTTTATTTATTATTTCTATCATATTATTCTTTATCTTAGTTAGATTAAAGTTTTCTTGTTCATTTAAAGCTTGTAGTGCATTTATAGAATTCATTTGTGAAACTATTTGTTCTCTAGCATCTTCATACTTTTTATAAGAACGTTCAGCTTCTTTAGTTTTACTATACAAATTGCGTTCCATTGCCTCTACATTATCTTTATTTTGTTTCAACGCCATATTCTTATTATCGACTATTCTAGATCTTTCAGTTTCAATATCATCAAGCTTATCTTGTGTTGTTAAAACATCTGTTGTATGTACTCTAACAGATAAACTATCCGCAACGAAATGATCTATATTATTCACAGATTTTCTTATTGACTCTGTTGCTGTCTCTAAGAAATCATTTTCATCAAGAATATTATTAAAGCTTTTAACTCCAGTAGATACATCAAAAGCATATCTTTTAGCTTCAATATATTCAAAAGTTTCAGAATAGTCGATTAAAGTTTCAGGAATAAATACTTTTTTATCTTCATCAAAGACAACAGGATCGTACTCTTTTATCGGTTGACAAACGTAAATCAAAGTAGAATTAGTTATCAATAAAAGATACTTGCTAATAGGGATATTGTAATTATTAAAAAATTCTTTTTTAATATTAGCAGCAGGATCAAGTTCAGTCAAAGTATTTATATTTGCTATACCTGTTATTCGAACGTTGTATTCTTTATCTAACCATGGATTAACGAGTTTTATATGATAGCATGACTGTACCTTTAAATCAGATGCCATACAAACTCCTCATTAAGCAGTAGCAGCAGTTAATGGTCCATATATAGTCCAAATGTTACCAGAGAATGTAAATGTTACAACTTTACGTTTTATAACGTCATCTACTTTATCATTTACACTATACTGTCTCTTAAATTCATCTGTTAATGCTTGATTCAATCCCATTAGATATCCAAGAATTACAATCAAGATAAAGTGGAATTCAGCTGCTTCTCCACCATCATTTTCACCATAAATTGGACGATATGATGGGAAACGTTTTGAAATAGGTAAAACAATACCTGATGCAGTATCTACTTCAACAGCAATCAATGGGAAGTTAAATCTAAATTCATTTCCTGGATTCCATCCTGCTCCTGGACCAACATAGAATATTTCAGTAGGTCTATAATCAGAGTTTGTTGATTGTATAGAGAAACCAAACTGAGTTAATACTGAAGAAAGTTTTAAAATAGATAAAGGATGAACTATGTGAGCATTTCCAGTTGTAGTTTCAACACTATTGTCATACACAGGGATAATTCTGATTTCGTTTTCAGAGAAAAGTGTAGGATATGTGTATCTAAGATAAGTCATATCTTCAGGATATTTATCAAGAAGATAAGATTTAACTTGTGTCTTCTTTATATCGTCAGTTAATTCGACCATAACTGATGAATAAATAAAGAACTGTTCTTCTATAGTTTCTGTATCTGAAAGAACTTTATCTACTACTAATTCTCCCCATGTTTTATATTTACCAGAAGAAAGAATATCGAATTGTTTACTGATAATCTGTGATTTGAATTCTCCTGCTGAGATTTGATCGTTTGGAGAATCAATATCCTCGTATCTATATACCTTATAAGATACATTTTCAGATCGTTCAACAAAAGCATCAGCATCAAAGTAAATGAAGAATGTTACGTTTCCTGTTCCTGTGAATCCTGATACAGAGAATCTAGCCCACTGTAAACGTTGTTGGTGAGTAGAACCTTGAACCGCCAATGAGTTAACAACATAGTTTGGAACATAGTGTTCATTGTTATTAGATGGATTACCTAACATTTCATCGCCATAAGAAATATAACCTGATGTTAATGGGTTATTTCCTGATGAAGACTGATTGTTATAAAGATACTCCATGATCTTAAAAGCGGCATTCCATGCTTCCAATTCAGTAGAAGAATCATCAGAATTAATATCAACATTTGTTAGCAAACCTTCTGAGTTATCTGCTAAGATAATGCTTGTGTTTGCTGGGTTATAAGCTGCTCTTTTTGTTAAAGTTCTACATCTAGTTACAGCTTTTTCCACATCATTTATAGAATATTTGAAAACTGCGTTTTCTTGTCCTTCACTGTCAAAACCAAACTTATCGTCTGGTGAAAAGTTTAAAGGATAATCTATGCTACCTATCTGATAGTAGAAACCTGTTACTGAGGTTAAGTTTGCCATACATTTCCTCCATAGAGTTATATATTTCTATATCAATTATAAATTTTAGTCATTTTAATGTCAAAATATAAAAAAATAAAAGGGTGGATAAATTCCACCCTTTTATTTTATTCAGCAACTTCTTCTGTGCATTCGCCGCAGTCTTTATCTTTATTCTTGTTCTTAAGAATAACTCCTGTGACGATAGCAGCTGTTGTCACCACAGCTGCGCCGATTGCTGCTCCAATTGCCCATTTAGGCAATTTCTTTTTCTGTTCCACTGCTGTTGCTTCTACAGTTTCTACAACGGATTCTACTGTTTCATTTTCACACATAATATTGTCCTCCTTAGACTCTGGTTCTGTGTATACTGTGTTATCTACAGGCTGAGATTCATAAGCAACCTGTAAATCGATTTCAAAATCTGGATAAGAAAGTGTAATAGTTTCTTTCTTATTAGATTTATCAAATTTAAATGTAGATATTGGGAAATATCTAACGATATTCCCAAAGCTGATTTCTTCAATAGGGCTTCCGTATTTAGTCCAGTCTTGACTTTCATCTTTTGGATCAAGAGTTAATCTAACTGGAACACAACTTGTTTCCTTATTTATATTTTCAAAAGATGTACCAACTACAGTTACTTTTCCATTTTTGAAAATTTTCATACACTCTAAAGAACTTCTATCTGCTCCGAATGTACTTAGTTTATTGTCAAGAACAATAATTGTTCCTGAATATTTTGTTTTAGCCATATTTGCCTCCACTATAATATTAACTAGTTTTAATACCAGTTTAAATAAAAATAGAAACAAGACCTATGTTTATTTTACGCTTACGCACAGATCTTGTTTCCTGAGGCACTAATTGTTTCCCAGCAAATTGAATAAATCTTCATCAGAACAAGTTGTTCTTGTTTCTGACTGTGATTCAAGCCATTTGTCGTTTTCACTAATACTAGCGAAACCAGTACCTTTTGAAGCATCTACTTTTGCTGCTGCTTCTGCACGCTGACGGATTTCAGAGAACCATCCTTGGTATCTCTCTGTAATTTTAGATAGATTTGAGAAACCTGCTAAATGTACTATAGGAATTGCTCCCTCTTCGTTCGGATCATAGTAACCAACCATATTTGGTTCATCAACATTACATCCAATATTAGCAATGAGTTTTCCACGAACTTCTGAGCATCCTTCAGGAATTTCAGAAGCCATTCTATCTACACGTGCACCTTCTGGTAATACAAATGGTGACATTGCTGATGGAAATTCTTCTGTTGGATTGAATGTACAAAGGGCATGACAGCCAGGTACACGCATTGCAACAAAACGATCTTCGAAATCCAAATTCGAAGTCTGTGAGATATAGCTTGTTAACAAATATCTCTTAAGCATTCGAACTACTTCTGCATTGACAGACTGCCATCTAACAACATCGTCCTTGATTTCTGAAGAATGGTTGTTGTCAATAAGCATAAATCTAGCAACCTTTCCTTTTGAAAGATTACTGATTTCGTTCAATGCTTTAATAGCATTTTCCAATCCAATTTTACCTGCATTCTGATCTGGTAAAATCGGTAAACCACAAGTGATACATCCGTTTGATTTATCAAATCCATCACTTTCCATAAGAGCTGTAAGATAAGGTCCAATTCCTGATCCTGTACCTCCATCGATACTGTAGATAACGTAGATCAAATTAATACCTGTATCTTTTCCTAGGAGTGCACTTAATTTCTCTTTAAGAAAATCCTTTTTCTCAAGAGCATAAGATTTAGACACTTCGCGATTTTTACCAGCACCAAAACGATTTTTGTCGAGAAGGATCTGGTTTTCTTTAGGGATAAGTCTTGTTCCCTGTAAATCGGCATCACTTAAATTTACTGACACTACGTTTTTATAGTCAATCCCAAGACCTTTTGCAACTGACTGTGCTACCGATGAACCTCCCTGTCCAACTCCAACTAAACCGATCTTAAATCGGCTTTTTGTAACGGATTCTTTTGCTTGTTCCATTACTTACCTCCAATAATATATTTAATAAATAGAATATCCTAACACCAGGCCAAAACGACCTTCTATTAGCACCTCATTATTATTATATACACTCAAACCTGCGTTTAAACCAAAATGCAAATTTCTAAATAATCTAAAATCAAATATAAAATCAGATTGTATTCCTATTCCACTTTTATTAGAAATAGCAGGTCCGATAGAAGTAAATAAGGTAAATTTAGAATTCGTTTTTAGTAATTTATCTACGCTTTTCTTATAAGCAGCATATTCGTCTGAAAGTTTATAAATATCAGATTTTAATCTATTATTATCATTTTCAAGAGCACTTATAAGATTTCTCAATTCATCAGAACTTCTTTCGTCATTATCTAGATATATCAAATAATCTGAATTAAGATCATTGTACATATCTACTAACCCATCAACCAATTTTCTATATTCTTCTACTGTATCGGGGTATTCTCTTTCATATATTTCGTCACCAATGTTAATCCGTATAACTTCATTGGAGAATATCGGTAAAAACATTGTAAACAAAAGAATTAAAGATAATATTTTTCTTTTCACATTAATCCTCTGAATATGATGATTTATTGAAATTATTTTGTATCGTCTTATTTTTCACATTCTTATGCTTATTCTGAGGTTTCTTTTTATTCAGATGAGCTTTAGTTCTTTGATCAATTGCATCACAACGTCTATCGATACGTCTTAAAACATCTACATTACGAAATTCGATATCGTTTAACTTTGAACCCAATGGCCCAGTCAAATCAATAAGACGATTCACTTTTCTACTAATAATAACACTTGTGATTAAATTTGAAATAAATGAAATCACAACAAAGATTATCAAAAAGATAATAACAAGGATTAAATAATCCATTTTTTCCTCCACTCACTAAAACTATTTCTTGCGTTTATTTTCTGTCCACAATATAAACAGATTTACTATAAATATAATGAAAAGTATAATTAGATATATGTACGGCAATATTTTAATTATATTTTTCATTTATTCTCCTCAATTGGCTTGTTATCATTACTCATGATATCATAATTATAAGCCGCGCCCCTAGCTTGGGGACAATCTTTCTCCGGACTAAAATCTGGATTATTAGGATCATACGCACTTATGACCTGACTATTAGCGGTTCCTTTTGTAGGATCGTCACACATAACGCACCTCGCTATAAAAAATAAAATACTTTGAGGAAAGATTTCTAAATCTCATGACGCGAAATGAGAGATAGAATCTTCCTACAAAATATTTATTAGATTTGTGTTGAACTTGTTACAGTTATAAACAATCTTTTATCCTCATAAGGCTTTTTGAAATTGCTTATATTTAAACTTGATGTAGATGATTTTCCTATCATACAAAGCTGGGTATCTCTGTCTGATACATCTATCAAATTCACACTTGTAACAATGTGTGTTTTAGGAACACCCAAAACCTTCGGTTTAACTGTTCTGGATGACAATTTTAAATCTGATAACGGAATATTTGTTATGTAATTCTGATTATCTGATGAATCATATGTTGTTACAACAACTCTATCACTATCAAATACTTCTTCATGAACACACAAAATCGTTACACTAGATCTATCTGTATCATCAAATGCGGTTTTAACGCCAGAAGCAGTTCTTCCAAGCACAGGTATATCATCAATCTGACACATGTTATATGTACCAGAGGAACTAACCATAAGGACGTTTTCACATCCTTTACACAAGTCTTCATTGTAGCAATATATGCTCTTTATGACAGACCCTGTGTTTAAAATTCGTTTCCCCTTAACTTCAGATACACTTAAGCGTTTAATTTTGTTATCATTAGTCATACAAATCAAAACATCGTCTTCATCGTATATAGGGGTAGCACACGTTATAAAAGGTTCTTGTTGTGTAATCTCGAACCACGCATTGAGAACTCTAAATGTGCTCATTTCAATTCTATTAATTCCACCATTATCGTAACATACTACAAAACCTATCGGGTTGTTTTTCAAGGCTACACCGCCCGTTATTTCTCGTACGTTTCTACCAAAAAGCTTAACAGCTTTAAGTCCTGTTAGAATATTTCTAGAATCTTTTACACCATTTGCATCGTACAATCCGATAGAAGTTCTACTCCATATAAATGAACCTTTTGATATTTCAATCTTAGATGAAATATGTTCACTTAAATTCATTGTGATAGTTGTTCTTCTTGGTCTACCGAACATACGCTTAAGTTCTTCAAGTTCAGAAATTATTATATCATCGATATGTGTTAACGCATATTCGTTTTCATCAATGATATTTCCAAGCGAAGCTATTCTGTTCTTTAACTCCTGTTTTCCTAATCCAGACAATGAGATTAAACTCATATCTGCTATACCTTTTGCTTGGACTTTTGTTAACCCGATCTTATCCTTTAATTCAGTGATAATCGCGTCTCTATCACCTTTTGAAGATCTAATTATTTTGATTATATCTTCGATTTTAGGATAAGCACTTAAGATTCCTTCGTATACGTGTTTTCTGTTAACGCTGTCGGAAATGTTAGACGTGTGCTTTCGACGTTTACTATCGAAACGAATTTTATACCATTGCTCGACAATATCCTTAACAGTAACGTATACTGGATATCCATTTTGATTTATCATAAATGAAAGTACAAAGCTGCTTTTAAATGGAGTAACCTTATACATTTCATTCAAAATTTCAACCATACTGCTGTCTTTCTTACAGCGGTATTCGTATGTTTTATCCTTTTTCTTACTACTTTTTCCAATAGACAAATGTGTGCCTTCGTTAGCACTATCATCATGATAGTTTACGTCTTGAATGCTATCGATTTCAATTCCACTAAGAATCATATTGTTATTCTTAATGCCATCAATAACAGCTATCATAACGTTATCACGATCTACACCATATGGAAATTCTGTAAGAACGATTGTATTCGTATCTCTATCAAGATTAGCTTTACCTCTAATATTTATACTAGTAGGAACACCTTCTTTATAAAACTTAACTAATGCTTCTCCATTTGTTATTTCTCCGCCAGTTGGGAAATCAGGGAATAATCCATCGACGAGAACTTCATTAGCTATATTCTTATTCTTAATATATTTGATACAAATATCAGCTATATCATTTAAATTGTGAGGTGGAATAGATACACGGAATGCTTCACCCAAACCATCAATACCATTAACTAATACCAATGGTATACGAGTAGGGAAATAATCCGGAATCTTTCTAGTGAAATTATAGTTATCAATATAATTAACTGAAACGTCATCTAAATCATCAAAGATAACTTTTCTAGCAAATTGAGATAACTTAGCTTCAATATAACGTGCTGCTGCTGCACCATCTCCATCCTGTGTACCAAAGTTTCCTTTACCTTCGATATAAGGATAATTCATTACCCAAGGTTGTGCCATACGTACTAGAGCATCTTCAACAGAGCTGCTACCATGCGGATGACTTGCTAGCAGAACGCCACCACTGATAGCAGCTACCTTTGTAAAATTAAAATACTTGTTCTCGTACATAGAATGTAAGATCCTACGATGAACAGGTTTTAACCCATCATATGCACTTGGGAACGCACGAGTAAATGTCTCAAGAGCATATCTGAAGATATTTCGTCTAGCAGCATCAATCATATCGATATCTTCATTATAATCTCTAGCAACATCTACTTCGATCTCTTCATTCTTACTTTTCTTTGCCATCGTTATATAATTCTCCCATTAACCGTTTTTATTATCTACGTAACATAGGTTGAAGTTTATCTTTCAATCTATCTTTTTCAGGACCAACACATCCGAATGTATCACACAGGTTATCAAATTCAGTTTCCATTTCTTCATCTATGGGGATCTTATTCGACTCTACTGTGTTTGATAATATAAATCGTTTTATCATTATTCTACGCATAATAGAATTCTCAGTATTAATTACTGCTCGTTTTCCAAAATCATGATGTTCTCTCATAGGTTCCTCCATATCAATTATATAATATATAATCCAAATAATAGATAAACCCATTCATACAACACGTATTATAACGTTATTTGATATATAAAAAATAAAAACTGCTCCAAACAAGGAGCAGTTCATTTGTTTAAGAATAATTAAGAAATATTATTTCTTACAACCGCAGCATCCGTCTTCACAATCACATTCGCTATCTTTTGGAATGTATTCACCAGACACATTAGCAGTACCGTCTTCATTTTCACAATAATAGAAAACACAATTAAATGCATCAAATTTAGAGAAATTAGGAATACCATATTTCTTAATCATCGATGTCCACCATTCTGATAATAAACAGCGAGCTTCATTGTGTTTATCAATAACGGCTTTGAAATAAGCTTCTCTATCTTTATCTGAGAAAGCTTCTGGAGCTGGGATCTTAAGAAGTTGATCAGTATTGTTAACCATTGTACTGATACGTTCAAATACATCACCATCTTCTTTTTCAACAGGGTTAGTTGTGTTCAAGATTACACGTTTACATGCACAAGAATCACAGTCATGGTTTTCGATTAATTGTTTTTCTTCAGTCATAACAATTACCTCTCTTATAAAAATATTTGTATTTCGTAACTAATACTATACTAATTATATGTATAATATGCTATATTTTTATAAAAGAACTATTCCATAATAAATTGGTTTTTCAGAATCACCTTTATTTATGCAAGATAAAAACTTTTCTTTATCCATAATTACATCAAAACCATCTACACCAATTGGTTTATAGTTTTTATTTGGATTACCGTATGAATCGAGATGTATAAACTCTTTTAAAACTATTCTATTATCATCTACTTCATATGAGAGATTGTCGCCAATTAAATCTATATTTTTATCAGCGACAACAGATTCAAATTCAGCTTTAAAACCAACTATAGTTATAGCATGTGAAAATTCACAAAAACGTCCACTAGTAACTATTGCTCTACCTCGTTGAATTTCATATAGAATATCTTTAACAGATAGATTATAATTCACTTTAGCTACATCTTTGCCTACCCATTTATTAAAAGCGTATACCTCAACATCCCAAAGTTCCCTAATATCTCCACCATTATGATCAATGTATTCTCTAATCCAAGGAGTACTAGATCTAAGATTATTAACATATGCCATAACTTCTTCATTATTATGCATAAACCAATCAAACTGATCCTCTGGTTGTTTATATCCACCAGATTTAGAAGAATCCATTGGATCAGGTAATTTTATTTTATTGACTTTAGCCCAATTTATCATACTGGTTGGAAAACAATTAATATAAGGATCTCTCTCATTATTTACTTGTGTATAGAACTCATTTCTATTGGAATTACAATGTGTATAAATATATTTCTTTCCCATATTAAATTCCTCCTAATACTTTTATACAATAATACAATATGATGTTTTTGAAGAAAAAATAACTGGTCAGAATCCTTTCCAACCAGTTATAATTCTATTAATAATATACTGAGAAGTATTCTGTATATTTTACTTCTGTTCTACTATCATTATACCAGGTGACTTTGATCAAACGATCAGATTCCACCATATAATCATAAATCCCTTTATCATTCTTGTCCACACATCCATATGGGAACAATTCTACCATATATGCATCTTTTTCGACGCATTTATAATCTCCGTCTCTATAGAGACCTTCCCTTACTCCTCTAACGAGACTCATTTTGTCGTCTCGCATTTCGTAGCAAGTTGTTACATTTTCGCACCCCTTAACAAGTGCAAAACATACTAGGATTACAGCTACAACTGCTGCAATCATTAGAAAAAGCTTATCGTTCTTTTTCATTGTTGGACCTCCCACAGCCAATTATTATATTAATTTAAGAAAGATCTTTATACCTTTCTATCACATATATATTAACTAGTTTATTTTTTAGTTTAAATGAAAAAAAACACGGGCATTTTACCCGTGCTATAAGTTATTCCGTTTTATCAAATTCAGTCAATAATTTAGCTTCTTGTAAAGCGAACACTAGTTCACTACACCGTTTAACATAATTGCTAGAAACTTTTCTAAATCTATATTGTGTTGAAAAGTTCTTAAAAAGATCATGATATGATTTAATCCTACTTTCAGCAAACTCTTCATCTTTAACAATGTGTCTTCTAATGCACATTTCAATTTGTGTAAAATCCAGAAAAATATCAGAATACACAAATATATGAGTGCCATTTTCAACCAAAACATATCGATTAGGATAACTAGATAATACATTTTTATCATCTGTATCAACCCCTACAAAAACTTTAACCTTACATCCATATTTACTTACAACATTGTCAAAATATTTATATGGTGATATTTCTGATACAAAATCTTTATAAGGTCTAGCCCATACAGTTCCTTCTTTTAAATCGCCTTCCGAATACAGTTGTCGATATATCACAATAGCTTTATTAGGATTGTCACAATCTCTAGCTATAGTTTCTACCTGATATAGATATTTCATAGGGTTATCGTTATTATCCGATAAATTAATGTGTTTGAAATGTGCAACATAATCACCAGGATTAAATTGTCTAGATTCTATTTTTTCAAGTATATTCATTTTTAAACTCCTTCATAATATATGTAATAAAAATAATACTAAAATATGTAACACAGGATTTAACCTGTGTTACATTGTTTAATTATTATCGAGCATATACACGATATTCAACGATACGAGAAACAGAATCTGAATCCATTGCTACGTTAGAAGAAACAATTTTAGCAAATAATTCAGCATTACTTAATTCTTTTCTACCATTGTCAAGAGTATTTGCGAGATCAGCACCAAGAACCAAACCAATTTCATTCATTACTGCTCCAGAAAGAGAACCATTAGTAATACGGAAATATTCTTTAAGTTCTTCTTCAGTAATAGTCAATGTAAACTGGATATAAGCTAACACTGATCCACCAGCAAGTCTATGTGAAGAATCGTTTTCATCTACAGGAACAGTATCTGATTCAAGTGGAGAATAAGCTGCATCATTGTATTCTAGGTTAATTACACCAGCATCAAATTTCTTAGCATAATATGCAGCATAATCTACTCCACCATAAGAAACAATCTTTCTCAAACGATATTGTTCTTGTTCGGATGCCGACAAGTCATTTGATACTGGTACCATACGGAATGGAATAGCATCATAAAGTTTTGTTTCATAATTTTTAGGAGAGAAAACTTTACCTGGAACAGCAACTGATGAAGCTCCCTTTCCAGCCATAAAGTAAATAGCATCTCTATCGATCTTATTCTGGAAAACTCTATTTGTTTCAGAATGTTCAATACCCATAATAGTATTCAATGTAAGATGTTGTGTAATATCAGGTGTAATACCAAATGATTTTTCTAGAAGGTGCAAACGACCACCTAGAACAGTGGTATTGTGACCATCGAACAATACTTTTCCTGTTTTAGAATCTTTGATCATAACTCTTGTTTTTGTACCGCATGAACAAAGATCTTCTACACTAAATCCATCTTCGTAAAAAGAACGCTGTACATTTTTATCATTATCTAACGGTATAGTATGTTTCATTTATAACTCCTCTATATTAACAATTTCGTGTTCAAGAACAAGTTTACAACTTGGTTTAGATTTGATTATATCTCTTTGTTTGATATAATATATTTCTATATATTCTCTGAAGATTTCTTTCATGAAGTCTGATATAAATTCGTAATCCAAAGAAAGATCTTCATATTTCTCATCACTAATGTTATCAGTGATTTTATGAATTAATTCCAAATAATCTTCATCAACAAATGTTTTAATTTTGTCCAAAATAATAGAATCTTTCAATTCTAAAAATTCTGAGGAAGATAAAATAAATATATCTCTAAATGAAGCATATAATAAAACTAACGAGTTTTCATCAGGATCATCATACCCTACATGAAACTCTTGTGATAACAGTTGGTCATAACAAGACATAAACTGATTTAATAAGATACTTATATCTTCAAGACTCTGCTCGCCTGCGGCATCTTCTTCATCAATGATCATATCTATCGTAGAATTAGATTTTTCTCTAATATACCCTGAAAAAGAATCTTTCAATGTTTTTACAACAGTCACCAATGTATCTCTTTCAACACCTGATGATATAGATTCTATATATTTATAGAACTCCGGATCATAAGTTCTTATATATGAAGAATAAGTATTAAAACCACCAAATAAAGCATTTATATTTGCACTTGTGTTGTTTGCTTTAAGTATTGTTTCCCACACAACATATTCATCATAATTAGACTGCTTATTCAAGTTGTTCTTTATTCGTTCTATTATTTCATAATTTTCATCATATTGCGACACAATGTCTTCTATAGGAGTAGTAGCATCAAAATTGAAACCTACTAAATATTCTGATATTTCTTTATCACTAAGATAATCTCCTAAAGTTTTGTTGTATCCGTTTCCAAGATCAATAACTGTATCTCGCATCCTATCAACTTCATTAGGTATATCACTATTTCGTCTAAGTTTCATTATACCTTCAATAGTGCTTACATTTTTTATTATATAATCCGGGTCAGTTAACCCGTTTAATGTCCCATACATTAAACACCAAGCAGCATATATGGACAAAGCATGAACTTCCGTACCATTATATAGAACCATATCGTCTTTTAAAAAATTTCCACGAAGATCATTCAACTGATATAAGATCCCTAATTTATCATTAGCATCAATGGTTTTAACATACATATCTATAATTTTACTTATACCTATGTATTTAGTCATAATACTTGAAAAATCTGCCTCAAGTAATTGCTTTTTCATCTCTGTCTTAATCTTTTCCTTCTGATCTATAGTGATATCATGTGTTGCTCCCCAAGTATCATCTTGTATTACAATATCCATGTAATCATATTGACCATCTTGGGTAAATGTAGCGTTATCACCTTGTTTAATCGTTTTTTCTTGGAAGATTAAATCAACTTGATTGGAATATAAACCATTATCTTTAAACACAACAGTGTTACCTAATGCGTCTATATTATATTTCTTTTGCAAATAATATCGTTTTACAGTCAATGTTTTATCTGCAACTATATCAAAGATAATATCAATAATTTTATTAGTACCTATATTTGCTTTAATATTAGGTAGATTCTTAACTACACGTTTCAATAAACCCATATCAAGAGTTTTAAGTTTACTTAATCCATTTGAATCCAATATATCATATATCTCATCATCTGTGTAATCTCTGACAGAATATCTTTCCATAGATTTTGCACAATAAAGATTGAACGTGTAATATAATATAAACATAAACATCGTATTCGAATATGCAGAATATGTTTTCTCAAAAGCCGATATATAATCTAACGACATTATTTCATTTCTAGCTATATTATATGCTTCGAAAAAATAATCATATTCATTAGCATTCAACGCGTTCTTATCATAATAACATATGTCAAATTGTTTCTTATTTCTAATCTCATATGGTTTCATAGGAGATTCCAAAAACGTAAGATACAAATAATCAAAATCTTCATATACTTTATCGATATCTCGTTCGTAGAACAGACGGTTATATGTTTTAGGATAAGACACATAATTCACTTCATGCAAATATATAATGTCAGGATCACTATCAGATACTTTGTCACTATTTGTTATTGGTATATATTGACTTTCATCTTGTGGCAATCCGCAGAATGGTCTATAATAAACATTATTTTCAACATAAGCATCTATTCTTTCTTTTCTTTTTTTAGATATCAAAGCTTTAGCATTATCGTTATTATACATTAATAAAGTTTGAAGTTTCTTAGGATAAACCATATATTCTTTTGCACTGGATTCTGTAAATCCGGCTTCAAGTAAATCAGTTATACTTAAATTGTAATCTAGTACAGAATCTGTACCTTCTACTGCATAAGAATATCTATCATAAGCATCAGCAGTTTCTACACTTTCAGCAGCTTCAGCCTCAGCTTCATTCTTTACAATCAAACTTCTCATAATATCAATAACACGATTAAAAGCATCTCTATTTTTGGAAAGCAATACTGATTCTATATTCATTTTACTCTCCTAATTCTATTTAAATTTATCTTGCCACATTGTCATAACTGCCTCAAACATTGGTGAACTATTTTTAGTTTCAGAATATTCATTATACAATTTAAAATAGTTCTTTATTTTAGCAACATGTTGAACCGTTAAAGAATCTTTATATTTTTCAACAAATTTTCTAAAATCTCCAAATGAACCGTCAGCAGATAGAAAGAATTTTGAATCTTTAGTTTTAGCAAAACTGTGGACACCTTTATGTGCCATTTCACAAAGCATCGTTACTTGGATTATATTATCAAAATGGTCTTTCAACACATTATTTGCAACAGACATTGAATTTATTGCTTCGCCGTGAACGAACATGTGTGCAATCTGTATCTCAGATATGTCGTACAATGTAAAAATAGGACCGTGATGCATTTCAATTGGAGCAACACTATCATCTATATTGTGAAACAATGCACAACTTCGCAAACCTACTTCGTTTTTTAGATAAGCAATATATCGAGAATACTCTTTAGATTTCCTAACTAAAGATTCTACATCTTTTATAAATTTTATAAAATCTACCGGATTCATAAAATATTTATCCTTTTTATTTAAAGGAAGATGTATAAATTTCTCATACCCTGTACGTCCAACTACAATATTTCCATTATCTTTTTCGACACTATTTAGATTCAATAGGTCTGTTTTAGATACATCACCTTTCATATTGTTACCCTATATCAAACGCATCACAGCATTTTTTAACAGCAATCGCTTTCTCTTGACGATTATCGTTACCAAAATAGATGAAAGTTTGTACGTTTGATTTCTTTACGTATATACACATGAACGTAGCTTTTTGTCCATTAGATTTACCCAATACAGAATCATATTTTGTTGATGAAAGTGAGCACAATATCATTTCTCTAATAGACAATGTCTTGTTTTCACAATTCAAAACTTTAGTATCTTTATCTTCATCAAATATGAACTTTATAGGTAAAAACTTTATAGGATAAGCAGCATCGTTTATTTTAATAGTCTCATACAATTTATTAGAATTTGATAAAATAATGATATTGTCATTTATATCAAATGCCAAATCTTTTATAGAATCAAAACCATTTGATGTATTAAATGTAAACAATGGTGTTGTTCCACCATTATTATAACAATCTATTGTTGAACCAGATATAGCAAAAATTGCATCATCTTCCACTAATAAATCAGTATAAGTTTTATCGATCGTGGTTATAGTTTTACCTTTAAATGTATATGTCGATTTAATTTGTATATTTTCACCAGGTACAATAGGTATAGAAGGTGTAACGGATATAACAGATTTACAGATAATCTCGCTATTTCCTTTACATCTATGTAAATCAACGTTTACATCTGCTTTAACCCCATAATCCGAAGATTCACCTAATTTAAATTTTGCTATTGTGGTTGAATTACCGATATATATGTAATCACCAGAAATAAAACATCTATCAACATTTTCATCAGGCGGCATACCATTTGTATTAGTAGTACTTATGTCTAATCCATCTGGATCAATACTAGGTACAATACTGAAATAATATTCTAAATCATAATCGTATGTTAAGTTTCCTGTGGACAAACCTGTTAAAACTTTACCTCTTTTACTTGTTGCTAAAACAACAGTATCTCCACTATAACATATATCTTTAAATGTAACAGAATCATCAGAATATTTTTTACTAACTGTTTTATTTGATATATCTATAAAATAAATATTGTGTTTAGTTAGAATACAATCTGTGTTCTCTTTTATAGTAAATATATTTAAAATATCACCAATATCATTAAAACCAAATGGTATCTCATAATAATTATCAATAGACCCATAATACAACTTATTGCTAGTCAAAAAATAATTTTTTATACCATCTATATTAAAGATACGTTTGATATCACTAATAGGTGACGTTTTAGTAACAAACAGTTTTGTATTTGGTAAAATATATTTTATTACGTCTTGTAGATTCTCATAAAAACTACTAGATTTATACCAATAGTAATTATCGCCTTTTTTAAGTTTTATACCTAAATTAAGATCCGTTATAAGGTTTATTTCATCACTTACAAACATTCTGTTTATTAAAAATAAGACTGTCGGGAACTGATTACAACCTTCTTTAGATATAAATCTAGCCATATCATCACTTATTGAATCTATTCGTTTAACGAGTTTATCTTCAGAATTATAAATATTCATAATTAAACTCCATTTTTACAGCTATTTGAATCATTCTAATGTCATTTTTATTATATTTATAGAACAAATAATAAAAAAATCTAGGAGGATAAAACCTCCTAGATATTACACTTACTACATATCGATAGCTGCTACAACATTAACTTTGTTCATTATCTCTTCAGAATGTTTCTGGAATTCTTTATTGAAATCTAACCAGAACATGTTTTTCAACACATTACATTCGGCTTCAACAATAGTTTTATTATATTCATTGATGCATGATGGGTCACCAGGAGATAACATCGTCCAATCGGCAGAATATCTATTGTTTCCATCAGCTTGTTTGAAAGAATAGATTGATACAAAGAAGCAAGCTAATACTTCACGGTCACCTTTAATAAGAGAACCACAATCTTCAGATGTAGGATTACAATAAACAGATGTTCTAATATTCTGATCTTCATCCTTTTCATTTGGATTTTCAAACAAAAGAACCCATACGTCGGATCCTGATTCCATCTTACCGGCAGCTTTTAGATTCTGGATATTTCTGATATTATTTTCAATTGACATTCTGATTGCACTTTGATCAGATACCATCATGTATGTCATAATATCATTAGGTTTAGCTTTAGGTAAAGTTACATCTGAATCGTCTTTACCAATGCCCTTGAATACCCTGTTTTCACAAAGTCCACCAATGTCATCTGAGAACATAACGTCTTTGAACATTGAGATTCTAAAGTCGTCTTTTTCTCTCAATGATAACAACATTTCTGTTGCTGAAGTAATTTGATTTTGAAACATGCTAACTCCTTAAAGTTTCTCTTTTTTGTATATAGGTTGAATTTCTATACCTATGCTATAAAGGTACGAGTGAAACATTACGGCTGGAACATCGTCGTAAATTTCATCATCGTCCAATTCCAAATCATGTACTTGGAGCGGATCTTTTGTTAACAACATTTTACCAAGCATCTCTATCATGTATGGGTTAGTAGAATGTGTTGCCATATATCTATGAACAATATCTGGATCCAATCGAGTAAATAAATTGTCTGATTCCATTTCACCATTTCTAATTGCTGATTTAGAATATGGACTCATCATATTAACTTGTTTACTAGGTTTATTAGGAATACCAACTTGATTTGTTGAACCTAATGATCTTGCTGAAAATTTATCATCCGGATTCTGTTTCAAAATAACGTAATATTTTTTACCAATAATTACATTTTTCTCACTTTGATAGGTTCTAACCAAGAATCCATCTTTATTTATTTCAGCTTTAACTGGTACAAGATTTGCCCGTTCATTATTAATAGTAGTATATTCAATTCTACCATCTTGGGTCATCATAGGTGCTAAACCGTTTTCCTTAAACACATATTTTTCTTTCTTATTTGTGTCATAAGGTGTAGCTCCTTTATCAAGTACGTCTGATATAGGTTTTAAGAATTCTTTACTACTTCCAGAAATTGATCCTGTTATAGCAGGTGCATCCATATTATCTATTTTCAAACCTGTGAAAGGATCTTTAAATTCTCTCTTCATTGTGATTTTACCAGGTTTAACTTTATATTTCGTATAAAGATAATCTAGATTTTCAAGAGAAATTGTTCCTCCAAAAGGCTTTTCAATAGCCAACAGACCAGTCTTATACATATCTTCAAAGAAATACATCTTTTCTTCATCGGTCTTTTGTGATAAGAATGCGTATAATGCCTCTCCTTCTTCAGGATTAACATCATTGGCAAATTCTATTAAAAGGCTGATTTTCTGTTGGAGTGTTGGAAGTTTTTGAATTCTCTTACATACTTCACCAGAAATAAAGTTATATTCACACATGTATAACTGACCTGGATTTCCACGACCAGGTACACCTGGTGGAGATAGAATAATATCTGCAACATTTCCGTATTCGTCTCTAGGCATATTTTCCTTAGGCCAAATACAAGATACTACACCTTTTCCACCGAACAAGTCTGTCATCTTAAATCCATTGAATGCACTTTTCTTTTCGTAAGTAGTTATAACAATATATGCAAATTCAAACTCTGAATTGGAGTTGTTTATCCATTTTCTATTTTGATTTTTATCAAGATAAACTACAGCATGATCGTATGCTACTCTTAATTCATGAGTATATTGAACATGATTGTTCGTTTTAGCATTTACAATAGGATCTAACAAATTAAATATTTTCTGATGATATTCCATAGAAGCGGAATAATATTTCAATAACTGGGTATTACATCCGCTATCTTCGAACTCAGAAACATCATTGATAAAGATATCTATATCGGCCACATATCCTTCGCCTCTACACACTTCATCGGATGAAACTATTCTTCTTAATGCTGCGTCAGTTAATTCAGCAGCAGCATTGTCATAATTGACGTTTCTTTTAGCATAAAGAATACCGTCTTTAACGTGTTCACCAATATCAGGAAAACACTTGTAAAACTTATCATCACCATATAAATTAAGCAATTTCTGATTCTTATTCAAAACTATAGGAGTTTGTTTGAAATTATAGAACGATGCTCTTTCATAACATTCATCAGAAATAATGATAGAATCTTCTTCATTTTCTGCCAATGAAATGAAACAAGCATTTAAGTTTAACCCGTATCTATAGTTTCCATATTCATCATGATTATTGCTCTTATAAAGAAGTGAACCTTTCTTAATTGTGTCTCCTGGCACATAATTGTCACCAGATGTGTATGGTCTAAGATATCCTTGATCTTCTGATAGACACTCGTAGTGTGACATTTCAACAATAGTATAAACTTTTGTCAAAATATTTTGCAAAAGATATACATATTTGAATCTACCAGTTATAGAAAATTTTGGAACAACAGCTAATACTTTGTAATCAGCGTCAGCTGTCTTGTATGAATCGGTATATTTTCCATACACTTTTTCAAAACCAGTAGGCATCGTGTTTATTTCTGGATTAATTAAAGGGATCATGTGTTCAAAGAATTGATTTGCCATTACTCCTCTGTTTCCAGAAAGAAACTGTGGTAAAGATAAGTTTAACCCTCCCATTATTTTATACGCATCTTCGTTAGGATACTCAGCATTAATCTCCTCAAGTTGTTGCTGTGTTACCATGAATTACCTCCATATTATTCATCTAAATAATATATATCTAAATATAAAATTGGCTATTTTAATGTAAAAGAGATAATAGATTTTTAATAATTGTTACCCATATCTCTAAGATCATCATCTGTTAAAGATTGTAGAAATGTGTTTCGTTTTTCCTCTATTCGTTTTCTATCTTCATCAGTCAACATACTTTCTCTAATTTCAGCTATCGTTTCATTTGCTTTATCAAAATCAGGTTCACAATAAATTTCATCCATAGTTGTTCCTCCTATAAAAATATGTACCTTGGTTTTATCCAAGGTACATATTATATTTCAATTTCAAATTTACGCAGTTATATATTCATTAGCTATAACATATTTTGAACCAACTACTTTTTCAGCATCATTATCAAAAGGTGTAACACCTTTACCAATAATAGGTGTGTATCCATTACTGATGACCTTAACGTTTGGTTCAGAAATAATATTGTTGTTATAATATCCATCATGCAAATTGAAACAGAAATAATGTTTATTTTCATTTGCCAGTTGTGAGAAATTTGTATACATTTCTCCAACATCGTCTTTTGGCGAATATGATTCAGTATAAGCATAAATCATAGCTAAACGCTGTTCAAGCGGAACATTTGTTCCAAGCTCAGTCAATGGTAAAATGTTTTTATTACCATAAATCATTTCTTGGGTTGCTCGATATTTAGCAGTAAATGCTAATGCTCTTGCCAACTGAGGATATTCCTCAATAGTTTCAAGAAGTGTACGTCTAGTAAACTGGATCTCAGGTAAAACGTCCAAAGCTAGTTTAACTGAACCTTGGATTCCGAACTTCTTCTGCCACAAATATTCCATGTCAGATAATTCTGGCATATAGCCTCTTGACATGTCAAATACCATAGGGAATTTTGCTCCTTCGATATTATATTTATTTTTAACAAAAGAAGCATTTGCTACGAATCCGTTTACATCTGGACCATATATTGGGTTTCTATCATTAAGTTTTTCACCAGACGATAGATCAAAGATATTGAATGACTGATAAATAAATTCTTTTCCACCTTTAATCTTCTCACCCATACCTAAGAACGGAAGATATCGAGTTTCTTTATCAAACATTCCTACTTTCATTTCTTTTGTTTTATGATTGATACAATAAAGACCAATATTTGCACCATCAAGGTAAGGTTTAATTTTTCTAACGAAGATAGTCCAAGCTTTAGCATCTAATGCAGCTTCCATATTGGAACCAAGTTTATCGTTATCTTTAACTTCCCCTGCCTTATCCAACTGTAATAGATCTTCTACACCATTTGGATTTACCTGTGCAACTGAGTCTATACAGATGTAAGTTGGTGCCAAGAACATGATTTCTCTACCATCAACATCACGTAATCCAGATGGCAAAAGATAATCTTTCTTACATGTAGTTTTAATATTATATATCTTTAAAATCATATTAGCTAGTTCTACCAACGAAATAGGTTTATTAGAATAATTACATTTATTCATAAAATCTGCTGGAGACCATCTAGCCAAACTCATAAAACGGTTTGGAGGAGTATTATTCTCAGGATCACAGTAAAATATTTCTGAATATCCTGGACCAAATCTGTTCCAAATATAATCAACAGATGATGTAACTTTACCAATCAAAACAGAAGTTTTACCACACCCAGATTCACCGATAATATTGCATAATCGTGCAAACAGACCACCATTTAAAACTGGCATTCCATTTACGCCTTCTACCATTGTTCCAGAATATACATTATACACAGTATATTTTGTCGGTATAGCTGGGAATTGGATAAACTCATTATCTCCTCCCAAAGGATCACCCATTTTAAAAAGGCGATTCATCAATTTACTTCCTATAGTTCCATTAACCATTTATATTTTTCTCCTTAATTAATAAATCCAAGTCTAAGACATATGTTGTGTTTTTTGTGTGAAGTTATTTTCATCTACTGTGTTTAAATTTATTACATATGTCTCATTATAGATGTAGAGTTCATTATTAATTTCTATAATGTAATCGCTCATTATTTCACTTTGTGAGATATCTGGGAATTTTGTCATTAAAGTGGTTAATTCAGTAACTATTCTACTTACATATAATGCAAGCAATCTTGCAACGTAAATATACAAAGTATCTTTATCGGTAGTAGGTTCATCGTCATCAGAACCATAATACGAAAAACTAGTAGAATATAATCTATAAAAAGCATTTTTAACATCTGATGACATCTTAGTTATAATTAACGCAGTTATTTTTGATAATTTTTGTTGTAAAATTTCATCATCAGTTAATTCTGTGTAGAATTTATTTTCACCATTAGCCACATTGGTCACAGATTTAGACTGCATTATCCATTTTTTCAATTCAAATAAAAATTCATTTCTTATAAACGAATTTATCACATGTAAATAATCTTTTGTATCATCAAATACAGTCTTTTTACTAACTATTTGTTTTGGCATCTTTATATAAATGAAAAACATAGCAACTGCTAATAAAATAACCAATGTTAAAATAATAATATTAAATACCATTTTTATCCTCCTGTAATTTCTGTTGGTTAGCTTCTAACATCTTTATCTTGTTTTCAATAACCATCTTATCCAAATCTTTTTCCGTAAGTCTAGGTAGATTAGTCTTAAGAATAGTAGGAGCATATTCTAATATTTTAGGAACACCAGGAACCTCAGTCTTTTTCTCCATAGCGACAGCATCTTCATATTTCTTTATAGCGGATTCGCTCAACCAAGCACTATATTCTCCATAAAAAGATTTCCAATCACCAATTACAATCTTAGGATGTACAGGAAGTACATCTGAGTGCACTAATTTGTGAGCTGTTGGATTAAGAGGAGTCAAACCAACCATAAATCTATAATGTAGAGCTATTACTTCTTCACATATCTTAAATGTTTCAACCCACCCATTTCTATACATAGATTTTGTACAGCAGGCTTCCACATAATCATACAATGTAAATGGAGCGTGATGTAATTCAATTGTGAAACCATTCTTAATAGAATATCCTTCATAAAATGAACAATGATCTACATTCAAGTTATGTTTCATAAACTGAATAAAATCTCTATATTCTGGTGTATGTCGACACATCTTTGTTACATACTTGTAATATTTTTCATTAACTGATGTCATCTTCATATCAAAATCGATATCAGGAATATCATCCAAATGAATAATATTATTTTTATCATATTCTAGTTTAACAACGCCATTTTCACTCTCATCACTAGGCTTTATATAAAACTTACCCATATCATTAACCCTTCATTTTTTAAACAAAAAAAAGACCATGATTGAATATTGAGGAAGAATAAATCGAAAATACGACTTAAACTTCCTCAATACCAACAGTCTTATAGTAAGACAAGACTTTTCTAAAAACTAACATATATGACATTTTTAATAAGATATATCGGAATTATACAATGTCCAAGAAATTATATCTGATGATACTTCATAAATATAATTAGGACGTATACAAATATACTTATTACTGTTTACAATTAACGTTGTTTTTAGACACGCGAACGGAAAGATTCGAACTTTCTATATAGCATTTTATAATGTGGATAAATTCGTACATCTACGATATGAATCCGAAACACACATATTGCACCAACGCAACGTTCGCAAAAAATATCAGAACAAGCTTTATAAATGTAAACATCCAGAATTACACTTATGCTTGTTCTGACTAATAAAGTATGTGAAATTATAGATTGGGTGGGAGGGGTTGTATTATCCACAATTCACCACTTTATTCATAATTAGAATATATACATGATATTTTAGTTTAAATAAAAAATCATATACTAACAAATTCTAATCAATATAATGTACATGTAATTATTATTTTATAAAAAATAACCCGGACAAATCCGGGTTATCTATTTTATTTTTTATGCAGTCATTTCTTCATCTTCAGGTTCAAATTCAAATGTACCATCAGATTTAATCAAGAATCCATCTGACAATTCAATATACGAATTATCCAAGTATAATTTTCCAACATCAGCTACTTCAAGTTTATAAAAGTTAGCATCAATGTCATCAACATTTACTTTTTCAACAGATTCAGCGTAACAACTAGCAATATCTTTTCTGTCTAACCACATTGTAGTAGGGTTAAACAATATCGGTGTGTTTTTACGTATTCGTTGAGATTTAATGAACACGATAGTTCCATCTTCAAAATAAGATGGAATTTCACTGTCTTTTTCAATATAGTGGACATTTTTACTAACTGCTATTACGATTTTACAAAATGTCTTTTTATTTTTATACAAAGCACTTTTATCTACTAAAGTCAGTTTTGTTCTTTTCCATATATTATAAATCTGAACATTTATTGTTTTACCTTGCTTAACAAATTCATAAGCATCATCCAATGTCATAGATTTAAAATATCCATCTTCAACAATCTCAACCAATAATTTTTCATTTCCACACAACATGTTTTAATCTCCTTAAATAATCAATTGTATTAATATAATTGGAATTTAAAGAGTTTATTCAACTTGAATTGTTCATAGTGTCCTCCCATACACAATTATAATATACAATCAATTATCCCAAATAACTAAAAATCATCTTGTACATTTAATATTGAATCTAATTTTATTCGAGTTGTCAACTTCTTTAGTTATATCTTTATAATAAAAATCACAAACAGTAAAGTATTTTAAAATCTTTCTATCATAACGTTCAAAAATGCGTTGATTAGACGAACCTCTTAACATCAAATTTATAGTATCTCTATTCTCTTCTTCATATTGTCCATCTATAAGATAATTTACTTTAGATAAAACTACGTACAAATCATCATTAGAATCAAACTCTCGTTCATGAACAGCTCTATCAATAAGATCTTCAATCTTATATCCTGTCCAAAGATAAATCTTAGAACTAGGAGAAAACTTTGACACTAATTCTACTAGATGTCTAACTAATTTGACATTATCATCATATAGCGGTTCTCCACCAAGAATAGAAAAATTTCTAATTATCCCATTAGCATGAAGTTTATCTTTAATAAACTCATCGATATCTTCTGGGATAGGTAATCCTCCAGATGGATCCCAAGTTTGTGGATTATGACAACCTTTACAATGAAATGGACAACCTTGTGTCCAAAAAGATAAACTGATACCATTAAACGAATCAACTATATCATCAACAATAATACCAGCATATCTCATATTTTTAATTTTATCATCCAAAGTACACTTTGAATTCTCTAATTGTAACTTTGTTTCCATCTTTGTCCTTTCTACTAAAAAATGATTTTCTATTAGTGACAGTATATGTATAATATCTGTGTTCTTGATCTTCAATCCAAGTTTCCACAAGATGTTTAAACATAACCTCAATATCACCTTCATCATATTTCATTGTCTTAGGAATTATAAATCTAAATATAGCAGAATTATAATCTTCATAAAATACAATCTCAGCGTCTACTAAAGTTTCATTAATATCCGTATAATTGAAATTTTTTATAACAGATTTGTTTCCATCCTGTTGAACTCTATCTGAGACAGAATTTAAAAATTGTGGGTTTCTTAAAGATTGTGAAGTAACAGTAAATGTTACTAAAATAATAACAACCAACGATGCAAATAACTTTTTCATGTAATCTCCTTTTAAAATAGTGAAAATAACCTCTCCTAGTTTTATCTAGGAGAGGTTTATGTTATTTAATGTCTAGCCCATCCAACCAATGAATCAGTATGATCTACACGATCTTTAAATTCATCTTGTTTACCTGCGTTAGCTTGGTTAACCGTTCCAAATAAATAACCTGTGATACGTCCTAATTCATCGATCTCACTAGATCCACATGTAGGACAAACATCACCATTTACACCTGCCATTTTACCTGAATAACCACATTTTCTACAAGTCTTATTAGGCAAATTCACAGCGGCATATGGGATATCCTTTTCTTTCATTTCGTAATCGATAATTTGTTCAACAACTGTTTCGTTTCTAGCAGCGTTTTCATCAACCTCTACATAAGTTATACATCCACCAGAAGAATAACCTGTTAATTCAGATTCAATGTCAATCTTATTAAAAGGTGACATTTGTTTCCATACTGGAACATGCATACTATTTGTAAAGTATTTTCTATCGCTTACATTTTCAATCTCACCATAAGCTTTCTTAAACTTGGTCATAGATGTATAGCATAGATTTTCTGCCTTTTATTATACCTTCGGTTTCCCGATATTTAAAAGAGGATTAGACTATATAATCATCCAATAAATCTGTTACTAATCTATTGGAGCTACGCGTTTCGAATCACTTGATTCTACTCTACTCGCTTCTTCACTAAGATATTTCTTCTTAGCTATGCTTTCGATAGTCGTTAGAGAACAGAACTCATATTGTTCTATCCTACGGGGTTAGCTTGCTTTTATTAAAGTTTAGCCTTTCTTACCAATTTATTACATTCAGCCCGTTTAACGTAGTTTTATACATATGATTACTCATATGACGCCCACAGATTTTAGGCGTATAATACACACCAAAGTTTAAGCTATACTCTGTTTTAAATTGAGCACATCTTTTCTTATAAAGGTTCTCAATTCGTTTAGCTAATTCCATTCCTTCAGAAGTAGTGTGATCTTTTCCAATAAGAATATTTAAAGTCTCAGCTAAACCAATTTGTCCAATAACCAAAGTCCCATGTCGTAATGCAGATCTTATACCCTCACTAGGAATATATCCTACGAAAGTTCTATTCTCATACATAAACTTTGCTGCTGCTTCTGATTGTGAACAAATATATTCAAATCGTTCAATCAATTCATCTTTTGCTTCATGAATCAATTGATCAAGATATAACATAAAGTTTTCGATAAGATCGTCCGATAACTTGATTTTACCTGTTTTACATTCCATTGCTGCGGTAGGTAAAATTATTGTATTAGGGGCAATATTTCCTCGCCCATCTTTCAACGCAGCTGAAACACAATCGTCATATTTTGATAAATCTGTTTCTCCACTAGCTGCCAATTCCAAATTGTATTCGAAAGATTTACTAAAATTAACATCTGCTCCATTATACGTTCTACAACCCCTTCTTCAGAGTTATTCCGCAAGCTCGTTACACTTACGTTAAGTCACAAATTGTAACTATTCTGGATATCACTATCCAGGTTAGACTATATCACGATCTCACATTGTATTAACCTCTGTGAGACCCTTGCCGTTTCGAATCACTTGATTCTACTCTACTCGCTTCTTCATTAAGATATTTCTTCTTAGCTATGCTTTCGATAGTCGTTTAGTTTTTATTAATATCGTATGGAGTAACCGGTTCAGTTTCAGATTTAAGAATTCCAGAATTTATAAGATCATCAATAGTCTTATCAGTTTCTAATATCAAACCTAAATTACCATTAGGTCCAAATTTCTGATCTTTATTGGCTCTGTTATAAACTCTAGATCTAGTCACATTCAAATCTGTTGCTGAATCTATGGATGTTGTATAATGTGTTAAGACCTCACCTGTATCTCTTGAATATAAAATGTATTTATGTTTATATTCTGGTGGATTAGGGTGTCTTAAACCAAGACGAAACGCGTGTTTATCGTTTTCAGATCTAGTAACCCATTCAAGGTTTTCAGCAGAATTATTAGTTTTACAACCATCAACGTGATTCACAACTAACCCATCATTTTCACCTTCTACAAAATGCGATGCTACTAATCTATGAACAAACACTCTTTCTTTTTTCGGCACATATAAAGTGACTCGTTTATAACCGACCGCATTTACATCTCCAACAACGATCTTACCACTAATTTTACTACGAACTCGCCCATCTGAACTAACTTCATAGTAATCTTCATGGTTCTTAACAGATTTCCATATCTCTTCTTTCATAATATACATCCCCTTCTACAAATACGTCAAGGAGACATTTTATTTTAATACGATATCAAATTTAACACACGATTGACTTGTGTTCGAACGTAAATAACACAAGCGTTCCCATGTTTAGGCAAGTTTTTCCATAGAACATCACTGTTCTAGGCCACAGGTTTTATGGTTCCCATGTCTTCATCAGGTTGAACTTCATCGATTATTCCAATTTCAGTTCCACTATCAACTAATTCAAGACGAAGATATTTACAAATGTCGTAATGTTCAGTAAAGAATTTTACAAGTTTATCATATGTATCTTTATCATTATCTCTAATATTCCTAATGATTTCTCTTTTTGTAACTCTATCATAATCAATAGCAGAATCGTTTACAGACCAATCACAGTTTGCGTAATTGGGATACAAACGTCTAACAGTAGATTTGATAGCAAGTTTCTTTAAATCATAATTAGGAGTACCAGGTTTATCATTTACCCCTTGTTTATATTGGAATATTCCACAAGGGAAGATAGGTGTTTTATGGAATTTACCAACACCTTTTAAACTGCCCTCTAAGAGAGCTTTTGTAACCATGCGTCCTTCTGTTAAAGTACAGAGACCATAGTTAATTGAAGTAAAAGGCAACTGATTCAGATTTGTTATCCTAAAGGCTTTTTATCCTCTAGTTCTTATAGTTTCCTATAAGCTCGGCGTACATTTTCACCCTCGTTTAACGTTAGGTATTGTTGGTAATCATTCCAACTCACAGATATCTATAATATCTGGTGACGGACACTCTTGGGAGAATTATATTTATTCATCTCCTACGCTCTACGGTACTTAAGATCCTATTCGCAATATCTCAAGTTACCTCGGTATTATCATATGATATAAAATCACTTAGACTTCACCGATTTTGCCCGTTTACGGTAACATATCTCTATGCTACTAGGCGATTAAACGCACCAGAACGCGACTGTAAGGTATTAAGGTTATGATACATTCCCTCAATAGCTTGGTTCAATTCCCTTACAGTCAATTTCATTGCTTTATTCCAAACATATCGTTTGATAAAGTTAAACCATTTTTTACCTTTATATATTTCATCATCAATAGATATATCTTTTGATGAGTTTTTATTAACGCTTTTATCCAACCACGATTCTTTAACAAATGGAACAATATCCATAACAGTCATGTAATGTTTGAAAAAACTTTTTCTTACATACGGAACCATAGTTGTGTCAAGGTGTGTAGCAGAACATCCCAGTTCTATCCTTTATATTTCTATAAAGCCTGACTATATCTTATGTATATAAACACATATACATCCTTGCACTTCCACGTAGGAGTTTCATCTAATCGTGTACTCTACTCGCTTCTTCACTAAGATATTTCTTCTTAGCTATGCTTTCGATAGTCGATACATTAAGAGAATAATAGTATATCTTCTTAACACGGTATTACCGTATCCTATAAATAGGACTTAGGCTCTCTTACCACCTTAATCTTTCGATTTAGTTGACCGTTAGCTTCTCTATTTACATAAAGAAACACCTCACATTTGTGAGTTCACAAGGTTTTGATTCGGCAGATACTCTTTGGTTTACCGAATTGTTGTAAAGATTGTAATTGGAAGATTACCGCTACAAGTTGGAAAGCTGTACTTATACTGCTAGCAGGTCTAACATCTGTCTGTCTAGTATTAAAACCATTAGCAAGAATCTTATCAAATGGAACGCTTAAACAATTGCTCATGCCAAGAAGATAAGAATCTAGATCATGAATATAAATACGATTTTCTTCATGATTCTTTCTATATTTCTCAGATATAACTTCATCTAAAGCTAAACGTTTAAGCATTACGTTAGCAGCTTCACCTTTTCTTCCACCAAAAGATGCTTCATCAACATTTGCATTTTGATTTTCAATATTTTTAGCAAATGCTTTAGAAAATACGTCTTTATATAGGGTATTACTTCTATTACGAATCCTTGTTCTTTCTTCCCTATAAGCAATATAATTTCTAGCTAATTTAACCTTTTGTCGTTCAATTAGCTTTTCTTCAACAAGATCTTGGATTGCTTCTACAGTTCGATTTTTATCAGATTTAATATCTTCACAAGCTTTAGCAATCTCATCCGTTATTTCTTCTATTTCTTTTTTAGTGATCTTGTTTGCTTTCTTTGTAATCGAATCGTTCGCTTTAGATATAGCAGTAAATATCTTTTCTTTATCAAACTCAGATTTACTACCATCTCGTTTTATAACAATCATTGCTTACCTCTCTGTTATAAGAATTGCACATAAAACATTTGTGCATAATTATGTCTAAAAAGTGTACGTTTCTCTAAGTACCCTTAATGTGGCCTAAAGTATATCTTAATTAGGGGCATAATGAGGTTTATATAATTAGAGTGTTTTATGAGTTGAATTCCATCTTTTTCTTCAAGATAAGCTTCAGATTCAACTTTTTCACCATCAATTATATATTCATACCTATTATTTCTAGTAAGACAAGCATACATTCTAGGATCTTTAGAATTAAGATATTTTTCTCTTATTTGTTGGATCTTCCTCATACAAACTGGCATAGGAGTCGTCTTAGAAGATTCCAGTATCATAAGCATCTGTTTAAATAATCTTATAAAAGGTTGATTAGCTTTTACATATTCTTCATCTATACCTTTTATTCTAAGATTACCACTCATACTATCAAATAACACCTCCAAATTATCGATACGTATGTATGAAGTATATTCTCCTTCTTTGTTTACGAACCTAAGATAACCATTTTCGAATTCAGTTTTAATAGGTTTCTTATTTACAAGCACCATTGAATCGCGAGTAGATGATACAAAATTCTTTTCATCTATATTATTTGCCTCGCAAAACATATTCATAAACCGTAACATTTGTTTTTCTATTTTAGGGTAAAGAGTTTTATCTTCTTTCATCATTTTACCGATGAGAATATTACAATCAAGTTTGTTCATATTCATTAATTTATCGTACATCTCTTTGCCAAAAATAAAGTAGCACGCTGTTGGATGTGCTCGTTTGATATCATACTCATTGATTATAGTACCTATACAATAATCAATGTTTGGATTTTTGTCGATGAGTTTATCAAACACTTTCAACATTGTTTTACCTCTCAAAAATTCGACCTATGTTGTTCTAATATAATGTAAGTCGAGGTTTCAAAATAAATGACTAGGACTTTATTGTCCTAGTCAAATTTTCATTTAAGTATCCTGTTTGTTATAGGAATTAATGATTCATTCAAACATCTAGTGTGTTATTCCTGCTTTAGATTCATTCACTTACTACAAAGTTAGTTTTATTTCATACTTAGATTCACTATTTATTGATGTTTGTTATTGGTTTTTCAGGTACATTCTTCTTATGAGGATGTTATTCGATGTTAACGATGCACTTTATTGTTATGTGGGTCATAATGTTCAGTTATGGTTCATTTAAGACCAACGTTTGTTATTTTTTATACCGATACATTAACTCAAATTCGTGTGTTTAATTCCACCCTTTGATTACACTTTTATTATAACATAAGCATTTGTGTGCATCTCGATACTACAGCTGGTAAACTCAAAAGATCAGCATTATTTATATATTCTGTTTGTTTTTTAACTGATCTAGAACCTTTTACTTTTCGTATAAAATCTAATCTTAAACCATCTGGTTTAAATGATATATCTATCTGTATACCTAATGAATCTGCTATAGATTTTATAGAATACAAATTATAATTAATAAGAATAGTAGCATCATATTTCTCAGACAGTGGCTCTGTAGGATATTTGTCAGAAACGTTTCCCATAGTAATCTCCAAACTTAGTATATTATACAAAAATCTTTAAAGTTCTCAACAGTATAAAATGTTGATCTTCTTGTACATTTTTCTTGTTTAAACAATCTACGTTTATTATCTAAACAAGCTATGTACGATATTATTCCATGATTATCAATATTTGATTCTCTTTTAGATAATATTATTGGGTCATAAAATGTTATCAAATTGAACGTTATATTTTTATCAATGTATTTAACTTTATCTAAATCATATTGAATCGAATTAATAGTATAACTTACTTTATCTAACAAAAGTTCTACTTCTTCTGGAATACAAGATAATAAATATTCTTTGTATCCTGTACACAGTATCGCTAAACATTCATACAAACTGTACGATGACACATATGCATTAATTATATCTTTATCGGTAAATTCAATACCTTTTAATCGTTCACATTCTATTATAGATAACATCGTTTTTATATCTACATTTAAATCATCAGATTTACGAATACACTTCTTTATATCATCATATGTAAAATACGGTGTACAATATGAATAAATGTTTTTATATGAATTGTATGATAAGACTATATTATCACCTATCGTTTCAGAATAGAAATAATCACAATATTGCAAGTTATATCTATCGGAAAGACAAGACAAATACTTTAAATTAGATAAAATAGAAACTGTACAAATCACTTCATCCGGTTCAGCAAAATTTAATTCAAGTTCAGATTCAAGTTCATCTTTAGTGTAGAATGTTATATAAATATATTTACCATTTTCCATTCTAAACATATTTTTAAATTCATTCTTAGTTACAGACAATTTTGCATATTTGGTGTTATCTCTATACCAAATAGTAGGATCACCATATGGATCAATAAGAATATAATTTCCATCTTCGTCAATGTCAATAACAGATAAACAATGGTTTCTATTGCAAATTTCACCAGAGATAACAAGGGTTCTACCTAAACTTAATTCTTCATCGATCTCTTCTAATAATTTATTTGTTTTCAACTCACACACTCTCTTACCTATGTATGAATTGAACACCAATTCTTCAACTTGCCACAATTCTCTTTGATCATATTCACCACTATTAACCATTTGCTTAATATATCTTGGGGCATACACGTTAACATAATTGGTCACTATTTCTGAATGTATAAATTTGTCATATTTATCCAGATCATCTTTATCGAATGAATGTCCTACGCTTAAAGCAGAATTGATCATAGATGTCGGGAAACACATGTTCTTTGGATCAATTTCACTTTCCATTTGTGAAAAATATTGGGTTGGAAATACAAATACATTAATGAAAAGCAATACCCATAAACTCAATATTTTTGTTTTCATTTTTAAACTCCTTAATTGTGTCATACCATATGTTTGGTAAATTATATACAAATAAATGGAGAGGAGCTTAATGCCCCTCCCCAATATATTATTTTGTTATAAAATATATTCTTTCAACTTCGCTAGGTTTTATATTAGATTCTTCTTCATTGTATGAATAAGTGAATTTAGGATAATAAACAGTATTGTCATGAATCCACTCAAATCTATTGTATGTACCGTTTATAAGAACCATATCACCAGATTCAACTTTAGGGAAAGTTATTTCTCTATAATATGGGAAATTAGTAGCACAACATGTAGATCGTTTCATATACAAAGTTTTATCTTTTTCAGTTGTAGAGAAATTTACTAGAGAATAATATTTAGAAGTTAGTGCTTCCTGAATAAGATTTAACGGTTTTACATTCTGATAATAAGAAGTTCCGTTCTTTCTATCATAAGCTATATCATCGAGAATAGATTTCAATAAAGCATTTGCTTCTTGTTCTACTTTCAATAATGTAATTTTTCGCTTATCATTTGGATCAATCACATAATCAGATGGGTTCAATACAACGCCATTAACCATTATAAAATGAGCATTCTCATTTATTTCTTCAGGGAACACTATCGTTTTTATAATATATACTGATTTATAATTATGAGTAATTGGAACAGTTGTTGTTTCCAATGGTCTATACCACGGTGAAACTTTCACATTTTTCCAACCAAAGAACTTTAATCTTATATCGTATCTATATTCGTTGTTTGATTCATCCAATTTAACAGTTGCACCTGAACCTGTTGGTAAAGCTATAGAACCTATTTTCTGGTTTACAACTTTAGTATCTATCATCGTCATAGCATTTTCAACATACATTACATTTCTGTATGTATTGTCTTGCATAGTAGGTACGAATGCACCATTTAACCATAACAAGAAATCAGACGATGTATATTGTTCTGGGACTTCTATCTTTAAATCATTCATTACCAAAGCTGCTGTTCTAGGAAGATCCGGTTGATCAACATCAAATGGCATAGCTTTAACAACAGTATTATCGTTTGTGTCTATTTCTATGCCAGGTAAACCTAAATCATTATCTAAACCATCATGCTCATCAATATTATGAATATATCCATCAGCATCGGTATAAATACACTTAGGCAAAATATTAACATCAACCTTTACATTTTCTTCATAAAGAACACTTGAGACCAATATTGACAAGTTTGCATACAAAGTCAAACATCTCAAATAATCGACCCACACTCCATTTTGGTTTTTATAATATATTCTGATACAAGGTTCTTTTATCATTCTTGGCATTATAACTTTTCTAAAGAAAGTTAATTCACCTGAACCTACAATGTAATTTCCATTTTCATCAATGGAACCGGCATCAGAATTTGTTACAATTTCTTTCAATTGTTTTTCACCAGTAGGTTGTCCGTCATCACCTACAACATCTACTTCTACGTAATCATAAAAATATTCGTTAGATGGTGTAACCCATGGAGTATGAATTAATTGTCGATTATAAGCTGAGGCAATGCTGTCACCTGGAAAATAAAACATCATTGTATCATTATCACAGGAAGATTTAACTTTTTGAATTAAATTTGAAACAGCATTACTCATTATGTCCTCCAGCTTTAGCCATTAGTACTATTTTCTTTTGCATAATGTACAGCTGCACCTGTTGCAAAAGCTGATATAGCATTGCCATTGTCATCTTGTTCAATCTTAAAGAACTCAACAAGAAGAGCACGGTTTTTATTAATTTCGTGACCTATATTATCTGCTGTGAAGTAAGCCCCACTAGAAGCATCAATAATATAAGTATAAGTGAAAGTAGGATCAATGATGTCTCTAACTCTAATGTGAGTAGGAGTTCCGAGAACAGATGCTACATCAGATGTCAACATCTGACCATATATGATATCTTGAATTGTTCCAGTTGCTTCGTCATATTTTGCAAATCCAGTGAATTTACCACTATAGATACCAGCAGCTGTTAAACTCTTATCAAAGATTACATATCTTGTGTCACCTGTTGTTTTCAAACCATCAATATTAGTAATTTTAATACTGATATTGTTAAGATTATCTCTACTAGCAATCAATGACATTTTTCCAACTTTTTCATTACCAGCATTTCCATAAGGAATTCTAACTGTAACTGTCTGTGTTGTACCGATAGAATTGTTTACAAAACCTTCAATCTTAGCAATATTAGACACATCGTTAATTCTTCCATTATTATATAATGCAAAGAATTTAAGATTAATCTTTTCATTATTTACTTCACCAGTAATGTATGCAGCAGGAATAACAGCAGCAATATCATTGAAAGGATCTTCTTCGATATATACATTAATCTTTTTACTGATTGTCAATGAAGATGGAGAAATGATTGCACCAGATGTTGTTTCTTGTGTTGTTGTGCCAATACTTTCACCAGTTCTAATCATCTTGTATACGATTTCAATCTGTTGTGGATCTTCACCTTCAGCTGTAACTGTATCTGTGTTTAAATCGTCTAAACCTAAGATAGTCAAACGTCCACCAAGAGTATTTTCATTTGTGATATTCCTTTGTCTACCATCAGCATAAGTTAACCACACTTCCAATTCAACAGAACCAACGTCTTGACCTCTGAAGAAATAAATAGTGTTATTGTCTTTTGATTGTGTAGAACGCAAACTGATATCTGTTACTGCTGTGTCTGGAGCAAGGTCTAGAGATGTAGTTCTAACTGCAATTGCTTGATAGATTTGCATATTAAGTAGTTCTCTATTTGAACCCCAGAATTCAACTACATATGAATCACCATTAGTAACTTCTGATGCTAATCCACCTACCTGAGGAACGCCAACTTGTGTTCCATCTCCAGATTCAGAATACTCTAAATTAATATCAACTAAATGTGAAATAACATTTTCGCCATCAATTCCTTCACCAGATAATCCAGTTACATATATTGGTGCTCCACTTTCACTAAACTGTGTTTTTCTGATAGAGTAGTACCTATACAATGGATCAAATCTCAAATCAGGATCCAAACGAACTACACCGTTAACTTGGTCAAAGAAGAATCTATAAATCTTTCTATTATTAACAAACGCATTAGCTGCTGTAAATACACCTGAGTTTTTAAGCTCATCTAAATAAGATTTTATACTTTTAGTTTCTGAGGTAGTGTAATACGACCCGTCTTCTCCAACATGCCATATAAGGATATCTAGAGTATTATCATCGTAACACAATTCCCCATCAAACGGAGCAACACCATCTTCACCTGTAAAATATGAAAGAGGGTGTATAGCCATACTTAAACGGCCTCTGTTATCTTGTGCCATATTTAAACTCCTATGTCAATATAATATCGTAATCAACATCAAGTACCGATCCACCTTTTAAAGGAACTAGATCTCTTTCATACAAGATATTGCAGAATTTGTTTCTTATATAATATTCATATGCTTGGTCTAACGTGTATCTACCATTTCCCATTCCTTGTATCATTTCTGCTAAGAAACGTAAACGTCTAGGAATAGTATTTGGATAAGTTCCTCTATCATTCATAAAGATATCAGAAATCAAATCTGTGTCACCTGGACCAATAGGAATATCATAATTGTCTGAATCGGAATCATGATACATGCTAAATTTACTAGCAAGATCTTCATCGATATCAAATATAGTTGATATAACTGCGTTACCTGGTGTTGTGTACCATTTTAAGAATGCAGTTTTATATGGATCATATCTAAATGGAACTTCGTGTACATCTACATTATATGTACAAATTTTTCCATTATCTCCAGAGAATATAATATAGTTAGAGTCACCACTGGTGTATACAATAGAACGAATGGAAGAGTTTTCCATCATTCCACCATTGTCTGTAATTCCTGAACCAGAATCACATCCTCTCCAGTTTTGTATTAAACCTGAATAGCTAGATATTTTACCTAGATCAGATCCAGCGATAACAGTAGAATCATTATAACAAATTAAAACGTTTGTGTTATTATACAACGAATGTAAACCTTTGTTTGCTACATTTCTACTCTCTAAAGGTATTCCATAATATTCACCAGTACTTTTATCGTAAACTGAAACTACTCCGTCTTCACCAGCAAATACGGTATATGTAAGATAATCGGTGTGAGAATAAATGTCTTTATTTTCTCTAACATTACCGTTATTGAAGAAAGAAATACCAGGCTTTTTAGGATCCAATGATACTCCATCACTAGATGTCCAAGCATTATCTTGGATTTTACATGATGCAATATCACCATCTGAACCATACACCACCAGTACCAATTTTCCATTTATAGTAGTAGTATAACCGCCATAAATGTTATCTATTACATTTTGTACTGTAGCGCAATTCTTTACGTCTCTATTAGCATAAGAACACCACACATTCTCATTGAATGAGAATGTAGCTACGTTTCCACCATCACCAACAACAAACAAATATTCATCATCAGTATTAGAATCTTTATGGTATATCATCTTACGTATAGCTTTATCTGGATAAATAGTTTCGTTCAATTTATTTATATTAGAAGATAATAAAGTATCATCTATAGAATACCATCGTTTATCAACCAAATCATATAAACCTATGTGTCCTCTGTCCGTTCCGAATAAGATATCGTTTCCACAGAATGCAATACAAGTTATATTTTCATAATTAACAAATGATCCATCGTTTGCTAATGTTCCGATATCAGTATAATTGTTCCATTTTAAGGTATTGATATCTACTGAAGCTACTCTTCCGTCATCACCAGCAAATATTACTTTACCACCAGCAACTATTGATGCGTTTATATTAGATCCACCCATTGCTGAGCCATCGTTATAAATGCCTATCTTATCTTCATCATCGTTGTAACTAGGAATCCATTCTTCTTCCCTAGCTAAAGGATTAGGTTCTTTATTAACACTATCTACAGTATCAACAAATGACTCGTAAACTTTATTGTGATCTGGGACATCTGTTTCGGTTGGATCAAATGGTCTACCATAATACACTCCTCTAAACAACGATTCTATGTATAATTCAAACTGGTCTTCTTCATATAAAGATATGAATGGAGTCAAATCTTCTTCATCGACAGAGAAAGTAGATTCAACAGACAAGTCATACATAGGATTATTAAATGAGTGTATCCTTATCAATTTATCAGACAATATATCTATATCAGATTCAGATACTTTCTTATTATTCAAATAGATATTCAAATATTTTAAAGAAACTGGATAATTTAAATTTCCTAAATAAAATAAACCATATTTGTTATTTGTAAAATAACCTGGGATATTCACCACTTGCTTGGTTTTCATATTTGAAAAATAAATATCAAATTCTGTTCCAGGTAAAATAGATCGTCTAATAATTAGGAACGATCCTGCTGCTGTTTTTTCATTAACAGGATGTTTTATAAAGTAATCGATACCGTTTATAAGTTTTTCTGTTCCAGCATAAACTTCAACTTTACCTCTAGGTATAAATGGAATAGGATCATTATCTCCTCCAGAATACAAAGGTATACTGATATCCATTGTATTAGAAGTCAACGGCTTTATATACTTGTAAGAGCAAGAAAAATTCTTATTATAAACTATAAATTTATTTAACGGTACAGTCTCAAATAAAATATTAATAACACCATTGTCATCTATCTCTACAGTGACACCATTTACTGGAACGTATCCAACATTCTTATCAGTAGGATAATTGTATCTATCATTGTTTGACACTTGTTGTAAAACACAAATATCATCAACGTACATTGCTCGTTTAAAAGAGCTAACTTGTAATACGTTATATCCGTTAACAATTTGGATATCTGATGGCTGGAACGATTCAAATTCAACAGGAAGTTCATTTATAACTAAAATGTCTACTGAATTTTTTCCTACGCTAAAATATTTAGCATCTATCTTAAATACATCTGTTACACCTTTGTTTATTATCTCTACATCATAAGTCGAGATATGGTGTGTGTTTATAGATATATCGTAACTTCTTTCATTAGACAAATCGTAAGTATTAGGTAAACCTATATATACAAATGGTTCTGAACCATTGTATTCTACTTCATAGAAATAAGTTTCATTACCGAAGTGTTCTAAAAAATTTCTCATAAGATAAGGTCTATTATTTAAAATATCTGCTGTCTTTGAAACAGGAGAACCTATCTTATCATATCGTTTCAACAACTCATTTAAAATTTGTCTATCATAAAGAGTTCCATTCTTGTTCAGAACTTCATCAAAATCTATGTTACCGTCAAACAATGTTCCACTTGAACCCAACTGATAATGATTAGTTATAGCTTTACATCCTATCATATTATAAAGATAATAATCGCATCCATACAACACGGCATCAGAATCTACTATAAATTCTCTATCAGTTATACACATTGATATTGATGATATTTGTATTTCTGGTAGATCAAATTTAAAATGTAATCTACCCAATTGTTCTATTTTTGTATCCTGAATTCGTTTTCCGTCCACAAAGAAATAACACGAAAATTTAGACAAAGGACCATGAATAGAATCAATATATGTTTCAGGAACTTCAAATATAACTTTATTATCAATAGGTTGTGGAGATCCTGGAAAGAAATATTGTATAGAAGGGTCTATCAATATCTCTAATTCAGCGTCTCTAACTTCTTGTGTCATAATTAATGCTATAGAAGTTTTACCACTGATTGTTGATGTTCTAGTTCCAGTGTATAGTTTCTTATTAACGTATATTTGTAAATAACGTTTAAGCCTATCGTTAGTTAATTTAGCTTTATCAAATTGTTCTTCTGTTATAGATATCAGTATCTGTTGACTTGAGGTTTTTTCAGTATAATATCTCATATAAGGTATGAGATCATACAATACCTTTTCAACAATGAAAGATGAACCACTTCTATTAACATATTCCAACGGAACGAAAACATCAACGTTTGATTTTGTTGGATAGAATCTAACTTCATTGTCTGGTATTTTTAAACCGTCTACAAACACGTGTAACGAAGGATGACCAGAAGAAGCTCTCTTATCTGCTGCATAAACATAACTTTCAACAATCGAATCAGATTCAATCATTGAGATATTTACAGGCACTCTAAAATAAACCTTTCGTTCATCCAAATAAATTTGCTTACCGTCAGAAACAGTACCAGTATTATAGTTGAATGCTTTTGAAAAATAGTCTATTTGTTCAGCAGATAAATCAAAGCAACGTCTTTCGTCAGACGTAGCGTCATAATTTCTTCTAGTAGCATTAACCTCAATTACATTATCTAATACATTAGAAGCCATCTTATTTGTAACGATTTCATTGGACATAATCTATCCTCCTAAGTCGTCGATTATTCACCAGAAGCAACCAATAATATTTGATTAATAGTTGAGATATCAGTTGGTCTAAATTGACTCTTAATATATTTATCTTTATATATTCTGCTCATCAAATCAACACTTTCCACCATAATCAAGAACGATTGGAAATGTTCAGGAAACAATATCGAAGGTTGACCATATTTAGTTATAGCAGTAGTTGTGATTGAACGTAAACTTATAGAACCCTTCTTTATAAAAGTGAATTCACTTTCAAGAACATCACAGAACTCCTGAAATGATCTCATTTTAAGGTTTCCATTAGCATATGTTGATGAGTCAGATTTAATAATAAGTGGATCCACTGTTCTAGCTTTAAGAGCTAAAGGCAAAGCCTGTTCCAAAGTGTATCCAGCATGAAATTGTAAGAAAAATAAAATTGTCAAGAAATTTAAAATAATAAATTTTCTAGTATCTGCCCCAATAGGATATACAGAATCTATACACAAACCAATAAGTTTAGAATACATTTCTGCACACAATGATACAAATTTTGTATTATTTGTAATATCTTTATCGTTATCGGCGAGAATCTTTGCTGCTGCTCCGATAGTCAAGTAATAATGAACAGAGTTCTCATCTAAACTTATACCAATTGCTTCTCCAGCACTGTTTCGTCTATATCCAGCTTTAGCAGACACATTAACATATGCTACAGATTCACCTGATTTATCTTTGAAAATAAATACAGGGATATAATTAGGTATTTCAACAGATTTTATTCTAGGATCTATAGGATCACTTGCGTTGAAAAATTTAATTTTTCCAGTTTTAGCATAGTTTATTGCCGGTCTAAGTAACAAATGTTTTTTAGATTGAAGGATTTTATAGTACACATCATAGAATGATTCTGGTACTAAATACTTCTCAAGAGCAATTGGATTAACAACGTTCATAAGAGAAGGCATCAATTTAAAAACCTGTCCACCGGTTACAGTTTGACTAAGTTTATTCATATTTTAATCTCCATTGTAGAGTTATCAAGATTAGCTCATAAGTATGTTTAATTTTTATAAAAACACTATTTTATATAGAAAAAATAAACTAAAGCGGCATATTCAGCCGCTTTATATTTAATCGTTTGTTTTGTCTTTTTCAGCAGTTTTACTAATTTTAATAGTCTTTATTAGTTCAATTGCATCTTTAATAAGAGATACAATTATACTTAGACAAATTATACCTGTGAATACTAAGATAACAACTAACAACGGTTTCATTTTACTTCTCCAATAGAAAAAATAAAGGGTATCCTAACCGTGTGCGACAACAGTCAGAATACCCTTAACAAACTTAGTTATCCTTATTTGAAGGTTCTTTATTTGAAGGTTCTTTATATTTTTCTAGCACATCAGTGCTGAATTTTCCGGTGTATGGAGCACCGATCTTATCAACCCAAACAGTCTGAACTTCGTTTGTTGCTTCATCGATACCAGTGATATACATTACTGGTGAATCCTTAGTATTTTTCAATACTACAGGCATACTCTTTTTTGGTGCACTTCTCATAAGTGTTCTCCTTAACTTTCAGTCGTTTATTACGACAATTTATAATATTAGCAGGTACTATATGGCACCCACAATTCTTTTATGATAAGAATGAAATCAATGATGTATATTCATCCTTAATCATCAAGAATTCTTTATTAATATATCCATCTCCTGTTGGATCTACTATCAATCTAGTAGGAGATAGACCTCGTTTAAATTCTTCTATTACTCTCTTTTCTTTTGGAGAATAGAATGACAACGTATCACCATCAAAGTCAGCGTTTGCTGATGGCAACGATGACAATGGTATCTGAGCTGTTTTATCTTTTGCATCAGGAGTTATATATCCAACTTCAAAATACTGAATACTACCGATATTTAAAGTTGGCGGTCTGTTTGCTACTGCTGGATTATATGGTCTATGTTTGAGCATCAATTGCATGATCTTCCATATATCAGGATCAATCGTGTCTTTATATTGTGCTCTAGTCACATATTCCATAACTTCATATACAGTCATCTGAGTAAACTTTGGATCACCATAACCTCGCATCAATGCATTTATGATTTCAAGAAGATTTAATTCAAGAAATCCTTTATAACTCATACCAATTTTACCCATTCCACAATGAACACCAGTGAATGATCTAATGACCATACGTGAACTGAAATTCATTCTGTTTCCTAAGATTGCTCCACGAATAATCTTATTTTTACCAGACAATTTAGTCTTTATGGTTAATACATATATTTCTTGGAGTCCTTTCTGTATATCATACACAACATTCAATGCTCGCTTTAACTCAACATCTTTTTTCATAACACGACGTAAAAGTTTAGCATTAGCTAATATCTTAACATATATTGCATTTGTCTTATCATAAGAAACGCTTTTCTTTTTAGATGAAACAAATGTTGGACGAAGATATATTGAACTTACAGGTATATAACTACTAAATATTTTATCTTTATTTTCAATAAGATACTTAGCCATTTCTTCTTCACCTCTAGAAGATCCATAGTATGAAACAATTGTATCAAAATTGTTTCTAAACTCTATCATACCTGTATTTGCATATGGAACATTTTGTTTAACGATTCCACCTTTTGTGGTTATTGTATCTGAAACTGGTTTAAGATTTCCATCCAAATCAATTTCAATGTTATATTGCAGAATTTTTGGGAGATTTTTTGTACCTATTACTTTTGTCAATTTTTCATAAGCATTAGGATTTATTATATAGAATGGATAAATGTTTATCCAACCAACACGTTTAATATCTCTGTTATATTGTGAACGTACTTTTGTACCACATTCTGGACAAATTGCACCTTCATAAAAACGACCATAGACATTTCCACAATCACAAGAGAATTCACGAATATCTCTATCTGTATCTGGTAGGTCTCCAAGTTCCTTAGCATAAATGGAATCTCCTACTGCTTGCATGGTCTGTTTGTTTACAGATACATCATTTGATACTTCTACGATTATTCCTTCAGATTTCTCTTTATTATATCTTGCTTCCCAATCAGCAAATACTTGTCTATAACCTATAATATCCTTCAATCTAGGTTTTTTGTCTTTAATAGCCTTGATCTCCTCTTGATCAATTTGACTAGAAAAGTCATTTAATAGCATTTTGTTACCTCCACAATATTTTAACGCTCATCATAGTTTCCAACGATCTTATCTACTATATTTTCAATATATCTATAGAAAACCATATGAGTAACTTTATTTCCTACATAAGACATTTCCAATGCAACATCGACTATGTTTAAATTAGGCTCAACTTTTAAACCTAATTTAGCAAAAGAACTATTTCCTTTATTACTATAAACAATCAATGCTGTTGGCTTTTGTTTCATGAAATCTTTAAAAAGCTGTATTCCGTTTGTATTTTTTATCATACAAGATTGTTCGTCTTTTACTTCAGAAAACAATTCTCCTAAATAAGTTTGGTCACTAATAAGCACTCCTTCTTGATTAGCAACTTTTGAGAATATGTCATTATACGTTTCATGTCTACGAACGTAATTGTGCAACGGAAGTTTCAACACTGATGCCGAATCTGGAACTTTTATAAACAAACCTTGTTGATCAAAATTACCTTTTATATCTATAGAGATATTCGTTTTAAGTGGATCTCCACGAATAATTACATCAGTTATAAGATTTTCTTTTATAAGAGTTTTTATATCTTTTCCATATATTAAGTATGATGTAGAATAATAATAATTCTCATCACAATTAAACGTTATACTGTTTCTAGGCACATCATTTTGATATACCATTATTGTAGGTGAAACTACATCTGGTGTTTTTTCCATCAATATAGATTCCAACATAGAATCCGATGCAACTACTTCTGTTATAAGTGATTTATCATCATAAGCAACCAGAACCATTTTAGGAATCATATCAAACTTGGATACAATGAAGTTGCATACATAAATTGGTATGACAGTATATTTATTAATATTAGTTATCAATGTATCTAAAGGATCTAAAATTATTTTTTGTAATTCGTCTCCTTGGAACCTTTTTAATTCAATAAATTTATTGTTTCCTAACATCGTTTTGCCTGCCTAAAAATAAAATAATCCTAGAGAAAGTTAATTCTTTCTCTAGGATTTTGTTATCAGTTTACGCTATTAATATAGAGCATTTAATCCATTAGGATTTGGGTTTCCCATACCTGGCATTTGCATATGGTTCATTCCCATCATACCCATCTGGTTACCCATCATTGGCATTCCCATTCCCATCATAGGATTCATCATACCCATACCTGGCATTTGCATTTGACCCACACCCATATTCATTCCGCCCATCATAGGATTCATCATACCCATCTGGTTACCCATCATTGGCATTCCCATTCCCATCATGTTATGCTGATTAGGAGCAGCATTTCCATCTTTTCCCTGTTGAATACTTACGTTGTATAGAGATACGACGATCTGATAGAAATACACAATAGAATTGTCATCCATGTAATAAGCTGAATTTGCTAGAGTCTGTCCGAGAATTCTATCAAGATCACTGTCATCGAATTCAAGACCATTGTTCATGAGAATTGAAATCAATACTACTGGATCTGTATTAAAAAGGTTTGCCTGGATATAGCTCTTCAAATTGTTAACGTTGTTCTGTTTATCGTTTCCAACTTGTGCAGCCTGTGGTTGGTTCATTCCCATCATACCCATCTGGTTACCCATCATTGGCATTCCCATTCCCATCATAGGATTCATCATACCCATACCTGGCATTTGACCCGTACCCATATTCATTCCGCCCATCATAGGATTCATCATACCCATCTGGTTACCCATCATTGGCATTCCCATTCCCATATTAGGCATCATACCGTTATTCATCTGTGGGCTAAACAACATGTTTCTCATTGTCTGTTGTTGAGCCATCATGAGAGAATTAGCCAAAGTTTTCCATTCATCTTCATCTGTGCTTGTGTTATTCAAAACAAGTGCCTGATAAAGTTTCTGTGAAAGAACCATTTTTGAGTTGTAATCTACAGGGAAGATCATTCCGTACTGAGATGCTGTTTTAAGAACTTTGTAAGCAGAGATAGTATTAAATGCTCCCATAATCTGCTGAGCATAATTCTGTCTCATCATGTTCTTTTGCATCTGCATAAAATAGCGCTGTTGTTCTTCAGCCTTTTTCTGGTTTTCTGCTGTTGTTGCTTCGTTACTCATGTTATTATTTCTCCTTAACATAGTTTATCAAATTAATAATATATTTCTTTATTTTAATTTGTGAATTTAAAATGCACCGGAATTGAATTATATTCCGGTATTGTTTTTATCGACCAAAGTTCATCCCAGGCATCATACCCATACCTGGCATTTGCATTTGACCCACACCCATATTCATTCCGCCCATCATAGGATTCATCATACCCATCTGGTTACCCATCATTGGCATTCCCATTCCCATATTAGGCATCATACCACCGTTCATGCCATTGAACATTCCATTCATCATATTTGCTCCTTGATTAGGATACATGACGTTGTTTATGAAATAATTCTTAGCTTCAGGTGTTCCGTTTTGCATAATATTCATATATTTATGCATAAGAGCTGGGTTGCTCATTACGCTATTAATATTGAATCCATCACCTGAACTTCCAACCAATCCTGATTTTGTGAACATTTCTTCTGGACTAGGAAGCTTCTGCATAAGTGCAGTTTTTCCATCCATAAGAAGTTGCTGAACAACATTCTGGTCAACGAAATATTCTTTAACCTCAAGTTGATTGTTTTTAGTGAAGCCCATATTAGAAATGAATGCTAAACGAGTTCCATCATCAGAAATTCCACTAGCAATTCCAGCTGTCTTCAATTCTTCAGACATTGTTGCTGCTAGAGTTCCTGCTCCGAACATTCGCATATCTTGTCTACACCAATCGCTGTCTTTTGTTGCAGATCTATATTCTGCTCTTCTGACATAAGTGTATTTGAGATGTTGATCTTTTCCAAGTTTATTAATATTGCTGTTACCATCAGTTACAGCTTTATATACTTCATCCATTAAACACAAAGTTCCTTTTTCAATATAAGAACGAAGTGAAGGAGAAGGATAAACGTTTGGATCGATTTCCAAAATGATATGTGGCAAGATATTTGACATAGTTGGATATTTCTTAGTATATTCTCTCAACAATGCTCTAACACACTGTAAGAATCCGTCCGCGATAATCGCTGAACCAATTTCAACGTAATCTGTAATTACATATGAAACTCGTCCAGTTGTTTTATTAAGACGTTCAATATACTTGATTGATGCAACCATGTATTGTTCATAATCGTTATTCAATTGATTCAAAGAAGCTTTATTTCCTTCTTGGACCATCATCTGGAATCTCATGATAGATCTAAAGTCAGCTTTTGCTGAATTATCATCTGTCCATGTAGCTACGATACCGAGCTGTCCAGTTTTTGGTTTTCCACCAGGGAAAGTAGAATACTGTGAATCAAATTCTTTTAAATACTGATTATAATCGGTGTATTGTGTGAAAATCGTATCTTCCATTACAATCTTTTTATCTTTATAAGGAAGAACTTTTGGATTAATGAATTTGATTAAAGCATCCATTGTTGCACTTCTTCGTCGTTCAACTGAATCACTATACAATACAAGTGTTTTAAAATCTTTTATAGGTTTTCCATTTTCATCTCTATATGGGAATCCTATACATTTAGATACCACATTATATGGAATCTTTGTCATAGAATTATTATCAATATCCACACAAATGATTCTGAATCCATTTTCAAAATCAATGATAGGAATTTCAAATGTTCTACTGTTGATTGTTAATGTACATTCTACATTTGTTTCATCCGACAGATCCGATATAAACGATGCAAATGGTGACTTCTGAAATGTACTTTCAAGAGATTTTGCACGTGCAAATGGATTAAGCTTATCGTTGAGTTTCGCAAAAGTTGAATGTTCATCTTTAATAGTTTGATTGATGTGGAACACAGAGTTTTCTTTGACTGATGAATTCTGAAGTTCGGCTTCTTCTTCAAGTTTAGCGTTCGAATCAACAGATGTTCCGTTAAAAGGCCCAGGATTATTGGATACAAACTTAAACCCTCTAGTCTCAGTTTGTTTCTTGCTTTCATCAACCTTGTTTGTAATTGTATATTTAGGCTTTTCTGTCTTTTCATCAGTCGTACTTTTCACGGCGGTTCCTCTCGGCTTAAATTCATCAAGAGTTCTTGCATCTGAAATACAGTCGTATTTCTCAAGGAATTCGCGAATAGTAACTGTCTTCTCTACACCATTTGCTGCAACTGTGATTTGATCTAAGAAACCAGCAAACCAGTATTTTTCTGGATTAATTATTGTCAAATTAACTCTTTTACAAATCAATTCAACAGTTTCTCTAAGATATTCATTGTATCCTTTTGATGAAATTGATTTCAAACAATGTGGACAATATGACAACTTAGAAACTTTATTATTTAATTGTGGTTTATATTTGATTCCTCTAGCTTCACAATATTCTTTAGTTAATGATATAACCTTAGTTGCTAAGCTAGGAATAGAATCAATATAGAACGGTTTACCACAGATTCCACAATGCATTCTGATGGAATCATTTTCTGGAACAATTTTTCGCTGATATGGCCAGTAACCAAGAATCTTTTTAACTTCTTTTTCAGTAGCTATACATTGTTCTCGGATATCATCTGGTGTAAGACGTTCACCATTAACAATAAATGAATCCTCAGGTTCTTCAGTCTCTTCGGGTTCAATTTCTGGTTTATCATTAACAATTTCAGCTTTAATAGGTTCCGGTGTTTTATCTGGTTCAATAGTTACTACAGGTTCTTCTGTTACCGATTGACCAGTAGATTCTTCATCATTTGGATCTGGATCTTCTTCGATATCAGAAACAATTGTTTCAACATCAACATCAAGATCTTCTTCATTATCTTCAACATCAACATCAATTGAATCATCAAAATCATCAGCTTCAATATCGATATCATCAGTAGAACCAATCATATCTTCCAAAGAAACATTATCGTCATCATCTGTTGCCATATATTTACTGTAATCGTCGTCTTCTGATTCAGATTCGATAGCTTCTTCTTCAACTTCAATAGGAGTTGAGCTTTCAGTAGACACAGTTGGTTCTTCATCAATTTCTTCATTTGCTGAAATAATATCGTCTACCGACAATGCAAGTTGCTCTTCATGTTCTCTTTCCTCTTGTTCCTTTCGCTCTTGTTCGGCTTCAATTTCTTCGATGTCAATGCCTCTTTCTTTAGCAAAGTCAACTGTTCCTTCAGCCATTTCTTGTTTCTTCTTACTTCTAATTTCTTCATCAGTAAGATTACCACAATTAGAGCAAACATAACCTCTTGTATCAAATGCTTCGCACACCATTTTTGGACTCATAGAAAACGAAGTTCCACATCTGTTACAAAACATTGGAATCAAAGAGTTCTTATAACTTATTCTCCTTGTCATATTATCCAAGTTAACAGATACTGGCTGAGTGAACCCATATTGAGAAATGAGTACCTCAGTAATCTGATTTCCAGAAATGGTGTCATTATCCCATTTAAATTTGGCCATGACCCTATTACCTCCAATAAAATTTATATAATCACAACAATTATTTTCTGTTTAGTTACACTTTTGTTGTTCACTATTATATTAATATATACGGATAAATCGGTTTGAAGTCTCGGTTTTCCTATATTTAACTCAATGTAAAGTTAGTCATTTATTAAAAAACAAAATAATGATTAATAAAATTTAAATGGAGGAATTCAAATGTCAACAGTTGTTTTACAAAACGATGCCATGGTATTTGGTTCACAATCACCTTATAATAGATATATTACAGAGCCAGGAGCAAAAGAAAAATTCTTTGCTTTTATAGGTAACAGAAATTCTAAAGTATTAGTTAAACGTGGATTTAGAACATTCATGTTAATGAACAAAATTTTCCCAAATAATACTGTGGAAATTAACGAGAATATAAAATATGCATTAGGTCAATTAGTTCAACCTTTCCTAGGTTTAGCGATTGCTAATGATATCTCTTCTGTTACAAAAGTTAATAGAACAAGATATTCTCAAGGAGAAATTGCTCTAACCTCTGAACTACAGAAAGCCACAAAGGTTAAAAATCTTGTAGCAATGATTATAGATTCAGAATCAGAACACATTGGTAGCCAACAAGGAATTACAACATTCGTTACTAAAAAGATGAGCACTTGTGGTGAATCTGAAATTCAACCTAAATGGGAAAACAAATTCTTCACTTTCGAAAATCCTAATGATATTAGCATTGTAGTAGCTATTCCTAAAAAATATATTGCTAATATCTTAGTTTGTAGATACGCTGACTTTACAAATAAAGGAACTCTTGGTTCATCTATAGAAAACGTCGAATACAAAGGTAAAGTAGTAGATTCATTGGTTGTTGATTTAATTAAAAGCATGTTTACAGCTATCTATACAGACAGTTATAGATCAAGAATAACTGGCGATATTCATAATCTAGAAGTGTTATTTAAAAACGAAGGTCAAAATATCTCATCAAAAGGGTATACTACCGAATCTAAATTAGAAATGGATATCTTCAAAAAATATCCTAATTTAATTAAGAAATTCAAATCAAAAGAAAGTGAAAATTTAATATTATTCATGCTTGAGTACATTAAATTCAAGTCTAATGCCTCGTTGAATCCTTTGGAATTCTACAAAGGTTTTGTGGATGTACCATACAATCAAATTGAAAGTGTTTTTGCTAAATCTAATGCTTTTAAACGATTTACAGATAACACAATGGGAGATTTCAATTTCTCTAACAACTTATCTTGTATGGATAAATTCTTTGTTGATGAAGCTAGAGACATCATAGTTTACGCAGTTAAATTAATAAGATATTTACCTTTTGTTATCTTTAACACATATGTTATGGGAAATGGTTCAGATCACAGTAAAACTGTTCAGATAATGTCATATGTAAACAGAATCATTCAATATCTAAACCAGTTTAAAAATACTTCTCCTATTTTCCAAAATATTTCTACATGGTTAGCAGATGAATTAAGATACATCAATGAAGTAGTTTTCACAGATTTTAGTTCTCCTCTAAATGTAACAAACAATGCTAGATTCGTAATTACATCTACGATATCAATTTATGGATTCAACAACGATGACGAGGAAAACGATAATGGAAATAGTTCAGAATAATGTAAAAAGCCAGGAAGCATACTTCGGGATAAATAACCCTCTTGTTTCAAGACTTGAAAGTAATATCTCATTAATGAGATCCAAAATATTTTCAATAGTCGAAGATAAACCTCTTATCAAATATAGCGATATAGTTAAACTCATCGAAAGTGAAACTAAAGAATTATCACAAATTATAGAAGAAGAAATGAATATTGAAAAATGTACTATCGGTTACACAAGTAAAAACACATTTTACAACATAGGAGCAATATTCAATAAAAATATCTATAAAAATGAATCCGAATACAAGAAGTTAAAAAACAGTTTCGATGAAATTATAGAATCCAAAAACGGATATAGATTCAAAAATAAAAATGGCGTATATGTAAATTTAGTATTTTCATTGAATGTGTTAAAAAATGATATTTTTTCTGATAAAGAAATTGTTGCAATTATCCTACATGAATTAGGACATGCTACAGTTCAAATTGTTCACGGGTTAGATATATACATTTTAAAACATTACATGTTAAAAATATTAGATGGGTCTGTGAAAATAAAAATTGAACCTGGTGAAAACGAAAAAGAAATCAAACAAGAGATATTAGATGAATTGTCTAACGTTATTGATAAAAATAATGATGAGACATATGAAACAGCAAGATCTCTTCTAAAAAACACAAACGTAGATGATAAATTATCAAAATCTATTATAATTGATTTCAAAAATTTAGATACTAAATCTGTATCAAAATACGTTGAGGTTAATAAAGGTAGTCATCTAGATTCACCAAGTTATGTAATTTATAAAAAGAAAGATTCTATATTTGATAAAATATTTAAAAGTATTGGAGGATTTTTCTTTACATTTTTTATACCTTTTTTAATACCATCAATATTAAAATACAATAAAAAAATAAAAGAAACAAATGAAAATGCTAATATGATATCGACTGAAGAATCTATAGCAGATAACTTCGCATTTGCTTATGGGTTAGGTCCAGAGTTACAATCTGCTCAAAAAAAATTACAAAAACGCATAACATACGATAGCTCAGGAAATATAACAAAAATACCGATGCTAGATACACTTTCATCATACAGTGAACTCGTCGAAGATTTTGCTGATGCTGCTGCTGGGTATCCATCTGATCCAAAACGTGTAGCAAATAATTATATTGCTTGTAAATACGAATTGGATAATAACAAAGAATTATCTGCTTCTCAAAAAGCAGAAATTTTAAAACAAATGGATGAACTAAAAGCTATTTATGATGAATATGTATATGCATCTGGTAAAAAAGGTTTGTTATATAAGCTCTTCCAAAAAACTTGTAAAAAGAGTATAGAGGAAGCAGCGGCTAATGATGCTGATTTTAAACGTAATGTATTAGATCCACTAAAAGAAAGATCTAACAAACTTTACAAATAAAAATACTGGGCCTTTAATTGGCCCAGTATTTATTTTTTTAATAATTGCCATAATAAACGTGATCTTCATCAGCTGATTTGTTTTCTGAGGTATATTCGAAATTCTTAAAATCTTCACAAGATATTAATGGTGTTATAGAAACTCCATCTCCTAATATCTTAGATCCTAAAGATTTATTACTATCACATTCAACGACTAACGAAGCAGTTGATTCATTTTTAATCAACACAGTTAAAACAGATTTTATAATATTTACGATAATAGTTCGTTTATCATCATCATCTAAAGCTCTGATTCCTAAATTACCTGTACACTCTGTTAAAACAAATTTAGCTTTTCTATTTATATTGTGTGCAGCAATATTTGTTTTCAACAAATTACACTTGTTAAATGACAAATCTATAGGTCCATCATTATACCAAATGTTACTATCAATTGATAAACTGGTTACATTATCTAGTTTTAACGAAGACACGTTTCTAAAATGAGATTCAGAAGCATCAACAAAATCTACATTGTTAGCAAAGAACGAACCTACAAGTTCACATTTAAACAATGAAATTAACTGATCAGGTATATCTGTCATATCGACGTCATCGCCGATAGTCTTAGTTCTATCAAACGTAATATTTTTAGCATAATACATCGTACTGTTAGAACTAAAATCGCTTTTATACCAGTTATCAACAATTATATCTTTTTTAGAATCAAATGAAGAATTATTTATTACCAAATTGTCTATATTGGTTATAGAAATATTATCATCCATTTTCAATGTTAAATTATCAACTAATCCTGCTGTAAATTTCAAAGTAGCAGTATTACCTTCTACTTCTACATCATTTATTATAATCTTATTTATTCCGCTTCCTTTAGATCTAATAAAATCATAACTGTCTTTACAAACACCATCGCTTATATCAAGTTTATTTAGCGTAACATTCGTTAAGTTTACAAGATTTACACTAGACAGATTAAAATTGCTAATAGAATAATCAGAGTTAATAGGAGGATTCAATATTTTGATTACACTTAATGATTCACTATATCGACCAATAGAATTTACTGTTAAACCAGAAAGTTTAAACTTTGGAACGTTATGGATACTAATAGTATCAGATCTCAATTGATCCATTGTTATTCTTGATATATCAGAAACATTATATTCTTTTCCACCAATAAGAGTCAAAATATTATAATCAGGAATATCATAAACACAATTTACCTCAGATATAGAAGTAGTATACGAACCTAAAACTCTAATAATAGGTTTAGTAGAATTCCTAACTTCTTTATCCTCACAAACAACATTTATCTTACTCATATTGATATTTGTTTTTTTCCAAATAGGAACGGGAAGATTAGTATTTATACCAAATCCTACACTTATAACATTAGGTATATAAATAGACGACACATAAATCTGTTTATTAGAAACGAAATCTGCAACAGATTGTTTATCGTCATAAATGGATTTTATTGAACAATTATTTAAATTGATATCATTTTCACACAAAAATTTACTATCTTTCAATATTATATTTGAATTCATTACTGAAAGAGATTTAATACTGTGTGTCCCATCAGGAAACGTTAACCAACTTGAGATACCATTCATATCAATTTCAATATTTTCATATGTATCAAAAAGATATTGTATTAACTCAGTGGTTACACTTATTGATCCATTAGGATTTGTAACAGATATTGAAATATTATTAATATTTTTATTATCTTCACAATAATTCTTTATTATCTCGGATATTTTATCGGGAGAATACTCTTGGGGATAAATCGTTGTTGTTTTTATAGGAGTATCACCAATAATACTATCAAATATATTATGTGTTTCTCGTTCACCTTGTCCATATTCGGATTCATCAGTATAATCTTCTGTTGTGTTCTCCATATATAAATCATATGACAAAGTAATTTTTTGTTTAACAGCTGTTATATTATCAGACACGGCTTTACCATTAGAATCATACAAAAAATAAGCAATTGATATTTTATTTTTCATAACAGAAAATTGTGATTCTGTTGCTGTAATTACAACGTTCGACATAAATTAATCCTCCACATCATCTGGATCAAAATCATCATCACCAAGAAATCCAACAGATTCTCCAGATTTTAATCTTACAAAACCATCTTCAATATTAGTAATATTACCTTCAGGTAAACGCTCTTTAGGGAAACCTTCAACCACTTGTCCATTACGTCTATCAACTGCGACTATTTGTTTAGTTTCTTGATCAAATTTAGGAACTATATAATCAGCAATAGCAATACATTCATCGTTTTTAGTCATAGTGATTTTACCTTTTTTCAACGCATCATTAATAGCGTTGTCTAATAAATTTGATTCGTCCTGTGTATGATTTATTATTTGATTTACAGCAGGTTTTACTGTTCTTGTACCGTCAGGTTTAACAGTTGCGCTTCTAACAGCATCAGCTACGCTTTGAGCGTTTACACACTCAACGATTTTTCTTGCTGTTTCAGATATAACATCATTCTCAGATTCATTTCCTTTTCGTTTAGAAACAATATCTACAAGCGTTTTCTTCATTCCGTTTCGTTTATTAATAATATCAACACATAAACTTCTTGTTGTGCTCAATGCTTTTGTTAATTCTGATATATCCCTTAGATTTCTAGTCGGAACATAGTCTCCACCAGTAGTGCTGGCAAAAAGTTCATGTATTTCGTCATACAATTTTTTAGATTCTTCATATTGGATATCCATTTCATCTATATCTTCTTTAAAGAAATTAATATCCATAACAGCATCTTCTGTGAAATTACTTCTCTTTACAAATTGTTTTTTAACTGGTTTCTTTTCCTTAGCCATAATGCTGTCCTCCTTATAAAATTTCATTATAAAGTTTTTCTTAATATTATATAAAAAATAATTGCTGGTCATAAAAGACCAGCAATTTTGTTATTGATTGAATGTAAGTGTCTTGCTATCTACGTCTACCCAAGGAGTAAAGTTTCCAGCAGTACCAACTGACGAGTTAGGTGTACACAATACGTCAACCTTTCCTACATAGTTTGGAGCAAAGATTCTAAATCCAATAGCTGCTCTTTTACCAGAATGTTCCAATGCAGAACTAGGACCAGCACAAGTATATTTCAACGCAGTATTTAGTAAAACTAAATCGTTAACTTGGTTACTATACTTAGCAACATTTAACATTTGATTTTTATTTTTAGCTTTACCAACAATTGCATTACATAAAATACTTGGGCTAGGTTTAAATATATCATAAATTCTTTTAGCATCTCGCATATTAGGTCGAGTCTTCAAAAATCTATAAAGTCTTGTCTGACATTCTCTTGTCAAAGGTGTTACCAAATATTCAGCGTATCTAATTCGTTTGTTATATATTGAAACTGTTTTATTTGATAACTGAGAATAATTTAAGAACATCCATCGAAGAATAGTAAACGCATTTGTTTTAGGACTTCCACCAGCTATAGTTGCTATATTTGTTTTTGTTCTTGTATCTATACAACAAGCAAATGTTGTTAGAAGAGCTGCACCTTGATCGTAGGATTTTGTCAACGAAACATAAGTTCCAAGAACCATTCGCCAATAGAAAGCATCTTTAATCTGATTAAGGATGAGATTCTTTCTACCTAAAGCTAATATAGTAGCAACAAATTGTTTCAATTCATAGATAGAATTAAATTTATCTCTATCTACTCCCAAATAAACTTGACCAAACTTAAAGTATATTACGTCGTCATCTGGTTCTACAGGACAATCTTCATATATTTTTACATATTTTTGAACGCCAAAGAATTCAAGTGTCCTAAAGAATCCATAATATGCGAAATAATACAATACGAATGGAATCTTTTTATTCGAGATATGTGTGTAGAATTCATTTGTTTTAAATTCTATACCGTGAGCATCTTTAATAGTTGTATTCTCTCTTGAGAGTTTTATTGCTCTAGTTAGAGTCCTTAATACAATTGAATTACCTTTACCTAAATAAGTAATTGCGTCTATTAGCTGATAAGGACAAGCCCACTTATTTCCTCTGATAAAGTAATGATAATTATCAAATATCAATGGAATATACACAGGCATATCAAGTTTCTTAATAGTAACTTCACCTGTTCTAGGATCTATCCATTTAATCCTAAAATGAAATACTGCTAATCTGGAATAAGTGTGATTCACATTTACATACTGTACATTTTCGAATCTACCAGTTTTAGAATCTTTCTTCTTAGAATTAGAATTTACCTCTTTAAATTTATTCTTAGAATCATCCCAATCAAATCCTAAATAAGTAACATATTCGCTAAGCGATTTAGTTAACTCGATACACGTTTCTTCTATCTTTTCAACAATAGAATCTGTTTTTCTAATATTCAATATGATATCTTCGTTTAAAGTGTCATACCTATCTGAAAATTTACTAAGAAATTCTCTCATCTGTTACCTCTTTTCTTCCTCTTGTTATTAGATGATTAAAAATCATCTATAAGTTAATTGCATTTTATTTTAATAGTCAATCTACATAATTTCTCCATACATTTCTATAAATTTTTCATATGTCATATTTTCATCTAATTCAAAATATGGACAGTCTTTATGTTCTGATGGTACAAGTTTCCAAGATCTCAAATCATAAGTGTCACCATTAAACTTCTTATAAGAAAATTCAAAAGACTCATCATCAAACATATGCTTTTGTGATTTCTCAGACAATTCTTTTCTCTTTAGACAATTTATAAGATGTAATATACGAGTACCAGGTATATAACCTTCTTTTGAAGTCTTGAATGAATGTGAGAAATTATCTTTTCCTATATAATGAGGATCATCGTAAAAATGTTTACATCTATAACATTTCATGGAATTAAAATATTCTTTATCTTTTTCAATTTCAGATAAACGATATTCATCACGAAGAATCGAAAACAAATGATCATCTAATTTAAATAATTCAAAAACAGGATATCCATTTAATATCTGGTCTTCTATCCATTTGAAGCATCTGTCTCTAAATACTTCATCATTATCGGAATATACTATTTCTTCAAGATCTTCTCTAAAATCTAAAAGATGATAGCTATTACAAAACTTAAATACTTTTGGCCAATTAACTTCAAAACGTTCACCATAATTTTCCGCACCATATATTTCAAGGAATCGTACAAAATGTTTAAATAATAAAATTCCTTTTTCTTCAACAGATTTATTTACCATTATTATCCTCCACAAAAAATAATATATATGCAAAAAATAAGTGGAGCATTTAACTCCACTTATGAATATTATCTAGAAGCTATTGATGATATCGTGTCAAAATCAGGTAACTTTCCTTGATAAATATAAGCTTTACTATAAATGTAAATTGAATCATCAATGAACTGTCCACTAAAGAACACATTATCAACCAAATTTTCATAATTATTGTCAACAAGATCACGTTTAAGGTCTTCAACAATTGAATTGTCTCTGAATATTGGCGAGTAAATGTACACGTCTATATTTTCCTTATTATCAGAAACAAGATCATTCAACCATTTAAAGTTAACATCATTTCTAACAATATCATTATCAACTTCATCATACAATACAGAATAATGTACTGATAAACAAATTTTACCAGATGCTTTAGCAGATTTAGCTCTAGAAAGTATCATATTCTGATACTTTACTTCACACAAATCAACAAGAAATTCTGATAATTCTGTTTCATCGTAATCCTGGATTTTCTTTTGAGTTGCTTTTAATATTTTTGAAACCAATCTTTGACAATTCTTATTCATCTACTTCTTTAGCTCCTTCTTTCTTGTCTTTTCGTTCATCAAGAAAGGTCTTAATTTTATCAACTGCTTTATCAAAAAGATCAGTTGTTCCATTAGTTAAATTTGCATTAGTTGTTTTCTTAATACAAATTCCAATACCTAGGGTTGCCAATGCGCCTAATATTAATCCTCCAAACACGGCGCCGTGTTTAATATTTTTCACATCTGAGCGTGAAAATGATTCTTTTGCCATCTGAGGCCTCCTTATAGTTTAATTTCTCTTGCAAGATTTCACATAAATAATATATAATCGTAAAAAGTTTTGTTCTAATTAATCGCTATAACTACTAGCTATACTATTAATTTCATCAATACTAGGAATACGCCTATATACATTATCGATCTTTTCATTAATTCTAACTTCAAGATCATCTAAAGCAGCAAATGTAGCATATGTAGGGTTTTGTGATAGAAGTTTAAATTTACGTTTTAACGTTATGATAGCTGTATCATCGTTTAAAAAAGAAACAGATGCAACTTCTTTACAATTACTATTTCTCATTCTAGCAACTATCAATTCGTTTAATCTTTCATAAAAATGATTATCATCTTCATCGCACGAAGGATCATTTTTACATCTAAATCTAGTTACTTTGAAAATATCTACATGAGGTTTTTCTTCAAAATGAACTTTTGTTTTTTTATGAATCCTAAATAACTGTTCATCTTCTTCATCAGCGTAATTAGAATCAAACACATTATCATTTGTTACTTCTAATACATCTCGTCGTTTCCTCAGCACAGCTTTTCTTTTAACTGCTTTTGGTTTTGACTTATTTTTATTTATTTTAATTTTTACCATTATTATCTCCTTAATCAAAAGGTGTACAACCTTCTGTTTTAGAATACACATAATCTTTATTCTCAGGTTTTTCAATTTTCTTATTTATCTTTATCTCTTGTAACGAGGTTTCTCTCATTCTATATCCTAAATCGTTAGCAAAAGATTTAGCAATGTCCAATGATAAAGCGTAATTATCAATTGTAAAATATTCCTGGCTCATAACAGGTTTAGTGTATTTTCTTAATTTCCATTTTGTAAAAGTTTCAATGCGATCTGGATGATCACATTTAAAAACATCTAATACCTCTTTCAATTCACCGACCGTTTCAGAATTATTATATTCAGTCATTCGTCGCACTACATTATTTGAGATACCAAATTTCAAAGTGTCTTCATCATGAAGATTCACTTTTATAAAATACATGTATTTCAAACTTTTTGATTCTTTAGGAATCTTTCTTTTTCTACCCATATAATAACTCCTAACAGTTTCAACGAGATGTTTAATATAATATAATAAAATATATTGCGGCCTGTTGCCGAACAAGAAGAAGATGAACACCCAGATGCTACAAATGACGTTGAATCGCAACTATTATAACAAATAGTTGAACAACTGGCTCCTCCACCACCACCACAACTATTCAGGCATGAATCGGCGCACGGATTGCACCCAGACTCACTATAGTTACTGTGACTACACCGCGAGTGACATCCATTATTTCCACATCCAAAATTACATGTTGAGCTCGTGTTACATGATGTTAGTCCATCTAACCTAGAAGTAGAACCACATGAGTTAGAATAGATATAATAAAAAAATAAGAGGAGCAATTTAAGCTCCTCTTATCAATCAACATGCTTTACTCATAGCATAAGTCATAAGTTCATTCATTATATCTTCAGGTTTAGGTAATCCCATATAAATGCTTGCTACATCAAATATAGCTTGATCAATACATTGTATATCCGAGAACAAACCTTCTCCTTCACCTAACGATCTATATCCTTCAACCTTAGACGGATCTTTTACCAGTATATCTACAACATGTCCAAACAAAGCTGTCTTAAATATATTACACAAAATTATCCAAGACGGATATAGAGAACCAGCATCGTAATCTACACAATTCTCAAACAAATAACTATTTTTACCGGATATTTCTATACCAAATTGTTCCAACAATTCAGGTCTACCTACAATTGCACCTGGGATACTTACATACACATCATAATCAATGGCATTTCCCATAACTTGATTATCTCTTAAAAGATACAACATAAGTTTATTTTTAATAACTATACTCTGTTGTCCTCCTTTAGATAATCTTGTATTATCTGAGAAAACTACCCACTGATACATATCTCTTTGTTTTTTCTCAATACAATATTGTACAAAAACGTCTCTAATGTTATAAGCTATAAACGTTTTAAAACTTTCAACATTAACTGTTTTAATATTGTATCCAGCATCAGCAAGATTAAGTTTCTTTTGACTAGCAAACTCTTCACCAATATCATCAAGTTTATATGATGGATAAAGAGTTCGTTTTCTTAGATTAGAAAACATTGCTAATTGATCGTAATGTTGTGTATACCCTGGTATTTCAACCCAGTCAGTCAATCTTGATGGGTGAGGTTTTTGTTTAGAGTTCTTAGATGCACCATCGTCTTCCTCAATATCATCATCTGATTCTCCTGCTTCATATAATTTACGCTTAGGATCTTCGATGTATTTATAATATTTATGCTTATAAGGAATCTCAGGATGACACATAATTTCGGCAATTTCATCATCAGTTAAATTATTGCGTTTAAGACGATTTATTATAGTTTGGATATCAAATGGCATATTCCACCACGCCATGAAATCAGGTTTATGTCTATGTACTTCGTTAAAATATGCTTTTATTAAATCCAACTCAGTAGAATAAGCATTAAGATGGAATGTAAAACCTTCTTTTCTAAGATCTTCGTCTAACCACTCAGATATAAATTTATCTGGATCATTAACTATAGAAGCTATATCATTTTTAACTCTTGGATCATACAACATGAACGTATATACTTCCATAGTTTCAGCATAAATGGTAGTTATTACGTTTATTTTGGATGGAGCAATCTTTGGTTCTGGAAAATCATCTTCCAATTCCGATATATCAACCTCAATATCAGAAAACGCCATCTTATATTTACTAGAAATTGCTTCACCTTCGCTCATGATATAACAAGTTTTATAATAATCTTCTATATGTGTATCAGCCATGTATAAATTAGGATGACGCATTATTTGTTTCTTATAATCATATCCTGAACCATTCTTAGAAGAATTATAGTATGCGTCCAAACATCCTAAACATCTTGCTATTTCTCTATCTCTATCTGCATATGGAACTTTAACTTTTCTAACTTCAGATAAAGGAACAGATACTTTATGAAATGGTTGTTGTTTTGTTGACAAATAAAAGCTTATATTTGGTCGTTCTATAACATGAAGTTCAGTATCCAGTGTATCTGTATCTTTTGTTGTATATATCAAAACGTCCGGGGCCATGTTTACATATTTTCTAGCAACAGAGTCATATCCTCTTTTTGGTCCTCTATACATTGAATTCAAAAATTGTTTAGCCATAATCTACCTCCAAAAAATGACTCAAATTAAAGTTAATTCGTTTATACACAAATATAGAATATATACTTAACAATTTTTTAAATTTTCAAAAAAAATAAGAGGGAAATTAATCCCTCTTATAAATTATTTAATCAAACCTAGAAGTAGTTTTATATAAAGGTTCTGGTTCATCATCTACTTCATGTGATAAACCGATAATAATACCAATTATAAAACCAACTATCAAACCTATAACTAAACATAAACCTTTCATTACGCTGTAAGTACCTCGCCTAGTTCAGTAGGAGCAGAAATATTACCTGTTACGTCATAAGGAGTTAATCCTTGACCATTAAACAGATACTTGTCATTTGTTTCTTGATACTGTTGTGTAAATGGTGTAAATTGCATACCCATATTTGCCCACAACATCTGATTCATCATATTCATGAATCTTCCAACAGGAATGAATGAAATCTCAGCATTTTCTCCAGTTAAATCCAAACTCTGGAAATTATCAGTTGTCTGGATATCTTCTGGTTCAAATGTAGAAATCTTAGCAGCCTGGATTTGTTTCTGGAAATCAAGGAAACTCTTATATCCTTCCGGACTGTCATTTTTTGTTCCTAAATCTGAACAAAGATTTTTCACGTATGAACAATATCCGATAAGCTCATCGGAAACAATGTCCATTGGTGAAATTTGGATACCGTTTAAATCAGTAGCTTCTACTGGTGTTACGCTAGCCATATTAATACCTCCAATACATGTATTGTTTATAAAATGTACATAGAACTTTAAACCGGTTAGTTCTATGTCATTAATACAATATATTGTTGAAATTCGTTTTAAAAATTACAATAATATGTTTAATCTAAAACATTAGTATGAAAAACAACTATGAATAGGAGATTACTTATGGCAAACAATAAACTAACCGTAGGTTCTACCATACAATTATATACAAACTACGAAACAATCTCAGGAACTAAAGTTAAAGTAGTGGCTATGTTAGCATACTCTGAGATAGAAAGACAAACTTATAATATAACAGCATTGGCTATAAATGAAAGAGTAATAAGTGTAGCCGATGAAGATCTTGAACAAATTATAACTAATTCTGGAGATTCTGTTTATTTATGTAGAGCAACTGATAGAAACGCTGATGGTGGATATTCCGAATACGTTGTGTGGGATTCTATAATTAATGCAGAAAAAACAAAAATGATTTCTAGTAACTATGAATACACATTAAATATTAAATTACTAGATACAACTAATGTGCCAGTTACACAAATCATTTCAGGTATCGAAAAATACATTAAAAACAATTATCCAACATCAATAGATTTCTCTATAGAAGAAAAAGCTATGACATCGAACACATATGATGTTACAAAAAATAAAGGAATATCTGACGAACAATTGTCTAAAGTAGAAGCAATAATTTCAAAACTTGCCAATTTTGAAACAAGATTGATTCCTGCTTCCGAAAAGATAGTTTCGTTAAATATGTCAGAGAAATTAGATGATGTTGCTAATAAGATTGACACAATAAATAAAAATATCACTATTATTTCTCAAGCAATATAAAAACAACTCCTCCTCTATTAAAGAGGAGGAGTATTTAATTAATTCGATAATACTTCGTTAATTTGCTCATCTGATATATTATAATTCAATACTTCTTTTGCAAATTTCTTTGTTATCTGATTAAACGTTAAATCAGAATATTCATTTATTCTCTTTTTACGTTCTTCATCTTCTTTCTTTTCCTCAGAAGTTTTATCTTTAACTACATTGATTGCTTCTTTATATAAAACAACATTTGAAAATTTCATAGACGCTGACACTAGATTTTGTATTTCGGTGTCGGTGTCGGTAACAGTATCGTTTCTAGATACTTTTATTCTCAATGCAGTTATACTTTTATCAGATAATATATCAAAAATAGATTTAATGAGATCATCTATATTATTACATGGTAAATCCTTATGACTTATAGTTTTATATATTTGTCTACCTTCATTCAATATGAATTCATTATGCGTCACAGTTTTATTAACTGTATCATATTCGTAATACATAAAACCTTTTTCAGGTTTTTCACCAAATATCCACGCATCAAATGAACCACAATAATCGACATTGTCTTTAACTATATGATCGTGAATGTGACCGCCTGTTACTCTACCGTAAACATTGTTTGTAAAATCTGATGTATTAAAACAAATCTTATTGAATTTATTTCCTGCTTTAGCTGCGTAGTTTCCAGCATGAGAAAATAACCCATGAAAGAAAACCCAATCATACTTTACAGCAGGATTTAGCACCTCAGAATACGTATCCTTATTAGGAAAATATTCTTCAGGTATAATAAGAATTTTCATATCATCAATCATATCGACAGTAAAATTATTATATATCCTAAAATATTTGTCTTCTAATTGTCTAAACATCTCTAATTGATTGAGGTCATGGGTTTCTGTTCCTTTTATTAAAAGAATGTATTTATTAGGAAACGTTTGTTTTAATTTTCCCATAAATGAAACAGCTAACTGTGCTTCAACAGAAGTCATAGGAAGTTTAAAATGAAAATAATCCCCACAGATTGCTATTATATCGGGATCCAATATTTTCAACTTATCTAAAAAGAATTTATTTAAATTATCATTAAGTTTTGTTGTCATAGTCGAGGAAGCACCCCAATGTACGTCTGCTATAGCTGCTATCTTTTTAACCATAATTAATCTCCTCAAAGGTAAGTTGTCTGAGGTATAATATATAATTGAAAAATAACTAGGGTCTATCATGGACCCTAGTTAATCATTATACAAAACCTTCATCATTATGAACACTTTTAACTTCACCTTTCCCCTCAGCTATTTCATCAGGAAAATGTTTATCAAGCCACTCTTGTCTATTTCTCATATTCAAGAGTTTAACATCATCTCCATTGTTTATAATGTAGATATTTCCATCACTATTCTCAGAAATTTTAACCTTTCCTTTATATCTAAAGTTTATAGGTTTACCAGATTTGACGCTAAGTTCTTCTATATTCATAGATTTAACTCGTTGTAATTCAGCATCAATTTCTGCTACTTTCTGTTGCTCTATAGTTTCATATCCTTTTCTAATAACTCGTCTTACAGGTCTATTGTTTATAAGATCATCATAGTATCCTTGTCTAACAGAAGGATCAGATACTCTTTTATTTTTTGAAATCTTTTCGTCTTCTTCACAAAGGAATGTAGCATATGATCTACACAATTTATCAAATTCGTCTACAGTTATCTCTCTTCCCAATCGTTGTTCTATATTATTCACAGCAGATCCAAAATCTGAGTTTGCGAATCTCTGATTTTTCATTTCTCTAATGTGCTCCATCTGAGCTTCCTCAGGAGATATAATTTCAAACTCAGTTGAGTCATAATCTGCTGTAACATACTCGATTTTTTTAGGCATATCTGGTGCTACATCATCTGATACAGGTGCACTAAACGTATGGTCAGAAAAGTCAATATCGTCATATTCACCACTCATACTCTACCCTACTTATAAAGAGAGCGCTTATGTACTTTAAAAAATCCATACTTATCTGTTTGAACTGATAAGGAAATTGGAACTCCTTCCATCTCAATCTTAATAGCAACTTCACCAGTTACAAAATTTGTTTTATCTTGATCTAATGTTACTGATACAGAGGAGCTTATATATTCGGTTATTCCGCTAGACACAGCATATAAAACAGCATCAATTTCATCCCTTTCTTTGAATGGTATTGACATTAATATATTTCTTACACCCATGTTAGGAAATAACTGATTTGAACCTTTTTCCATACATATTATATTCATAACAGGCACAACGATAGAATTGATTTTAACTAAATCGTATTCACTGACTTTTTTAAAATCTGAATTCTCATTGTACACTGGTACAAAATCAGCTTTCTTTAGTTTTTTATTCACATTATTCATAATTTTATTCCCAAAATTACAATTTCATTGAAATGTTACGGTCTATTATTGAATAAAATATAATAAAAAAATAAAGAGAGATCATTTGTATCTCTCTTTATTTATAATACTAATTGTTAGTATTAGGAAGTGATGGGAAACTATAAAATGAACGATTCAAATTTAAATACAATTCCTTCACATTATTTGAATTAGCTATAGTCACTTCTTTATTGCAATTTAATGTTGCTATAGACAATTCTTTATCGTTATTTGAATCAGATATTGTTTTCTCTTTATCGCAATTAAGTTTAGCTATTTCTAATTCTTTTTTATTATTAGAATCAACTATATCAGATTCTTTTTCTCCATTTGATTTTGATATTTCGATATCTCTTTCGCGATTAATTTCGCTAATCTTTATTTCTTTCATTGTGTTCAGCATTTTTTCAAACACTTCAGTGTCAATTTTAGTATCAATTTCGTCAAGTTTAATCTCATAGCTATCATCGTTAAAGATAAATTTCATAGTAATTACCTCTATATTAGTATTATATTTATAATAAACCAGTTGTCAACGACAATTGTTGATCTATTACAATATTATATTAACTAATCTAAAAGGTAAGTTAAATGAAAAAAAAATACGAGGCTTTATAGCCTCGTACCAAGTTAATTGCTTGAAATATATTTTTCTTTTATCTTATTCATCTCTGATATAGCTTTTTCTTTAACAACATTCATATCAACTTTAGCTTTTTCATTTATCTCATTCATCTCAACTATAGCTCTATCTTTGATTACATTCATTTCAAATATAGTATTTTCTTTATCTGAATTTATCTTATCTATAATTGTTTCCTTAGATTCATTTATTTCAGCAATCTTTTTAGTTTTATAATCTGTTATAAGATCGATGAGTTTTTTACGAACTTCATCAGAACTTAATTCTTTATCTGATTCATCTAAAGTCCAACCTACAACATATCCATTATCATCTAGATTCAATTCCATATCTATTATTCTCCTTCATTAAAAATTCTTTTACCTGTAATAAAATCTATCATTATAGGACCCTCGTTCCTTTCTTTAATCTTTCGTTTAATAGAATCAAATATATTCTTTAAAATACTAGATTTAAGATTTTTACCACAATCAACACATCCGTCTTTACCATACAATATCTTATTGATATCTTTTACAGGTATACTCAACAAGACGTTTACAGTTGGATTTAGTAAATTAGAATCGTCTATATTAATAACAACATTTTTCTCAATATCAGTTTTAGCCTGTAAATAAATGTCATCTGTTGAAAACGATAATGAACTCTTAAAATTACCCATTTTTGCCTCCTATATCAATAATACAATATATACTTCGTATCACATTTTGACATCAAAATGAATTAAAAAGAGGTTACAATGTGATGAATTCAATATACTATGACGACCAAATAGATCACGATTATTTTAATCTATATACAATATACAAAAACAAGTTTAAAGATGATCAAATAGGGTTTAATATAGCTATGACTAAAGCAAGAGAAGAATATTTAAACTCTAAACATAAACAACCAAACGATAAAGAGGTTATTAAAAATGGACACAATAGATAATTATAAAAAACCAAAATTCAAATGCCCTGATTGTAAAAATAGATACACCTCAATGGGATTTTTATTAAATCACGTTAAACTGGAACATAGCGATAAGATAAAAGATGGAATGACACCTAAACAATATTGTTTTAATAGACGAAATAAAAAAGATTTCTCATTATGTGTCATCTGTAAGAAAAATAAAACAGCTTGGAATGAAGAAGCAGGAAGATATGAACGTTTCTGTTCACCTGAATGTAAAAAGAAAGCTGGCGAAATAGCTGAGAAAAATCTAATTAAAAAGACAGGTAAAAACAGAACCGAGAGAATGAAAGATATAGAAGTTCAAAAAAATCTTTTAAACAATCGTTCAATATCAGGTGTCTATACTTTCTCAGACGGAAAAACACAACTACATTATGTAGGATCATACGAATTAGATTTATTAACTTTCTATGATAAAGAATTAAATGTAAGTCCAAATGAGATACAAGAATGTCCAGTTACATTTGAATATATCTTCGAGAATGAAAAACACATCTATATACCAGATTTTATAATGATCTTTGATAAAAAATATCCAACTATAATTGAGGTAAAAGATGGTGGAGATAATCCTAATAAACATCCAAAAATCATAGCAGTAGATAAAGTCAAAGAAAAACTAAAAGATGAGGCTGTAATAAAATCAAAATCTTATAACTATATCAAAATAAAAAATAAAGATTATACAGATTTTGTAAAACTTATCGGTATATTAAAAGAAAGAAATCTTTCAGATGAAGATTACCAACCTATAATTATATTATAATCAAAAAAAAATAACCCGGGCTTTAACCCGGGTTATTTATTGTTTATCGTTAAAACGAGTCTTTTTCGTTAACAAAGCTCATTACGAATTCATCAGTTGGCAATACCATTGGTTCCGAACCATCAAAGAATTCTACAACATAAACATATTTTACGTTTTCATCTTCTCTTGGTTTTGAAGTTGGTGCCATGATAATACCAGCATCACGTACACGTTCATCTTTGATGTATTTTGTTTTATCATTTTTAGGTGCAATTGACGTGTAAACTCGTGTGACTCCTCTGAAAGCCACAGTGCTATGCTCCGGATTGTTTGTTCCAAATAATACAAACATCTAATACCTCTTTAAATTAACGACAAGGAGATTTAGAAGTCATTTCATATTTCTTAAAGATATCACCAGGTTTAAGATCTCTTAAATTCCTTTGTGCTTCTGATACTTTTTCTGAATCAACTTGTTGTTCATCTGATGATTGTTCAAGAATAACTCTAATAGGCCAAATAGGTAACTTATCACTGTCCTCAAGACCATTATATGAGATATCAGAATAATCGGCTCTAATGAAATTATCAGCTTCTGTAATTGCTTTACAATTTTTATCAAGTTTATCAAAAGCTTTCACATTATCGTCAAATAAACTAGAAGCATAATTTATGCTATCTTTAATATCTTCTAAAACCTCAATTTTATTTTTATAATATTCTGTCATATCTTTATCGTCTTCAGAAACTTTTTCAGAACTAGATTCCTCGTTAAGTTTATCATTAATATATTTGATATATGAGTCTACAATATCAATAAGCTCGTCGTCTGAGGTATTTATGTCAACGTTTACAGGTTCTTTATCAATGTACTGTTGAATTCCATTAACTGTTTCAACCATTCCTCTAATAAATCTAGTATAAGATAAACTATTGTATAAAGAAGATCTATAAATATTCTCCATATAATAAATAGGAGAAACGATTTCAACAGAACCATTATTGAATCCCATTAACATTTGTAAACAACTTGTAAACCAAATATCTCTTTCATCAACTTGATCATGATCGATAAAATGTACGTAACAGTCATTTATTCTTTCAGACACATAGTCTGCTTTAAGATACAATGCTCTGAATAATTCATGTACCTGATAAGCTGCACAATTCTTTTTAGGTTTAACTGAAAGCACATATAGAATAAATTCAACTGGAAGAATATATTTTGCCAAATCTTCTGACACTACTACTTCATGAAACATAGCTGTTATGAAATATCTGTAGTTTTTCAATAAAGCAATTTGATCATTTACATGATCAATTAAAGTTTTATCGTCTTGTCCATCAATTGAATCTGTATAGGTATCGATGACAGAGTTAATATCTCCAGAATTCATAAGATTTCTGAAAGCATAGATAAAGAACTGACTGAAATTTGTATAGTGAATTAATGGGAATTTATTCTTATCTGTTCTGGTTGGTAGATCTTCTACTTTAACCCAGCTAACAAATTCGTCTCTATACGCTTTAAATATATCAGCTGTGTTTATTTCATTGTTAACGATACTTTTTATCAACACAGAAGTTTTAGCGTCTTTTTCAGAATCAATAACAATGAATTTATTTATAGTATCAATAGGAGTAGAAATAAATTCAATCAATTCATCAGCAGTTTTAAAAGTCAAATGGTCTGGGATTCTAGATGGAGAATTAACCGTTGATTTGCTTGATTCTCTGGCTAATGCTGCGCATCTTAATAAAGATTTTTTACTAATATATTTATATTGATAATTTGTCGCTACACATTCTCTATATATTACAGAAGCATCAAAATTATCAACAAGATAATTAAAAATCTTTTCTATCTTTTCTCCCAATTCAACAGCATTGTCGCTATCAGGTAAATTGTAAACGATGTTTTCAAACAATGTAAAAATATCAGGTTCGTTACCATAATGCTCAACACAGCATGCATTCATACGTTTATTGTATGCTTCGTATCCTCTAAACGGTGTCAATACCAATGATGTAATTGATTTACAATCGTTGATGTTATACATAGACACATCTGGATAACCAATTCTTATTTTTGTGGCCAATTCGTTAATTTCAACAATATGGTCAAAATAAGTGTCAAGTATACTTTTAACTGTTCCGTAATCCTTAAGATTTAAAGTTCTCATCTTTTAATCTCCTTCAATATATAATTAGTAATTTCTGATGTAACAGATTCTAAAGAAGTTATTAAACCTTCTTTAGAAAGATTATCTTTTTCATAGTTTATAATCTTATCAGTATCGATTATTATTCCTTTACCTTTATCGCAACAATTTTCAAAGAAATTATTTACTGCTAATATAGCTAATTCAAATTCTTCACAATTGTTCCTCAACCAAAGTAAATCTTTTTTATCTTCAGGAATATATATCGTATTATAACAAGATTCTACTACTTTCTGTAAATACTTGTTTTTATCAGTAGAAGTATATTCTCTACTTGAATCCGATAAAACAGATATTGCTTTACTTTTTCTGAATATCACGTGTTTAAACGGAAATTTCTTATTTTGTGTTTTTAGTAAAAGCATATCTACCAATATATTTACATATTTATTTGATAACCTAGATACTGTTGTTATTTTTTCACAAAATGATGTATCAAGATCTTTATTTTTATTGTCATGAAGATTTACAAGATCAGCTATTCTAGCATAATCGTAAACCAACGACGATAAGATATATCTATCAATCAAGACAACATCACATGTATTAGATAATTCCAATAATTGGTCAAATGTATTGTATTTATTAATCATATTGTAAAATGCCATTTTTACAATATTGTTTATATCTGTGGATTCTGCTCTAGAAGCGTTCAGTAATCTATAAACTTCATTTGCGTGAGCTTCTCCAACATGTGGATATTTTAACATACCTACTTTTAACCCATGGGATTCTAACACCTGTTTAACTTTGCTAACTTGTGTTGTCTTTCCTGAAACATCCGGACCCTCAAAAATAAATACATTATTCTTTCGATTTTTTGACACTTTTATCCTCCAATAAACTATAATCAAATAAGTCCATGAAAATAACCTCCTTATTCCATACAACTTAATGTCAAATAAATAATATATAACTAAAAATTAAACTGGATCGGTTAATTCCGATCCAGTCAATTACATTTACTGAAGTGAGTTAGAATCGTCTTTAAATACAATAATCTTTTCAAAAACTTTAGCTTCTCCTGATGGAGCAATCGCTCCAGTTTTCTTTTTACTAAAGACTGTTGATTGGACTACTGTATTTTTTGTATCATGCTCTACTTCTAATGCCACTTTCAAAGGTTCCTTATCAGAAAAAGCAATAGCCTTAATCATCTTATTAGTAGATTCCTTGACTTCACTTTTGGTCGGAATATGCTTAACAGCTACGTTACTCTCTTTCCTAGGCATAAGTTTTACGCCTTCTTTGGTAACCTTGATTAAGGGCGTTTTTGGTTTAACTGATTTCTTAGGCTCGTGGCCTAATGACCCTTTGTAGCAGATTTTTTAACAGCTGGTTTTGTTGTAGCTTTAGCAGGAGCAGCTTTTTTAGCTGGTGCTGGTTTAGCAGCTGGCTTTTTAACAGTAGTTGCTTTTGTTGCTACTGTTTTCTTAGCCGGTGCTTTAGCTGCTGGTGCAGCTTTCTTAGCACTAGTTGTTTTAGCTGGTGTTGCTTTTGCTACTGGCTTTTTAGCTGGAGCACTTTTAACAGTGCTAGCTTTCTTAACAGCTGGTTTTGTTGTAGCTTTAGCAGGAGCAGCTTTCTTAGCCGGTGCTTTAGCTGCTGGTGGTGCAGCTTTCTTAGCACTAGTTGTTTTAGCTGGTGTTGCTTTTGCTACTGGCTTTTTAGCTGATTTTTCAGTTTTCACGCGTGTTGTTGCCATAGTAGTTCTCCTATAATGTAAGATTAGCTAACCAAGTTAACCTATTTCAAAAGGTTCAGATGTATCTTCTTCGTTTTCATCAAAATCTACACCTACCTCTATCTGTTCATCCGTTTCTTCACTATCATCGATTTCAATTCCTTCAGGATTTAAATCTATTGGTACTTCATCACCTGGGATATCGTCGATAGCTTCTTTTTCATTTGTTTCAACGATTTCAGCAAGTTTTTCATCCATCGCTTTTTCAGAAGTTTCTACAAAAGATGACTTATCATCTGTAACGGTATCATCTTGGTCTTCTTCAACAATGTTTGAAACTTTTATTTCTGGTTCAACTTTAGTGAATTTCTTAGGTTTATTTTTAGAAGCTTGTTTACGATATTCTTCACCAATATGGAGCTGTGAAGCTTCTAATCCTAAATCTGATCGTCGTTCAACAAATCCTTCTTCAGAAATATTATAATCTGTATAATTTTTTCCTATCATCCATATGTAGTCTGCGGCATTATGAATAATAGTATCTTTATTTATTTCAGTTTCATTTTTTGCAAATGCAATTGTAAGAACATAATCAGCAACGTCTTCTACAACAACTTCATTCTGTTCAACTCTGCTTACAAACATTTTTTCAATAAATCCATTCTTAATAGAATTAGATTTATTTCTAATAACTGAAACTAAAATTTCCACAACCTTTATAGATGGATACATTTCAACACCATCGTCATCAGACTCTTCACCATCAACGTAGAATAGACACAATCTACCGTTAGTTTTAATAACTCCGTTGATATTAAATAAAGAATCTTCAATAGGTGCAAAATAATCATTTTTCTCTTTAATAAGAGTTTCAGCACATGATGGAACACATGCAACTTTTCCTTTAATCATATCTCTAGAATTCTTAGAGTCACCAAAGAAAATTGCACCGTATGGGTATTTAACAATACTATTGTCATTATCATCTTTTACAAGATTTAATCCAGAAAGATTAATTCCAAAATCGATTGTTCCATATACATTAAATTTACATCTTTCCTTAGCATCTGGGAAAGAAAGATATTTATCAAGAATTGTTGACATTTCTGTTGTAGAAGCATCATCAATTTCTTTTTCTAATGTCCACCAATTCTGAGACATCTTATAATTTTTATCATCAGATTGTGATGTCAATTCGCTTTCTGTCAAATAACCTGTAAGTTTACCGAATTCGGTTTTTTCTTCAGAATTAAGTTTTCCAACAAAAAAGCAATACTTAGATTTAAATGTCAACCCTGACAATAAACCATCGCTTTTCAATTTATTGATCATTTCATCAGATTTACGTTTCATAGGTTTCTTTTTACCTTTAGTAAATCTTCTGGAATGATTGTTGGTAAATCCGATATTAGGTCTATCTGACTGGATAACACCATTTATCATATTCAAGTACCTCCTTAAAGTACATAAAAATTTATTTTCTTGTTAAGAATTTATCATATAAATGTGATATATGTTATAAAAAAACATGACTAATGAATAATATTTTTATTTTTGGAGGAAACACTTATGTCCAACTTAGCTATACATGTTGTAAAAGATGGAAATATAAAAACTGTTGAGTTAGAATCTCTAGCTCGTCCTAATGACCCTTTTACAATAATACTACCTGGTCAATATAGAATAACAAATAAAATTTCTAACTATATAGACACACTACTTGGAAACAGTTTAGATTTCAAAGATCTTTTTTCTAATACAGAAAATAATCAAGATAACTCATTTAGTTTTGATGTGGATTCTTTACCAGAATGTGTAACAACATACGATGCGATAAGAAAATTTATAAAAGTTTTAGTTGGTATGGATTATGTTAAAATAATAGGAGAAGATTGGTTCAAGAATTTAATAAATAAATATAATCCTGAATTTACGAAACCAGACGATTCTGTTGATGAAACTATTATAACAGATAATCAAGAAAATTTTAAATCAATAGCTTGTGAATTAGATAGAACTTTAACTTATATTCTCAAAAAATATACCGTATTAGTAAACGGTAATGAAGAAATAAAAAATGTTTTGTGTAAGCATATTACTACTGAGATTGAAGATAAACTTTTAAGTCATGTAGATGGAAAAGCTTATATAGAATATGATGATTTCCCATCTATATTAGAACTATTAAGCCAATATGATTTTAGTCTTATTGATATAGAAATAAATACTTTGTTGGAATATTTAGCAATACTTAGTCAGGTATCAGCTTATATAGATAAAAATGAAAACCAATACAGATCATTCATAACTTCAATGATAGTAAATATGCATGGAAATTATGATATAGTAAATTATACTCGAAGTATAATTAATCATTCTATATTTAAATGGGTTATTCCTGGATATCCATCTAAAGACAATTTCTCAATATGTATTTCAAATATAAGATCAAAAATTAAAACAGAGCATCTTGTAGGATCTATGTTAAATATCGAGTCTTTCGTAAGGTGTATGGATAAAATGTTAACAAATCAAAATTGTTCAAATATAGAACAAACTTTAAAACACACTTTAGCAACAATTTGTTGTTTAATAGGTATTAAAGCTGAATTAATATCTTATGAAAGAATATCATCTGGTAAATTTAGTGACGAAGTTGTTAGAAGAGATCCTCTTAGAACAACAAGGAGCTTAGACGAATGGAAAAGACAAATGAAAAACTAAATGTAAAAATTAGTTTTAAGATGAAAGATATAGTTATTCTATTTGAAATAGTATATCTATTATTTATTTCATTTATAATGACAATGTTTGCCATGCATTGTATGGGTCTACCGTATCCAAATATAAATATAAAAATCATAGCTACAACTATGAATGTGGCTATAGCATTCATAGGTATGGCAGAGGGCGCGCGCGGTATAACTAAAAGTGCAACTACTGAAGTTGGTGAATATTCGGAAGTACCTCCTTATAAAATATCTTATCTTATAAAATTATTAGTATTTTTTATATTAATAGCTATATTGTCAATACTTTTAACAGTATATTGTAATATGTATTGTAAAACTGATAATATTCCTTATTTTGCTACTTCTGAATTAATAGAATGTATTATGTCTAACTTTTTATCTTATCTATTTTGTAGATATGGTACTAAGACTATGGAAAATATAGATTTATCATCTGTACCATTTTTTAAAAAGAAATAAAAAATAAAGATACGTAGGTTTTATCCTACGTATCTTTTGTTTATCAATAATATTTATATTGTTTTTTCCATTCTTTAAATTCTTTCCATGTCATATCTTTACCTAATTTAATTTTCTTACCAAATAAAGATATTTCACATGTATTATATTTCTTATTTTTAAGCTTAATTATACCGTATATTAATCCTCCTATTATCGGTATTAGTAATATAGCTTTATTTACGTTAGTCTCTTCTTCTATTCCCATTTTTCAATCCTTTTATTTCTGTTCATATTACAAACCTCCTATTTAATATATCGATTATCTTAATTAATTAACTTTATCTATACAAGATTATCATAATTATAATATATTTCTGAAAAAGGAATTTAAATACATTCAAAATAACCTCCATCCAAAAATTTCAGGAAAATCCAAACCTGAAATTTTAGAGGTTATTTTGGTATTATAAAACAAATATTATATAAAATATATTATAAATATAATTATAATATAATATATTAACCCTTTAAAAATACCTCCAAATAATCAAATATTATTAATAAAGAATTAAAAAAGAGATTAAGAAAAAGGATTTAAAGGATAAAAAGGATTAAAGAAAAGAATGATAAAAAGATTAATAAAAGAATTAAGATTTTTTTTATTAATAATATATAATCGAAAATCGTTTTGAGATTTTTGTTTTTTAAGACCTCTTTTTAAGTACATTATAAGTACCATTTATTTAAATGTAACTATATTTAAACTTGCATTTTCATTTTTTTACTCTTTTTTCTTGTATTCATGATTTTTAGTCAATTTTTAGGTATTAGAAAAAAGAAAAATACCCCAGAACAATATACAATATATTACAATAACATTTACATTATATTTGTAAACAAGTAATTAATATATTCTATAATTCTCAATTTCAATTTTGATTCTTTTTAGGAGAATCAATTGAAATTGAATTGTAATACTTATTATAAATGTAAATAGAAATAGATTAATTAAGAGTACAAATTTAAGTTGTGTAAAGAGATAACGAATGTAAATTGTAAATATTGTATGAAATTCAAATAATAAGTTATAAAAACAATAATTATAAGTATTACAATAAACAACAATAATTTATAAAATATTACAATAAAATTACAATAATAATACATTATTGTAATATATAATCGAAATTCATTTTGAGCTTTCGATTTTTTTGGACTCTCTTCTAACTACCCTTAAAGTGTCTCTGAGTTTAATCTAAGTGGGTCTAAAGTTCACTTTTCGATTTTTGCCTTATTTTTTAGAAAAAATAATTTTTAAAAGCTTGAAATTGTCATTTTTTCTTAAATTTTCTTATTTTGTGTAAATCCTGTGGCCGAACAAGAAGAAGATGATGTACAATAAGTAGAACAGCTGCTATTTGTTGGTCCACAAGAGTCATAACATCCATCATAACAAGTACCATAACAATCGCAACCGTTGCTCCATGCACCACAACTATTTATACCTCCGCCACATCCGTCAGTACAAGCACCGGCTCCACAACCACCTTTTTTACCACAATATATTTCACAATCTTCGGCACATGAATTATAACAAGTAGAACCACATGAGTTAGAAGAGATGATAAAAATATAACTAGGCTTTAAATGCCTAGTTATCTAAAAATATGAACAGATATGCCATAGCAGGGCGTACCTACTATGGACTTACTATCTAATTATTTTTATGTCTTTGCTTTTGAAAATATATAAAAAGACAATTTAATGACTACTGAAAATGAGGAGAATCTTATGAATAATTTAGATTTTTCAAATGATATATATGAAAATGAAAGCGTAGTTGATTTAGATTTATTTTCTAATCAATATATTTCTGAGAAAAAAACAAAAGGTTTTGAATCTTGTTTTGAGTCTGAGATATATCCTACCATTTCAACTGAAGCGTATTCACCGGTTCTACCAACAACAGTTCGTATGGGTAGATTATTTAAACTTCGTTCATCTTCTCAATCATTCAATAAATCTGGTCTTTTGTTAAAGAAATTTAGAGGATTAGCATTTATTCCTATTGTAACTGATAGGGACAGTGTATCAAATGAAGTTAAACTTTGTTTTGGTGAAGAGTTATATAAACGAATGATGTTCAATTATGTTGGACAAAAGAAATTCAGGTATAAAAATGAATTAATACCTGGAAGTAAAACAATAACACATATAACAGATTTACCTGAATTAGTTAATACTATTAAACGTAATTTACCAAAATTACAAAATAATATTGCTTCTTTCTATATTAAGAATAATAAAAATACTGTTTTTGATTTCTCAGATATATTTGAGCTTAGTTATCCAACAAAGGAAATGTTAATTAGACCGAATGTTTTACCAACTTCGCCTGAATTAATATTACAAATGATTTATCAATCATATTATGGTACAAATAAAGAATTACTTACTTTGTATAAAAACTATACCACCACAACTCCTGATTTATCTAAGATGTTTGATAGTGTAATTATAAGTATTCCTATTAGTACTAAAAATATGAGAGTTGCTTCACAATATATTGATCCTAAAGCCAATATGATTCCTAATTCTATTCGTAAAGACGTTGATGACAGTATAGCTTTAGGTATAGTGAAATTTATAGTTGATATGTTGGATAACAATCCTTTTAGTGACTCAATAGTTAAACGTGTTTTATCTGAAAAAATAAAAAATGCATCTAACTTTATCTTTTTGATTCACAATGAAACACATGGTTTCTATATAGATCCTATTGAATTTAAAGAAAAAGGATTTAAATTTGACACTATGTTTAGATTAATTAGAGCTTCTATGAAAGCTATAATAGGTCTAAATAATTCAGAAATAGATGTACAAGAAGTTGATAATAGTTTCTCTGATAATGTGTCTGATGATAAAGTTGAAGAAACTGTGGATTCTAATATTTCTATAAATAATAATTTCGACGAAGCTGTTAAAAATAGCGTTTCAGAATCTGATACACAAACTGAAAAGAATGTTTCTATTTCAAAAGATACTGTTAGTACAAATAATCTTGATAAAGATAAATCAAGTTTAGATAAAATACTTTCTATTCAATATAATGCAAATAAGAAATCAGATTTATCAAATTTGAAAGCTTTTAATAATGATACAGATTCTTCTGAAGAAGATGTGTCTGAAGATTTATCGTTTGATAATATGGATGACGTTAATCTTGAAAGTTTAGATGATTATTCAGATGAATTGAATGATGCTGATAAAGAAATAAATGATACAAGAGAGTTCATCAATGAAATGAATTCTAATAATGGAGAATTTATTAAACAAAAAATAATTGAACAAGTAAAACAAGATTCTCCTAAAGATAAACTTAATCCTAAGCAACAAGCTAGATTGGATGCTTTAAGAGATAAATATAAATCTGTTAAGTTTGATGACGATAGAACATTTGAGGAAATCTTAAATGATACTTCTGCTATGCAGATAGATGTTACTAAAACAAATTTTGATACAGTAGATGATAGCTTTAATTATAGTCTATTGAAAGATATGACAAAATCATATGTAAATAAGACTATGGCTAAAGATATGATAAATGTTGTAAAATCTTTTTCAAAAGATAAGAGTATTCCTATGAATATTGTTGGTTTTGAGAAACAAGATATTTCAGACCAATTCAATGATATGGAATTGTATACTTTTAATCTTGAGGGAGAAGATAAACGTAAACATACCATCAAATTTAAATTCCCTAAAGTTGATAGTGATGGATTCATGTATTTGAATGGTAATAAAAAGGTTTTGAAGAAACAATGGATTTCTAAACCTATTACTAAAACGTCTCCTGATGAAGTATATTTATCATCTGATTATAACAAGACACATATTTTTAGAAAAGGTGCTTCGCTAAATAGAAACACATCTGCTCTATCTAAAATAATTACTGCTGTATTGAGCGAACCAGAAAAGTTTAAAGAAATATCTGTCGTTAGAGGTGATAACAGTGCCGTTAACAGTGCATTTGTTACTACTATTGAATACGACAATATTGCTAAGATTGTTCATAAGATAGAATTAAAATCTCGTAAACCAAATGTTGTTTTTTATATGAATCAACAGGAAATAAGAAATGAGATTAAATTGTTGAAGATTCCTTATGAGTTCAAGAACAATATGGTTCCTATAGGAATAGTTGGAACACACGAAGTTATAGAAGTTGATGCTATTAATTCATCCGATTCTGTGGCTGGAAAAATATTGAAATATATTAAAGATTATAATATCTTTGATGATTTTGATAAATTCATGAATTCTGTTACTGTTCCTAAACGAAAGATGCATACTCTTATTGAATTACAGAGTAAAGAAGTTCCTCTCGTTATTTTCTTATCATCATTATTTACTTTCACTAAACTTCTCGAAGCTAGTAAAGTTGATTATTTGATTCTTGAAAAAACAGATAAATTCCCAGAAGATAAAAATATCCAAGATTATGCTATGGTAAGATTTAAGGATAAAATCTTATATTATAATCAATATCCTATTGAAAATGCTTTATTGTTCAATGGTATAGCGTATATGGACGTTGATAATATCGAGTTTGCTGAACTTGATGACATTGGTGTATATTTGGATTATCTTTATAATAAATTCGGTGGACGAGCAATATATAAAGGTTGGACCGCATTTAGAGAATTATTCTTGACTCCTATAACTGTAGAAGTATTAAGAGAACTAGGACAACCAACTGAGTTTCTAGAAGTATTCTTATATGCAAACAGTTTATTGTCAGATAATAGTTATCTTCCACCTAATGATATTAGATCTTATCGTATCAGAGATTATGAAATTTTAAATGCATATTTATATAGTGCTATTTCTACTGCTTATAGAGATTATAAACAGAAAGGAAAACAAAGATTCTCGTTCTCTATACCTGAAGACGATATTGTTAAGAAGCTTAATAAATCTCTTGTTCTTGAGAATTATGATACAACTAATCCTCTTAATGAAATAAGATCGCAATCAGCGATTACCTTTAAAGGACCTCAAGGTGTTAACTCTGATAGAGCGTTTAAATTGAACAGACGTGGTCAAACTAAATCTGCGATAGGTATAGTTGGTATATCAAATCCAGAAAATAGTACAGTAGGTATTGTTAGACAATTAACATTGAACCCAAGAATAATTTCTACTCGTGGATTCTTAGATTGTCCAGAAACAGATAAAGAGATTCAAAGTTTACCATCTGGTGTTCTTATGACAGCTGAAGAAGCTGCTATTCCATATATTACGAAAGATGATCCTAAACGTATTGGATTCACTTCTTCACAAACTAAACATGTTATTCCTGCTAATAATTTTGATTTCCCTATAGTTGGAACAGGTTTTGAAAAAACTGTTCTTTCTAGAATTGGAGATGATTTCGGTTATAAGGCTAAGAAAAGCGGTGTAGTTGCTGGTGTGGATGAAGTAAATAAATTTATCGTAATTAAATATGACGATGGTACTTCTGATAGAATCGATTATGGTGATAGATTTGTAAGAAACTCTGATTTCTTCTTACCAAACAATTTGTCAGCTAATGTAAAAGTTGGTGATAGAGTTAAGAAAGGAGATATTGTCACATATAACAAAGATTTCTTTAAGAAACATATGGGACAATTGGCTTTTACCCAAGGTACAATGTCTAGAGTAGTTGTACTTGAAGGTGAGATGACAGAGGAAGACTCTTCTTGTATCTCTAAATCGCTATCTGAAAAACTTGCTCACTCTGTTATTAAACGAAAACAAATTGTTCTTGGTGCTAGATCTAACTTGGTTAAAACTGTAAAGGTTAATGATTTTGTTAGATATGGTGATCCTCTTGTTCTTTATGAAGATCAAAAAGATATAGAAGCCGATATGAGTCTTCTTGAATTGCTCGGTACAGCAGACGATACTGTATTAAATAAATTGACACGTCACAAAGGCGAAGCTAATTATACAGGTCATATAACTGATATGAAAGTTTATTGGACATGTGACCCACAAGAATTATCTGAATCTTTAAGAATATTCGTTGAGCAATATAAAAAAGAATTAGAGAAACAGATTAAGTTTGAAGAAAAAGCTACAGGTATTCCTTCTGCTAAACGAAAAGAACTTGAGGTTTCTGTTCCTACTGGTTCTGGAAATAGTATAAATGGTTCTATGATGCCAAAAGATGGTGGAGTATTAATAGAATATTACATTAAACATGATGCCAATAAACGTGGTGGAGATAAAATCACAGTTAACTCATCGTTGAAATCCGTTATTACGCAAGTAGTAGATGATGAAGTTATGGCAAAACGCGTTACAGATTATAAATTTAAAGATATAGATGTTGTATTCTCGTTGATATCTATTGATAACCGTATGGTTACATCAATTTGGCATACCGGGTATTTACAAAAACTTATCGCAGAGTATCCTAAACGATTGGCTGATGAGTTTTTGAAAACTATAGAATAAAATTAAACTAATCGTATCTCCCTCCGGATACGGGGGGGGGGGCGATTATATTTATATTATATTATATTACCGTATCAAATGGAGTATAATTATATGAGTAATACTATTACTATTAAAGATCCTAATGGAAATATTGTATGTAGTGTAGAGAATGTAGATCCTGTAAAGAGTGAAGAAAATATGGCAGCATATGCTTCTTGTTTAAAATATAAAAATCAAACTGACTATCTTTCTTCCGATAAATTCAAACAAAAGTTAATAAAAGTTGCCAATTCTATTAAAAACAGCGGAGCGACTATTTTAAATAGTGATACTATTAAAACTGTAAGAAGATCATTTTGGACTGCTTTTAAAGAAACATTTGGTGGAAAACAGATGAAAGAATCTGATATGTTTAATTCTGTTAAATGGGTTAAGGTAGAAGGTATAGACGTATGTGTAGTAACAAATGTGCAAGAAATAGGAACGTTTGCAACTAGTTCGTATAGTTATAAAGATTATTTTATCTGGTACACTAAAGATAATAAAACTTGTAAAGCTAAACGAATAGGTGGATTACAAATGAAAGGTACAAAATGGTAGTATGATTATATAAATCAGGGAGGTTTATTCCTCCCTGATTCTTTTTATCATCTCTTCTAACTCATGTGGTTCTAGTTGTTATATAGGTGCTGGATGTAAAGGTTCATGTTCTGGAGATTGTGGTAAAGGTTGTAGTATAGCTTGTTCCAACGTTTGTATAGGCT